AGGAGTTTATAACATGGCATTTTCTTTTGAAAAACTTTTACTTTTTAATCCATTTGCAAGATTCTTTCAACAAGCTAGAACAGAAGAATTTGCTAAGGAACAAGAAGAATCAAAAAATAGTCAAGGAATATCACAAGAAGAAATAGACTTGCGACATTTTGTAAACTACGACTATTTAGCACAACCAGGTTCTGCAATAACTTATATAGGAATACAATTTGAACAATACTTTGGTAGTAAAGCGGGTCGAATTCAAAAATATCGTCAAATGTCTAGATATCCTATTATTAACGATGCATTAGATAATATATGTGACGATGCTGTTATAGATAATCCAGACGGTAATATAATAAATTTAGATATACTTCAAGAAATGCCGGAACATATTGAAGTTGAAATTAGAAAAATATGGGATTATTTAATAACTTCAGTTTTTCGTTTTAATGAAAGAGGTTGGGAACTTTTTAGAAAATGGTTGGTTGAATCTGAATTATATGTTGAATTAGTACTTAATAAAGAAGGCGATAATATTATTGGTATTAAAGTACTTCCTGCATATTCAATGATTCCTATATATGAAGAAAATAAAATAAAAGCATATATGCAAATTGTAGCTCCAGGCGTAGCTGTTGGTCCTCAAGGTGTTCAAGGTGAAAATGCAGTACAAGGATCTACTGGAATGGATCATGCTAATCAAGGTAACGTAGCATATTCACACGTGGAAAATTATTCTCAAGGGGGTTTACCTAGTAGTATAATATTTGATAAAAGTCAAATAGCTTATTCTAATTATGGCGATTATGGCGATGGAATGTTAGATGTTCGTGGATTTTTAGAAAATGCTATTAGACCATTTAATCAATTAAAAAATATGGAAGATGCTCTAGTAGTTTATAGACTAGTTAGAGCTCCACAAAGAAGAGTGTGGAATATTTATACTGCTAGAATGCCTAAAGGTAAAGCAGACGAATATATTAAACAACTTGCTAATAGATATAAAAAGAAAATTATATACGATTCTGAAACCGGCGCAATGAACTCCGCTCAGAATGTTCAAGGTTTAACTGAAGACTTTTGGTTCTCAAGAGATATTAACGGAAACGGAACTACAGTAGATACTATTGGTGGCGATTCTAATTTTGGTGAAATGGATGATATAAAGTATTTTCAAGAAAATCTTTATAAAACAATGAAACTCCCAAAATCTAGATACGACGATACTCCTAACTCACAATTTGCTACTGGTAAATCAGGTGAAATTACAAGAGAAGAAATTAAATTCGCTAGATTTGTTGAAAGACTACAAAGAAGATTTAAATATATTGTTCTTGAACCTTTCATTACATTACTTAGACTTCGTGGTATTGATGAAAAATATGTTAATCTAGGATTATATAATGTTTCATTTATTAGATCTAATTTGTTTAAAGAATATAAAGAACTAGAACTACTTGACTCTAGAATTTCAATACTAGGAACTGTTAGCCAATTCATTTATAGTAAAGAAGAAAACCCAACAGGATTTTTCGCTAAAGAATTCGCACTTAGAAGATTCTTCTTAATGAATGACGATGAATATAATTGGAATAATCAATTACTACAAAAAGAAGTTGGAACTAAAGAACAAACTGAAGATGAATTTGGCGCAGGAAACGAACCTGGTGGATTTGGTGGTGAATTAGAAGCTGGTGGTATGGGTGGAGAAGAAACTCCTCCTGCTGAAGCTGGCGCTGCTCCTGAGACACCTGAAGCAACTCCAGAAGCACCGGAAGCACCTATTGAAACTCCAGAATCATATAAACTAGACGTAAATACACTAAATACTAGTATATTGAAAGAATGGAATACTGTTGATGTTAATATTCAAAAAAAATATACAAGGAGAAAGTAACATGAAATCAATTATCAAAAGAGTATTGAATAACGAATGGTCATCTTTACAAACAGATGTAGAAAAAGAAGTTGCAGATAAGATTAAAACTAAAATTGATACTGCTAAAGTTAACGTATTAGCTAAACTTAATGGTATTGATCCAGCTAAACAAACTGAAATTTTAAATGTTAGTAAATAAATATTTTTCTTAAAGATATTTATATAAATACCTTATAGAAGTTATATAAGATATTTAGGAGGAATAGATGAAACTTATACGAGAGTTTGTTGATATGGATTTAATTGAAATATTAAAGGAGGATGGTATTGATACTAATGGTAATAAAGTTAAAGTTCTTAAATTAAAAGGTCCTTTTTTAGTAGCTGATGTTAGAAATAAAAATAATAGAATTTATCCGTTACCTGTTATAGTACGTGAAGTTAAAAGATTTAATGAGGAAAGAATAGCTAAAAATCGTGCTGTTGGAACATGTGATCATGAAGATTCGCCTCAAATTAACTTAGAAAGAATATCACATATTATTGAATCTTTAGTAATGGAAAAAAATGTTGGAATGGGAGTTGCTAGAGTTATTGATACTCCGACCGGTAGAATATTAAAAACATTAGTAAACGAAGGTATTATACTCGGGATGTCTAGCAGGGGGATCGGTACACTTCAGGAAGATGGTACTGTTAATGATGATTTTTCAATGTTAAGTGTTGATGCAGTACTTGATAACTCAGCTCCCGGATGTTTCGTTGAAGGAATACTTGAAAATAAGGAATATATTATGAATGGGGATCAAATTGTTGAGGTAGCAGTACAAAATTTACAGAAAAAAGTTGATAAGAAATATGATGTTAAGTCTATGTCATCAGAGGTTTTAAGTTATATGTTAGATTTTTTAGGTGAAATAAAGGGACTAAAAAGTTAAAAAAGTTCCTATATTTTAAGTTGAAGTTATATAAATAATTACACGTTAGGAGGATTAACGATATGAGTGAGAAAATTACAGACAAGATTAAAAAGTTGTTATCTGCTGAAGATTTAAAGGTTTTTGAGGAAGCAGTTAGCAAAAAGATTGAACAGGCAGTTGCTCTTAAGGAGCAGGAATTGAAGGATAAGTACGATAAGTTAGCTGAAGAATATGTTTCAAAGAAATTAGCTGAAGAAACTGAAAAGTATAAGGCTACTTTAATTGAAGAGTATGATGGTAAGCTAAAGAATATCGAGAAGAAAGTTGTTACAAAGTTAGGAGCATTTTTGGATAATGTTATTAATGAGCAGATATCTAACGAAGCTATTGAAAAGTTAGCTATTAATGAAATTGCATTACCAGTTCTTGAAGGTATTAAGAAAGTATTTGCAACAAACTATGTAGAACTTGATACCGATGGTTCTGCACTGCTTAAGTTAGAACAGAAGAAAAATGCTGACTTGGAAAAGAAAATCGGTGATATAACAAGTAAGTTAATGGAATCTGAAGAACGTGCTCAGACAGCTGCTACTTATTTGATTATTTCTGAAAAAACTGAAGGTCTTACAAAATCACAGAAAGCTCGCGTTGTGAATATGTTTAAGACTAAGAAGTTTGATGATGTTCAAGGTAATATTGATTCTGTTGTAGATATTATCAAAGAATCAAAAGATATCCCAGTAAAAGTTGATACTAAAGGTACTATTGACGAAGTTATTACTGAAGATAAACTGCCTGAGGAAAAACCGGTTATTAAGGAAGAAAAAGAAGAATTCACGTTTGCATCAAAAGCAAATAGATTTTTAGAGGAATAAAAGACTACATCTATAGGAGGATATTAATATGAGTCTTGCATTAGTTAAGAAATGGGAAGCCGCAGAAGGCAAAATGTCCATTAAAGAAATTAAGGACAAATACGTTAAGGAAAATCTTGCTACTCTTTTAGAGAACCAGGAAAGAAAAGACTTTAACGGTGGAGAAATTTTAGAAGAAAGCTCACAGGGTGCGATGAACTACGGTACGATGGGTGGTTATACTGACGGTGCCGCAGCTTCTGACTCCTGGATCTTCCGTCCTATTGCTCTCGCACTTGTTAGACGTACTTTCCCTGACTTGTTTGCTAATAAAGTAGTAGGCGTACAAGCTATGAGCACACCAGTTGGTCTTGCTTATGCTATGAGAGTTCTTTACAACGATGGTAATGGTAACGAAGTTGCTTGGGATAAGGTGCCTGAATATGCTGGTTATTCTGGCTCAACAGTTGGTGTTTCCGCTCTTTTAAATGGAACGCATTATAATACATCAGCCGCAGACGGTTATGTTGATACATCCGCTACTGGTGCTGCTACTTCGGCTGCTGAAGGTTGGACGATTGATAATACTTGTGTTGCTGAAGAATCCGCAGTTGATGGTTGTGGTGATTGGCCTCAGCTAAGAATGAGAATCGATCAGCTTGCTATTACTGCTAAGTCCAGAAAGTTAGCAGCTAGCTTCAGTTTGGAAGCTGCTCAGGACGTAAAAGCTATGCACGGTATTGATATTGAAAGAGAAATGGTAAACTTCCTTCAGTACGAAATTACTGCTGAAATGGATAGAGAACTTATTGCTAAGATGAAGACTGCCGCAACGACAACCGCTAATGGCGGAGAGTCAATTACTGCTGTCGATCTTACTGGTTCTGGAACAGGTGTTGATGGTAGATGGTCTGGTGAAAAATATATGAACATCATCGCCGCTATTATCTATCAAGCTAACAAGATTGCCGTTACAACTCGTAGAGGTCCTGGTAACTTCGTTATCGTATCTCCTGCGATTGCTACTGCTCTTCAGGCTGCTGGACACCAGTTCGTAGCGTTTGCTTCAAATAACAAGATTAACGCTACTCAGGTTATGTCTTCAATCGGTAAGCTAAATGGTCAGCTTGATGTTTACAGAGACCAGTATGCGCGTACTGAATATGCAATGGTTGGATATAAGGGTAATGGTATTAGCGACTGTGGTATAATCTTCAGTCCTTATATCATGGGATTAACAAATAGGGCAATCGAGCCAAGTGACTTTACACCGCGTATTGGTGTAATGAGCCGCTATGCAGTTACTGATACTCTATTAGGTAGTGGAAGATATTATAGATTGGTTCCGTTCTATAATGTCAACAAGCTTATTCCGGGTGCAACTACTTCTAATCTACCTTCTGGTTTCTAATAGAAGTTAAATTTAGTAGTTAGATTTAAAAGGGTCAAGAGGATTAATTTCCTCTTGACTTTTTTATTTGGAATATGTTAGATTATTAATAGAAAGGAATTATTATGATTTGTTCAATATGTGGATATACAAATGATTCTAATAGATCATTTGCTAAACATATCAAAAAGCATAATATATCTATTAAAGAGTATTATGATAAGTTTTTGAAAACAGAAACTGATGGTATATGTATTTGTGGTAAAAAAACTAATTTTAAGAATATAGTTAAAGGATATTTTAGATATTGTTCATTAAAGTGTTCAGCTAATAGTGAAAAAACTATAAAGATTAGAAAAGAAACTACAAAGAATAGATATGGTGATGAAAATTATAGAAATGTAGAAGCTAGTAAAAATGTATGGAATTCTAAGAGCGCTGAAGAAGTTAATGATATAGTTGATAAACGTCGCCAAACTAAAGCTATTTTATATGGTAATGAAAAGTTTAATAATAGAGAAAAATCTATTGAAACTTGTAAAAATCGTTATGGTGTTAATCATTTTACAAATAGAGATTTAGCTAAAAAAACATGTTTAGAAAAATATGGTGTAGATAATCCTTTTGCGGCAGAACAAGTTAAAAATGATATAAAACAGCATTGGGAATCGTTGGGTGTAACTCATCCAATGCATTTAAAATCAATTAAAAACAAAGTAACAAAAAACAGATTATTACATTATAAAAATAATTTAATTAATTTTATAGGTGATCAATTTGAAGTTTTAGATTATTTGGGTGAAAATGATATACATTTGAAGTGTAAAGAATGTAATAAGGATTTTTGGATACAGAAGCAGTTAATATTATTTAGGTTAGAAAATAAAATAACACCGTGTTTACATTGTGTTAAATACGGAAGTATATCAAACAATGAAAATAATTTATTAAGTTATATTAAAACAATTTATAGTGGTGAAATAATTGAAAATAGTAGAAAGATTATAGAGCCATATGAATTAGATATTTATTTACCAGAACTGAAGTTAGCATTTGAGTACGATGGGTTATATTGGCATAATGAGAATTTTGTTAATAATAGTTATCATTTAAATAAAACTGAGTTGTGTGAAAAATTAGGTATACAATTAATACATATTTATGAAGATGATTGGATTTATAATAATAGTATAGTTAAGTCTAGAATTTTAAATTTATTGAATAAGGTTACTAGAAAGATATATGCTAGAGAATGTGTTGTAAAGGAAGTTAGTTCCATTGAATCAAATAATTTTTTAAAAGACAATCATTTACAAGGTATATGTAATGCTAAAATACGATTAGGATTGTGGTATGATGAAGAATTGGTTTCATTGATGACTTTTAGTGGATATAGAAAGAATTTGGGTAAAGTTAAAGAAACTAATTGTTATGAGTTATTAAGATTTTGTAGTAAATTAGAAACAGTTGTTGTTGGAGGATCGAATAAATTATTTAAACATTTTATTAACACATATAGTCCTGATAAAGTTATAAGTTATGCCGATCGTAGTTGGTCTTCATTATTAAAAAGTAATGTATATTTAAAAATGGGATTTAATTTTATTAGAAATACAGATATTAATTATTACTATATATTAAGAGATAGACGAGTTAATAGATTCAAATATAGAAAAAGTGAGTTGATTAAAGAAGGATTTGATAGTAAAAAGTCTGAAAAAACAATAATGTTAGAAAGAAAGATATATAGAATATATAATAGCGGTAATTTACTATTTGAATGGACTAAAACAGACTAAAATTATAGTTTCATTATTATATTAAAAGGGTGCTTATAATGTTTAAGCATCCTTTTTTGTTTGTATAAATATAGGTGTTAATAATACATTTAACGGAGGTATTGATATGAAAGTTATAAATGTTGCAGGATTTGATGTTAAAATTGAAAAGAATGGTAATGTTTATATGGTATTAAATGACGGAAAGTTACATTATTTACCAGATGAGTGTTTGTATGACGATAATTTTCAAGGGTTGTTAAGGGTAGTAATTCCACCCGTAAATGCACAAAAAGTTATAAATAGTAATGAGATAGTATCAAATAAAACTATTGATTTCGCGGAGCCTGTAGTTAAGGAAATAAGAGAAATTGAATTGCAATCATTAGAGGAAAATGAAAAAAAGGTTTTAAAAGGTGTGAAATTAAAGAAAGAAACTAGAATAAAATTACATAGAACTAAAAATACATCATCTAAAAAAGAAGTAATTAAAGAAACTCTAGTAGAGGAATTAAATAATGGCAATAGTAACTAATATAACTTCATTAACAGATATGAAGAATTATGTACTAAGAAAGTTAGGATATCCTGTTAATAATATTGAAATTTCAGACGAACAACTTGAAGACGCTATACACGACTCAGTACAAGATATTCAAAGATACTTATATGATGAAGGTTCTTACCTAGATTATTTCTTATTTCAAACAACATCAGGCGTTAGTGAATATCCTTTATCTGCTGGTATATACGATTATACTACAAGTGCTAGATTAGAAAACGTGCAACAAGTCTGGGATTTCTCTGTAGCTTTTGGTATGGATGGTATTAATACAATGTTTAGTCCAACACATATACTACTTTATAATCAATATGTGGAACAAGGTAGTTATCCTGGTGGTCCTGCATATGGATCCCCAAACTCACTAGTATTAACTGATTATCAGTCTTCAATGATGTATTTAGATATGGTTGAAGAAATGTTTGGTAAAGGTTATACTATAAACTATATACCAGCAACAGATACATTAAGAGTAACTCCTACACCAAATATGGCGCTAGTAGGAGTACTGATATTTTATAGAAAAGCATATGCAACACAACTTTATAATAATCCATTACTAAAAAAATTAGCTGTTGCTAGGGCTGGTATACGGTGGTCCAGAAATCTTTCAAAATATGAAGGAGCTTTACCAGACGGATTGACTGTTAATGGGAGAGCTATGTTAGAAGATTATAAAGAAGAAGAAAAAGAAGTTTTGCAAAGAATGGAAGAAGAAAGCGAGCCTCCATCATTCATAGTAGCCTAATAAAGGAGAAAATAATATGACTGTATCGAAGTATTTAAGTGAGAGTTTATATATAGAGGAAGATTTATTTATAGAGTCTTTTTTATCTAATTTAGTTGATAAGTTCAAGCCGATTATTCCTAAGACTGCGGATTTGGCGATGAAGTGGTTTAGGGAGTTTTTAGTTAGTTCGTCATTAAAGGATATCCAGGAGATTAAGGTTCAGTTAGATAGTTTAAAGAATAAGAAGGTTGATGAGTCTATATTTAGTAAGGGGAAGGTAGGAACGTTTTTGTTTATATTATTAACTTTGTTTCCAAATGCGGTTAAGGCCAGTGAGTTTATTAGTCAGGTTGAAAATATGAAGCAAGAGGTAGTTGATGATAAGAAGGTAAATGATTTAATGAATAAGTATGGAGAATTAGTTAATATAGAGGATATGAAGACGGCTATTCAGCAATTTGGAACAGAACAGCAAACTAGAACATTGGATGATAAAGGAACACTTAAACAAATTCAAAATAAATTTAAGAGTTTGCCAGGGTCGACTACACAAGATAGAAAAAATAGAAGTAGTGAAATGGAAAAAATGATTGGAGGAATTTAATGTCATTTAAAGAATATTTAAAAGAAGTTAATGATGTAAAAATTAGCGGAGTAACTATTAATTGGTTAAAAAATTGGCAGTGGAATAAGCATGTAGAGTTTCCATCAGATGATATAATTGAAGAATTGAAGGTATATGCACCTAAGAAGAATATACTGGAATTATATAGATATATAGATTTTGATGATATTGCAAACGAAAAATCAAAAAAATTAAGATCATATACTAAAAATAAGGATATGGTTTTAAATTTTATTGAATTTGAAGATCCTATGCGCGGATATATAGAAGTATGGTATGGCGTTCCAGCTGATAAGATATTAATTGATTTATCTTTATTACCAAGTAAGTATTTAAAGATGATAGATCATGCTGAAATGAATGAAGTTATTGTAATTGGATATTAAAATAAGATTTAATAAAAGGAGCTAAATAATGTCATATAAAGAATATTTAAAGGAAAGGTTTGATAAGTTTCAGCCAAGTCAAAACAGTGCAGAAGATTATATAGATTATTTAGAAGGCACGTTAATACCGGATTTACGTGAGTCTGGTAATGATGCAACGGCTGATGATTTTGAAAAAGTTATAGAAATGTTAAAATACGATGAAAGAGATAAAAGGTTTGTATATAAAGGAAGATTTATTTACGCAGAATTTGTAGATTATTTAAAAGATACGTTAATACCGGATTTACGTGATTCTGGTATGGAGGCAACTGCTGAAGATTTTGAAGAAGGATTATATTGGTTAGAACAAGGAGATAAATAATGTCATTTATACAGTTTTTAAGAGAACAAGAAGAAGACCAAGAAGATAAAGTAATGGGTGGAATCATTGAGTTTTTTTCAACCCATGAAAAGCCATCAGACAAAGACGTACACGCACTGGCGGAACAACTTGGTATAGACGAACACAAATTTGAAGAAAAAATATACGAACTGATTAGTAGCTTTCTAAATGCAGGTAAATTTAAAGAAAATCCAGTCGATCCTGATCCTAAAGAACTTGAAATGGGAATTAAAGTAGAAATGGAACATACGAAATCTCCTGCCTTAAGTAAACGCATAAGTCTTGATCACCTTGCAGAAATTAAAGACTATTATACAAGACTTGCTAAAATGGAAAAAGAAGCAGGAATTAAGGAATAATGCAAAATTTTTATTATCCGAGGACGTGTAAAGGTATAATAGTAGCACTGACTGATATGTTTGATAATATGGTCGTTTATAAGTACGCTACAGATACTATGTCTGCCGGATATGGTACATCAGCTCAAGTTATATCTATACCAATACTTTTTGGACCGAACGAAAAAGAATATTTACAAAGAATTGAAGATCATGAGTATATTGCAAGCGGAACTGATGCTACTGGATATAAATCTGTAGAATCTGTTGGTCAAAGATATTATTTATATTTACCTAGAATGTCTTTAATTTTAAATGGTATTGCTTATGATGCAGAAAGAGCATATGGAGCTAATGAGTGGAGATCTTGGTTTCAAGAGACACTAGAATTAAGTGGATCTGATGTAGATGAAATATTGCGTGATTATGCTCCAGCTCCTTATAATTATAATTTTACTTTGAGTATAATGACCGATTCAATGGATTATTTTGCGCAGATTATAGAGAATATTTTGCCATATTTTAATCCTAAGTTATATTTAAGAGTTAAGGAGTTTTCATTTTTGAATATAGAAAGGGATTTACCAGTTTCAATTAATGGTGTTAATCCTGAGTTTATAAGTCCTGAGATAAGTGATACAGAACGTAGATATGTAAATGGGACTATAGATTTAACTGTTGAGGGATGGCAGTACAGACCGTTTGAGTATGGTAAGATTATTAAGAGTATACATAGTAAGTATTTTGTAGTTGATGCTAGTAATGATTATGGTATATCGGCGTTGTCAGCGGATGATGAACCATCAAAGATATATGTTATTTCAGCTGATTCTTTTGATACTTCAGGTGCGTTTATGAATTCTGCCGGTGGTGTTGATACAAGTGCTATAAGTGCAATGGTACCTTATTCTTACAGTGGTACATATGAGGATAACGTAAAAGATCTATATTACTTTACTAGTGCGACTATTATAGGATAAAAGGAGTTTATTTATGGAAGGATTTGAAGGATTGACTTCTGCTTTTAATATGAATACTGAATTAATTGAAGTGGAAACTGATCATAAAATAAAATTAATTGAAGCCGAAATGCAAATCATTGAAGCTAAAAAACAAGACTTGGTTAATCGTGTAGCAGTTCATCAAGTTCCTATAATGTTTCAAGATCAAAGTTATCTTCAAGAGGAACTTAAATCACTTATACTACAAACTAGAACTACTCTAAATAAAGTTGAACAAGATATTAAAATTGGTGCTGAACCTAGAAAAATTGAAGTATATGCTAAACTTGTTGAATCCATAGGTAAACAATATACTTCTTTAATTGAACTAAATAAAGCCATATTTGAAGCCCAAGTAGCAACTAACCAAGTAGATATAAATAACATAGGCAATAATAAAATAGCTTTGACTTCAGACCAATTGCTAGATATGATTAATAAAGCTAGTTCTAATAGTCAAATGAAAGATATTGACGCACATTTTGAAATTAAGGAATAATATAATTTGAATGATTTGGTACTGTGAAAATCCTAACTGCGACTACTCTACTAATAACCGTAATAAAATCAATTGGCACCATATTAAACCTAAAGAATTAAATGGATCCAATAGATCCTTTAACCGTGTTTTTCTTTGCCCTAACTGCCATAGTAATGTTTATATACCAGAATCAACTACTGGTAATCACGCTATCAAAACAGAAAACTCTATAATTATACTAGAAATACTTAACTCCACTACAGGTAAAATTTTGAAAACTATAGATACTAAAGGAAATGAGATCTATAGCAAAATGAAAAATAATTAAGGAGTAATATTGAAAAATGAGTCACGAATATTTATCACAAGAACAAGCAGAAAAAATATTAAAGAATAATTTTTCTAATTGGATATTTAAACCATTTATTTATCAGGGTTATAGAAAAACTAGAGTTGATTATATATGTGAAAATGGCCATGAAGGAAATGCTAATTTTGCAAATTTACAACAAAATAAAGGTTGTATGAAATGTCGTATAATTAAAAACGCAAATCGATGTAGAAAATCATATGAAAATGCAATAAAACAATTATATAAAAAAAGACCTAATTGGATATTTGATCCATTTGAATATAAAAATGTACAAACTAGAATTTATTATACTTGTGATAAAGGTCATAAACATCACGCTACTTTTTTAAATATTATAAAAGGTAGAGGTTGTCCGTTTTGTAGTAAATATAAAATTCGTAGAAATCAAGAGCAAGCCGAATTGTATGTTCAATCATTAAGACCTACATGGATATTTGATCCTTTTATTTATAAAGGGGCTTTTACTAGAGTCTATTATACATGTGAAAAAGGTCATAAACATAGTGCTACGATTAATAATTTAGGGAGATATGGATGTCCATATTGTAATGAATCTATTGGTGAAAGAATAATTGAAACTATATTAAAGGATAAATCAATAAAATATATTAGACAATATAGATTTGAAAATTGTTGTAGTAAACGAAAACTTCCTTTTGATTTTTATTTACCTGATTATAATACTTGTATAGAATATGACGGCGAATTACATTTTAAATGTGTTAAATATTTTGGTGGAATAAAAGCATTTAGAAAAACTAAAATGAGAGATAAAATAAAAACTAATTATTGTAAAAATAATAATATTAAATTAGTTAGAATAAATTATAAACAACGAAATAATATATCTAATATATTAAATAATATATTATAAGGAATAATTGATATGTTTGAAGGAAATAAATCATTAAGAAAAGCTGGTGAAAAAATTAATTATACTCAAGATATGGTTAATGAAATAGTTAAATGTAAATCTGATATAATTTATTTTGCAGAAAAATATTATACTATTGTAACTATTGACGGTGGTAAACAAAATATTGCATTGTGGAATTGGCAGAAAAAAGTATTGAAAGCTTATATGAATCCTCCTAATAATAAAAAGAATATTATTTTGAAGATTGCTAGACAGAGTGGAAAATGTGTTTATATAGACAGTATTGTAAGAATTAGAAATAAGAGAAATGATGAAATTAAAGAAATTAAAATAGGAGATTTTTATAAAATACCAAATCATAAAAAAATAAAACCAATTGATAATAAGTTTATTGAATCTTTTGAAGTTGAAGAATGGGAAGTTGAGACAAATTCAGGTTGGAAAGATATAACTCATATTCATAAAACTATTAAATTTGATATCTGGGAAGTAATTACAGAAAAATGTAGTTTAAAATGTGCTGATGATCATATAGTAATGATTAATGATTTTAAGCAAAAGTTTGTTAAAGATTTAATTGTTGGGGTTGATAAAGTTATTACTAAAAATGGATTGGAAAAAGTAACATTAGTTCAAAAGTTAGATATAGAACCACAAGAAATGTATGATATAACCGTAAAATCAGATACTCATACACTATATACAAATAATATATTATCTCATAATACTACAATCACAACTATATTTTTATTATGGTATGTTTTATTTAATAAAGATAAGACAGCAGCTATAATGGCAAACAAAGAAGCTTTATCAATAGAAATATTAGATAGAATTAAAATAGCATTAAAATTTATTCCAGTATGGTTACAACAAGGTATAGTTGATTGGAATAAAAAATCAGTAGTGTTAGAAAATGGTAGTCGTATTATAGCAGCTGCAACATCAAGCCAATCATTAACAGGGTTTACAATTAATTTACTTTATTTAGATGAATTTGCAAAAGTGCCTCAACATATTGCGGATGATTTTATTGCGTCGACTTATCCAGTTATTACTTCTGGTAAAACATCGATGATCATTATGGTATCCACGCCTTTTGGCATGAACCATTTTTATAAATTTTGGATGGATGCAACTAGAAAGGATAGTAATACAAATAGTTTTTATCCTATAAGTGTAGGATGGTGGGAAGTGCCAGGTCGTGATGAAAATTTTAAAAAGGCTGTTATTAAAGATATTGGTAGAGTAAAATGGCAACAGGAATATGGAACTCAATTTTTAGGTTCATCATCAACATTAATTGACCCTGATATTTTAGAAAGAATAGTATATAAAAATCCAGTAGCAACTAAATGGACTGGTTTATTATTGATATATGAACAGCCTCAAAACGGAATTACTTACGTTTTAGGGGTGGATTCTGGTAAAGGTACAGGTAGAGATTATTCGGTTATTCAGGTATTGAAAATTATTAACGAGTATAATATTGAACAAGTAGCATTATATAGAAATAATTTTGTTCGACCACATGACTTCTCTCAGGTAGTTGTATCAATAGCTCAATTTTTTAATAATGCTTATATAATGATTGAGAATAATGATATAGGTCAATCTGTATGTGATAATGTATGGTATGAATTGGAATATGAAAATTTAGTGAATGTTGATATGAAAGGATTGGGAATTAGAAGTACTAAATCATCAAAAAGAAATGCTAATGCTCTTTTAAAAGAATACGTAGAAAAACATTGGTTAAATATATGTGATGAACGCACTGTTTATGAATTAAGCAGATATGAAGAAGTAAAGCCGAACGTATTTGCTGCTGGGAAACACGAGCACGACGATTGTTTTAAAGAGGATACATTAATTAAAACCAAAAGAGGATATGTTTCAATTAAAGAAGTAAAAATCGGTGATGAAGTATTAACGCATAAAGGTAGATGGAAAAAAGTAACTAATTTAATTAAAAAACAATTTAATGGAGATTGGTACGATATTAAATTTAAGGGATTGCTTAACTTATCAACTAGTTATAATCATCCAATTTATACAGATGAAAGAAGTTGGGTTATAGCTCAAGATTGGAAAACTCAATCATGTATTTCTGTTAAAATGCCATTAGAAAAAAATAAAAATAAAGTTTTAAAGTTTGATGATTATGTTGAAGTTAAAAAAATGGGGTATAATATTAATAAATTTGATTTGGTTATGGATTTTAATTTTGCTAAATTTTTAGGATTATTTTTAGCAGAGGGTTGTTGTGATAGAGTTAAAAGTCATCATTATACGATGTCTATGGCATTTCATATTAAAGAAGTTTATCTTATTAATGAAATGTCAGAATATTTAAAAACTATAGGAATTAAATCACATATTTATTATCCAAAAGGAAAAAAAGGATGTTGTTTAACGTTTTCAAGTAAATTTTTATATACTGTTTTAAGTAAATGTTATGATAAAAATCGTTTTAAAGTTTTACCAGAATATGCTTTTGATTTAGGTGAAGATTTAAAATACGTTTTAGAGTATTGGCTTAAAGGAGATGGTTGGCATAGTAATGTTAAAAATAAGAATGATCATACTATAGGTGCGTCTATTAGTAAAAAATTAGCTTTAGATATGAGAGATATAGCAATTTCTTTGGGTAAAAAAGCTAATATTCAAAAAGTAACTAAAAGAAAAAAAGGCGAAAAAGACCAGTATCATGTGACAGTATATAATGATTATAATAAAAATTGTAATAGTCATAGTGTTATACCAATTTCAAATTTTGAAACACTTCATAAATTATCATATAAAAAAGAAAAACCTTTAATACAAAAAAGTCATTTTGAAGGTACTGTTTATAATATAAGTGTAGAGGAAGACGAAAGTTTTGTATGTGAAGGTATAGTTGTTCATAATTGTGTAACTTCTTTATTATGGTCATTATTTTTTATTAAAACTGAAGAATATGATAGTGGAAACGAAGGTAATAAAACAATAACAGATGAGTATAATGTAGATAAAGGTAATTGGGATGAAAAGGATGTAGAAGTTAAGGATGATAAGAAGGATATAGATGGATCTGACGGAAAGGGGGATCCTAATTGGCAGCCTTCAGCAATTTTTGTATGATTTTTTTATAAATACAGTTAAGAAGTAATATAAATAATGAGGTATGGAGATTAAAGTAATATGAGAACTTCTAGAAAGACTAATGCTGGGTTAGCTATATCTTCTAAGCCAGTGGAATTGATTTCTATTAAAGACGTTGAAGTTCAAGAAAATAAAGAAGTTATTGAAGATCCTAAAGTTATACCTATTATTGACGTTAATAAGAAAAGAAGTAAACGAAATAAGTTTTATGAAGATTAATAGAAAATTAATACTTGGAGGAAATAATGGCAAGAGTATTTAAAGCTCCTGGAATAAAAAGAGACGAAATTGATTTATCTGAAATATTGATTCCAACTGGCACATCTAATGGTGGTATTGTACTTCGCGCTAAAAGAGGTCCTGTAAATAGACCTGTTTATATTTCTAATGATAAAGAATTTGTAGAAACATTTGGAGAGCCAATTTATACTTCAGGAACAGATAATACAACAACGAATGGAAAACTAATACCTGAATATGGTTATGGTGCTTATGCTGCTTTGGAATTTTTAAAAGAATCAAGTTCCCTTTATGTGGTTAGAGATTATACTACAACTGCTGATACATATGCGTTTGCAAGTTTTGATAGTAGTTTAAATTATACTATTCAAAGCGCTGGTGTTTCTGGTGATAAATTTGAAAGAGGAAATAGATTAGATACATCTGAATATATTAGTATAATTGATGAATATGCTGGTGTTGGTGGATCTGGAGCAAGTAAAGTTATTGTTTCTTATGTTGGTCCTGGTGTAGATGGTAATAGCATTGCTGTTACTATTGAACCATTTAGTCTTTCTGCTGATTGGAAATTTGCATATGATAATTATCCTTCTTCAGCTCATGCGGCTTCTGCTGCTTCATTAGAAAATGCTGAAATTGAAAGATGGTATCCAATAGCAAGTCAAGTATTTAAATTGAATGTGTATACAAAATCTACTGATAAAAACTGGGAAGACTATTTTAAAACCGAAGCTGAAAGAACTGCTAAAACACTTTATATTTCTCCAACAGAATCATTTTATGGTTCGATTGACGAAGATCTTAAAGACGGTAATAATAATGATCTCTTTATTGAGAATATTGTCAACGGAGTTTCAAAATACATTTATATAAAGAAAGGTGTTACATTAGCAGTTAATCATTTTGATTATGTTAATAGTGTAAGTGATGTTTCAGCGTTACCTGATGCAGAAGATACTAACGGCGATACTTATGTTAAATACGATATGACAACAGCCGGTTCTTCAACTAATAGACTAGCTATTCTATCAGGTGGAGCAAGCAGCCAGAGTAACGGCCTTACTGATACTGCCGGTTGGACAATTTTTGAAGATAGAGAAAACGCAAATGTTAATATCTTAATTGGTACATCATATAGCACAACAGTAAAACAAGAAATTGCCAGAATCGCATCAGTTCGTGCAGACTGTATTGCTGTGGTTCCTGCAGGTCAATTAAACCATGATACTGTAGCTGATGTTAAAGCTACTGAAGAATATGGTTATAGAAGTCCTTCATATGTTGCTATCTATGCGGGATTTTCAAAAGTATATGATAAGTACAATGACAAATATCTATATATACCTAATTCAATTTTTGGTGCGGCTTTAATGGCAAGAGTTGATAATGTTGCTAATCCTTGGGATGCTCCTGCCGGTACTAATAGAGGAGTTTTACCTGTAGTAGATCAAAGAAAAATTTGGACAGAAACGGAAATAGGGGATCTATACGAATACAATATTAATGTACCGAAACTTACTAGAGGTTATGGACATGTCATGTGGGGAAACCGTACCTCCCAGTTGAAAAAGTCAGCACTTGATAGAATTAACGTGAGAAGAGGTTTACTATATATTGAGAATAATGTTGAGATCGCATTACTACCATTTTTATTTGAAAACAATACAGCTAGAACAAGATTACGTGTGTTTAGTGTGGTTGACTCATTTTTAGCATCAGTACAAGCGGCTGGTGGATTAACTTCATATAAAGTGATCTGTGACGAGACTAATAATAGTAGTACTGTTATAGATTCTAATCAATTAAATGTAGATCTGTACGTGGCCAACGCACGCACGATAGAGTATATAAAATTGACTACTGTAGTAACACGTACCGGTATTTCATTTGATGAAGTTCAATTAACATCAGTGTAATATAAAGTTTGGGACAGCGTAGGCATACGTTTCCTGAAAACCCTAAATGAAGTAGGGATTACCAAACTTTATAAACCTATTTAGGGAGGTTATATGTATTGTTATATATGTGATAAAGAAATTAATTATCATAAAGCAGTATTCCCACAGTTACATATTGTTAAGCATCATCATATAACTCCAAAAGAGTATTATGATTTATATTTACGTAAAGAAAATGAGGGTGTATGTTTGATGTGTGGAAAAGAAACCGAGTTTTTGGGTATTGGTATAACTAAAGGATATAGAAAATGTTGTAGTTCTATTTGTTCGAATAATTATATTGGAAAGAAAATTAAAACTAAAAAAACATTATTAGAAGTATATGGTGATGAAAAATATGTTAATGTTGATTTAATGAAAAAAACTAATATTAAAAAGTATGGAACTGAATGTACATTACATACTGATAATAATAATGAAAAGATGAAAATTTTAAGAAATGCGCAAAGATTTGATAGATTAAGTGAGAAATTAAAAAAATATAATATAAGTGTTGTTAATGTAGAAAACGTGCAATTTTATATTTTAAAATGTAATAATTGTAATAATGAATTTAAAATTGGTAAAGATTTATTTTATAATAGAATAATTAATAATTATCCTGTTTGTTTAATATGTTATCCCTTGAAACGATCATCTGGCATAGAAGAAGAATTTAGTAAATATATTCAAGAGTTATATTTTGGTGAAATTATTAGAAATAGTAGAAAAATTATTGTTGGTAAAGAAATTGATATTTATATTCCAGAATTAAAGTTGGCGTTTGAGTTTAATGGGATATATTGGCATTCTATTTTAAATAAACATAAAAATTATCATAAAAATAAGACTGAGATGTGTGAGAAGTTAGGTATACATTTGATACATATATACGAAGACGATTGGGCTAATAAACAGAATATTATTAAAAATGAAATTAAAAAATTATTGAAATTGTTTGATAATGTGGAATTTAGTAAAGATGATATAGTTAAAGAAGTTAATAATGAAGAAGCGACTATATTTTTAAAAGAGAATAGTTTATATGAAAATGTTTGTGGTAATGTAAATATTGGTTATTTTCATTGTAATCAGTTAGTTGCAATTATGATATTTAATAAATTAATTAATAATAAGTATAAGTTATTAAGATGTTGTAATAAGTTAGTTATGAAAAATTATGAGATTGAAAAGAAAATGTTAGATTATTTTAAAAATAAGTATAATCCAAATAATATAAATGTGTTAGTTGATAGATCTTGGATTTGTAATGAAATTAACTCATTATATAATGTTTTAGGATTTACTTTTGTTTCTAAGACTAAACCGAATCGTTTTTATATAAATACTAATGATATTAGAGAAATAGATAAAAATTCAATTATGAACGATCCCAGTAAGTATATATACGATTCTGGCAATTTAAAATATAGATATGAAGTAGATTTAAATAAGGAGATAAAAAATGTCTAATCTAACGATCGAAGGCAGAGCTCGTAAGCTTCCGGATATTCAGCGTACATGGCTTTGGGAGCTTGTAATTCCAAGTATAACGGATGTAACTGGTGGAGTAATTCAGAATGTAGAGGATTTGATAGTACGTTGTAGAACAGCTGTTATTCCCGCTAGAGGTACTGAAGGAATTCAAAGCAGTTTTATGGGAATGACACAATGGTTTCCTAGCAAACCTACATTTACACAAACGTTTGATGTAACGATAGAGGAAACTGAAGATCAAATAGTTCATAAGGCATTAACGGCTTGGTCAGATATACTTTTTAATACGGATCCAACGGCTGCTAATGGTGGTTCGTCAACAAGACCTTTAAAGAGGGATATGGCGAAGGATATATATTTGGTTATGTATACGTATGATCAAAGAGAAATGAAAAAGAAAATTAGATTTTATAATGCGTATCCTGAGAATGTTGGCGATGTAACATTAGATTATACTGATAATGCATCAGTTAAATTCGGGTGCGTTTTTCGTTATGATTTCTGGCGTTTAGTTTAATATTATCTTCAAAAAAATACTTCTATAAATACTGTAGAGGATTTAGGTCCTCTACAGTTTTCTACATAAAACAAAGTCAGGTAAAAGATGCCAAAAGGGATTAACGCGCTGGAGTTAAGAAAATTTTTTAGATCACCTGAAACTACGTTTGGGAAGTCTATACAGAGGAATTGGCAGTTTTCGGCGATGTTTATATTTAATCCGTTAATGGGATTAAGTAGATTAGATGTAGCGCCGGAGATTCAGCCGTTTCATATATTAGATATAACGATACCGACATATGAGTTTGAGAAGGTAGTGATGATGTATGGACAGGTACCAAAGAGTATGCCTGTATTAAAGTTTGAGGGTTTTAATATAGATATAGTTATGGAAGAGGATGAAAAGGCTTCTGTAGAGTATTTTATTAATTGGAATCAAAGAAATATTATTAATAAGGATGGTTTATATAATGCACCGGATGATGCTAAGATAAGTGCGTTGATTGTAGAGATACAGGATAAGACAGGAGATCCAGTTATATATTATATTTTTCATGATTTATATTATTTAGCAGCTACACCGGCGGCTTATTCATATCAAACTAGTGAAAGTATTAAAAGAACAGTAACATTTGGAGTTGATAGAGTTACTGAATATTTTACTAAGCAGAATTTAATATATAAGACGAGTAGTTTATTTAGTTCAATAAGAAAACGTTGATTTTGAAAAAGTATTAAAATTGATAAAGTATAGTAATTTTCTTTAATATAAATAAAAATATATGAAAGTACAACGAACCGAAAGACATATAATTGTTAAAAATAAATCCTTTGATGAAATTACGTTTTTATCAAAGAACCTATATAATTATTGTAATTATATTCTTCGTCATGTTTATTTTAATAAATTTGATGAAATACCCGAATATAAACATCTTATTAAATCCTTCAAAATTAAAGATAAAGAATTCTTTAATATTGATCAATATGATCTAATATCAGAACTAACGAAAAATAATCAAGTAGATTATAGAAAATTACCATCACAAGTAGCTCAACAGATAATTTTGTTATTGTATAAAAATTGGAAAGTGTTTTATAAATCTTTAAAAGTATTAAGTAAATTAAATGGTAAACCTAAAATGCCTAATTATAAAGATAAAGGAGGTAGAAATGTTGTAATCTTTACGAATCAACAGTGTCGTTTAAAGTCAGATGGGATGATATATTTTCCTAAAAGCACCAATATTCAGCCGTTGAGTACGAAAGTTAAATCGTTTAATCAGGTTAGGATAGTACCTCAAGCAACGTGTTATGTTGTAGAAGTAGTATATGAGAAAGAGATCGAAGTTTGTAAGGATTTAAATGATTTATTATATTTAGGAATTGATTTGGGTGTAGATAATTTGGCTACATGTGTAGATAATATAGGCAATAAACCTTTTATTATAAATGGCAAGATTATTAAATCTATAAATCAATTTTTTAATAAACAGAAATCTGTTCTTCAGTCTTATATTGGTAATAAAGGAACATCTAATAGAATTAATTCTTTAACGCACAAGAGGAATAATAAAGTTCAAGATTATCTTCATAAGACAAGTAGATACATAATTAATTATTGTATTAATAATAAGATTAAAACAATAGTTATAGGTCATAATAATGATTGGAAAAATGAAGTAAATATGTCTAAAAGGAATAATCAGAATTTTGTTTATATTCCATTTGCAACATTAATACAGCAAATCCAATATAAAGCAGAAGAAGTTGGAATCTCTGTAATTGAAATGAACGAATCTTATACCTCTAAATGTGATTCTTTGGCTTTAGAAGAAATTAAAAAACACGAATTTTATATTGGTAAAAGAATAAAAAGGGGTTTATTTCAATCATCTATTGGTAAATTAATTAATGCTGATGTAAACGGTGCTTTAAATATTTTAAGAAAAGTAATCCAAGATGGTTTTGTAAAAGACCTATTGGATAAAGGTAATGTGTTTTTGCCAAATAGGATTAATCCTATTAAAGTTACCTAATAATTTTAACAATTTTTTAATGGAGAACATAACATGAAAATGGAAGATGTGAAAGATGGTGAATTGAAATCGTTAGAAAGTAAGCCAGTTAGAGAAACTCGTGATGTACAGAGTGATGAGCAATTAGTTGGAATGGTACAAGCAATGAAACAAAAAGCACCATTGCAACAAGAAGCTATTGGTGAAAATTCAAATTATTGGGAAATTACAGGATTGCCTTCAAAAATGAGGTTTTATGATCCTGTTATGAAGATTTTAGGAAGGCCATTAAAGGTTCCGGAAGTTAAGAAAATATCTTCTATGAATGAAGATAATGGTGATTTTGTTTTAAATGATATTGTTAGGAAGGCTACAAAGAACATTAATTGTGATGAATTATATGTTGCAGATAAACTTTTTATTATTTTTTGGTTAAGAGCAAATACATATAGAGATAGTGGTTTTATAGTCAATTATACTTGTATGAATAAAGAATGTGGTAAAAAGATAACGCATCATTTTGAAGTTGATGATTTAGATGTGACGTATATTTCTGATAGTTTTGATCCTAATAAGGAGTTTACATTGCTTAGTGGGATTAAAATAAAATATGATTATTTAAGAGTTAAGGATGAAATTTTTATTGAGAAGTTTAGGGAGATTAATTCTGAAGCTATTGGTGAAGTTGATAGTGAGTTGTTATCAATGGCTCAAATGATTAAAACTATTAATGGAGTTGAAAAGACTTTATTGCAAAAGTATCATTGGATGATTGAAGCTGATCCTAATGATTTTGCATATTTAAAAAGTTATATAGAAAAGAATGGTATGGGAATAAAGCCTTATATTAATGTGAAGTGCGAGCATTGTGGAGGAACAACCCCAGTGGGGATATCCTTTCGCGCAGACTTCTTTATTCCCGATTATAAGTTTGAATGATATACTTGAAATACAATTTCAATTGACTTATAATTTACATATATCTTTTAGTGATTTTGATGATATGGAGTTTTATGAATTGATTTGGCTTTATGAAAGAGTTGCTGATGAAAAGCATAAGGAAAATGAAGCAGAAAATAGTAATAGGAGAGGAATACCAATATCAAAAATGTTAGAGAGTGGAAGAATACCAAATGGTTGAAAAACAAGATAAAGGAAACGATTTTTTAACTCATAGTTTTTTGAGAAATACTGCATTTGCTAAGCAAGAAAACGTTAGCGCGCAAAACCGTAATTTAGGTATTTTTTCAACTAAAGGTATTAAAGAACTGTTTAATATAACAAAAGAACTTAGAAATATTAATAAAAATTTATTAACTCAAAAAGCATCTGCCAATAAAAAAGACTTTGTTCGCCGTGAAGATACTAACTTGAAACTTATTAAAGAAGTAGACGATCTTGAAGAACTAATGAAAGAAAATAATAAGTTGCAAAAAAAGAAATCTAGCGGACTATTAGGAATGATTGGTAATATAGCTAAAATGGGACTTGTTGGTGGATTAGTTGGATATTTATTATTTGGTGATAATAAGTATATTAAAGCTGCGCGTGATATGTTTAAAACAGTTGGTGGTTTTATATGGGATGGTTTAAAATGGGTCGGTAAAAAGATTAAAGATTGGTGGGATGATGGTGGAGATAAATTTACACTTGGAATAATGAATAGTATTAAGGATGGATTAATTACAGGTATTAAAGGAATATGGGAATGGGCTAAAAATAATCCAGAATTAGCTATAGGTGGTGGATTAATAGGGGCATTACTTACTGGTAATATTGGTGGGTTAGCTAAATTAGCTACTTCATTAGCTACATTATCGTTTGATGTTATGGGTCAAATGGTAAAACATCCAGGATTTGCTTTGGTATTAGCATCAACAGCAGCTATTGTTTATGATATAATTAAAGCCAAAGAAGTTGCTGATATAGTTAAACAAACAAAAGAAAAAGAAAAAAGTCAGTATGCGGATAGAACAACTTCATGGAAAGATAGAGCTGTAGCACAAAATTGGAAAATAGAAGATAAACAAAGACTATATGAAATTTTAGGGCAAGAAACAAATTTACAAAATGCTTTATATGGTACAACTCAGGGAAGTTTTTCTAAAAGAGGATCTAGAGTTAAAAAAGTTGGCGAACAAATGGGATTATTTGATCCTGGTCGTCGTCCTGATGTAGCTCTTCAATTTGCACCTACTGGTAAATGGACAGACGAATCAAGAACGCAAGCATTACAATATGAGTATAACAGACTTGGAAAAACAAAAGGATCAATGGCTAAACAATATGGATCTTATACTTCAATGAGGTTTAATGAAGATCCAAATGAAATATATCCTGGTATTAAATTAGCTGATTCGAGTGTAGACATTGAGAATTTAAATCCACCAGTTCGAAAAAAATTATTAGATTTGGGTGAAGCTTATAAAGCTAAATATCCAGATAAAAGTATTGTTATTAATTCTGGGCGTAGAACACGTGAACAACAGCAACAATTATATGATGAAGCAAAGGATAAAAGTAAAGTAGCTATTCCTGGAAAATCTCCTCATGAATTCGGATATGCTGTTGATATTCAAACATTAGGAAATGAAGGTTTTAATGATTGGTCATTAGCTACTAGTAAAGGTTTTCATAGACCTATAGCATCTAAAGAACCTTGGCATACTGAATTTGGTCAACATGGTACAACGGTTGATAGTGAATATGGGGATCCTGTTAATAATAATTTGCCTAGAAGTACTATAGAAAGAATAATGAAAGGAGAACAAAACGATCCTATTGATTTATCTGAAAAAACTATTAGTTTATTAGCAGATGCTTTAGGTATGTCAATGAAGGGAGTTATGCCAAAAGGTCAAACACCAAGAGTTAGTTTTGATACGAGTATGAGGAGCTAATATGGGATTTATATCAGGAGCATTTAATAAAAGTGTGTTTGATAAATCTTCATATAAAGCAGCTATTGGAGATACTAGTATTGATGGAACTAATGGTTATGCTGTTATTAAAATTAAACCAGATTATCCAAGAAGTAATGAAGAAGAAGATCCTGTAATAATTGGGGTAATTCAAAAAGATGGTTTATCTTTTTCGCTGGATGCTAATTGGCAAGAGTTAGGTGGTATGGCAGGATCTATTTTTCCAACAATGGCTACTAAATTCAGAGGGGCATATGAAGTAGCAAACAATGCTTCAATGATAGCCGGTAATTCAGATTTTGGAGCAGTAGCAGCGTCTAGAAAAATATATCAAAAAAGTGGATATTTGAAAATTAGTCCGAATATAAGAATTGTTGACTGGAAGGGAGTAGGTCAACCGATAATGTCAGCTTTAATATTATTGACTTATATTACTCCATCAAACGTACCATTATTAACAGCTGAACAATTAGGTAATGAAATAAAAGAATTATATGCAAAAATTAAAGATAAATTAGGTGATAAAGCAACTGAAGTATTAGAAAAATTTGAGGGAATTTATAGTAATGCAACTAAGGAAATTTCTGAAGCTGTTGATAATGTAACAGTGGATAATAAATTAGGTGGAGTTTTAAATTCAACTAAAAATCAATTATCAGATGTTGAAAAAGATTATTCATTAAGATCTTCGCCGGTTCCATTAACAGTTTCTATAGGCCAATTTTTTAAAAGAAGTGATATGATTATTGAAAATGTAAGTATAAATTTTTCAAAAGAAATGACATTAGCGGGTCCTTTATATGTTGATATAGATATTTCAATGAGTTCTAGAAAAATAGTTTCAAATGTAACAGATATAGGAATTATATTTCCTGATAATAAGTCTAGAGTATATTATATTGGAGCAAGTGAAAATTCAACAGGTATTTAATTATGGCGATGAATAAATTTAGAAGAACTAATTTTTATGTACAAGAAGAAGTAGATGAAGTATTAGAAAATGATCTTGTAAATAATTATTGGGATTTATTTAAAATAAAGAGAGAGATGTCGTTTGTGACTATAGGTAGAACATTTATAGCCAGACCAGATTTATTAAGTTTAAAAGTTTATGGTACTCAAGATTATTGGTGGATATTGTGTAAGCATAATAAAATTGATGATGTTTGGAATGATATGACGATTGGAGATGTAATAGAAGTTCCAGATGTTCGGGATATAAATGATTGGTTTTCTGATGTGTTGATTGCAAAAAAGAAAAAATAAGGAAGATTAATGAATGGCCGGAATTTTACAACCAGCTGGGCAACAATTTTTATGCTCTTTAGTTATTAAGGGAAATCAATATAATTCCTTAAATATAAATTATTTGGTCATTCGAGAGTGGATTTTTAATATAATACCTACAATAGAAATACAATTTTTAGATGAAGGATATCTAACAGAAGCAACCCCACTAGAAGATAACGAAGATATTATAGTAATATTAGCTAAACATGAAGGCGATGAAAATCCTCTGCAAATGACGTTTTCATTAGATGATTACGAAGTTGGAGTTATTGGTGATAATAGAAAAACAATAATCACAATGACAGCTCATTTAAAAGTAGAAGATTTTTTCACTACTAAAAATAGAAGTTTATCAAGACGAGATTCTGCTTCAGTATTAGAACAAATAGCTCAAGAAGCAAATATTACATTTACTAATCCACAAAATGTTAAACCTACCGATAATATGGTATGGTATCAATCAAATATTAGTAATTTTGCTTTTGTGAAACACGTATTGAAAAGAGCATATATTCCAGAAGATTTACCATTGTTCTATGCTAACTCAAATAATAAGTTCGTATATACTTCGTTGTTTGCAGAATTAAACAAACAAAAATTAAGAAAAGCTAAGTTTAATGTAGAACAATTTGAAATGAACGTAAAAGACGATAACGATAAAGATGAAACTATTTGGTTTAATGCTTATGATATTGTAAACTATTCAGGCTTCTATAATAAAATATTCGGTTACGGAGTATCAGTTAATTACTATGATTTAGACCAAAATAGAACATTTAATTATTCTGATATAACAAAAGTAACGGATTTATCATATAGAGATAAGAATTTGAAAGGTAAAGCTGTTTTTAATAGAAACGCAGGAGATTTTATTAACTCTAATGTTTATAGTGAAGAATACTTTGAAACATATGCTAAAAATAAATTTATACTACATAACTTTTTTGCAATGGGTATGATAATTAATATAAACGCTCTAGAAACAGTTAATTTAATGGATACTATTCATATTGAAATACCTTCACAAATGAAAGAAAATAATATAAACGAAGTAATGACAGGAAAATATATAGTAGCAGGAATACAACACGAAGTTTCAAACGGTGGATATTATAAGAAAAAGGTCTCAATACATAGAAACGGTATGAATAAAAGCGTTGCATTAGGTAATGATCATATATATCAGGTCGAAAAATCATGAAAGAAACTATAAGAAAACAAATGGGTATGACTCCTTATGAAATTCAAAAGGAAATGCTAGATGCAGAACCTACTGATAAAATGTATGGAGATTATACTGGTATAGTGGTTAATAATAACGATCCTGACAAACAAGGTAAATGCCAGATAAGAGTTTATGGTGTGTTTGGGGATGAAGTGCCAAATAGTGATTTACCGTGGGCTTTACCAGACTTTAATTTTGTTGGTAGTAAAGTAGGTTCTTTTACAGTTCCACCAAACAATGCATTAGTTAAGGTATATTTTGATAGAGGCGATATATATTTGCCTCATTATACTACTAAAGCTGTTAAATCCAATAGCTTACCAACACAAAAGGATACAGATTATCCAAATAATATAGTTTTAATTGAAACTGATGATGGAGATTATATTACTTTTAATAGAAAAACTAAAGTAATTAAGTTTTACCATCATACAGGATCTCAAATGATTATAAATAAAGAGGGTGAAGCTGTAATACATTCTGCTCCATCAGTTAGACTAGACTCAACAACACAAGTTATTTTAGGTGATTCTGGTGGATATGTTGTAACAGCTCCCAATCCTGGTCAAATAGTAACTCAAAGTGGTGCAATTTTAACAGCACAAGCAAAAATTAGAGCATAATATGGCAACTTTAGGAGAATTATTAAATATAGATTATAAACAAAATTCAATGACGCTTGAAGAACTACAAGTTGCTTTGAGTACTGCTTCTTCTTTACCTATTCTTTCAAAACAGCCTAGCGTTTTAGCGGCTATATCTTCTGTTACATCTGCATTAACAGCATATACAATAGCTATCAAAGTTTACAATACTTTATATGCCCTAATGCCATCAATCAAGATAGCTACAAAAGCAGCGGCAATTCCATTAAATCCGGCTATGGCAACTGAAGTAGCACAAGACGTTCTTCTTCAGGCTCAATCAATTATTATGGAACAAGCAAATCAACTAATCGTGAATGTTAAAAACTCAGTACTTAATTTAGAGGTTTCAGGAACTTAAATGGCTATTGATAGTGAAAGAATATATGAACAGATTATGGTCAGGTTAAAAACTGTCTATACTACTGTTACTACGCCATTAAGTGCAGATTCAAACGGAGACTTAGTTTATACAGATAAGTCTATTTATCCATTTGATCCAGAAAAATTAAATATAGCTATGGGTAAAGATTCAAGTAATAATGATATTTTACCTACATCAGCAGTTATTAATTTAAACTATAATGGCCAAAAATATACTAATATAGAATCAGTTGTATTAGCTATATCAGAAGAAATAGAACATCAATTAAAATATGAATGGACTTTAGATGATATAAGTGATGTTAGCGCTACTAATGCAGCTGACGAAGACGTTTTAATATATAACGCTATTGTTTCTGCATGGCATAATATACCATCTGATACTTTAAGTGCATATCATAATCATGACCAAAGATATTATACTGAAACTGAAATTGATGAAAAATTAGCTGAACTTAGTGTGGGTGGTGGATCTACTGGTGTAAATGTTGTATCAATTGCTTTAGTTGCTGAGATTAGTAATAGAATATCAGCTGATAATAAATTGTCAAATTTAATTTCATCTACGTCGGCTACGGCGATGAATGCTATATCAGTTGTATCCAATGCAGTTTCCGTAGTTTCTGTAGCAGCGGCAAATGCATTATCAGTAGCACAGGCGGCCGGTGCAACTGCAGTTCAAGCAAACGTGGATGCAGTTTCAAATAATTTATCTATAACTTCAGCGGCTGTATATGATGCAATATCAGTTGTATCAAATGCGTTATCTAATGAAATAAGTAATAGGATTTCTTCTAATAATGTTTTATCTAATTTAATTTCATCAGTATCAGCAGCGATATTGGATGATATATCTGTTGTTTCTGTTGTAGCAGCCGATGCTAAATCAATTGCTAACGTAGCTTCTGGTGTTGCTGTTGATGCATTATCTGTGGCGAATAGATTATCATTATCAGCCGACAATATTCTATCAATAGCTAATGACGCAAAATCAATTGCTAATGCGGCTTCTAATGCAGTTTCGGTTGAGACATCTAATCGTGTTTCTGCGGATAATGCTTTATCAAACTTAATTTCGTCTACGTCAGCAACCGCGATGGATGCTGTATCTGTCGTATCAGTAGTGGCAGCTAATGCTTTATCTGTGGCTAGTTTAGAGATAAGTAATCGTCAGTCGGCAGATAATGTTCTTTCAAATCTAATATCTTCTACATCAGCTACGGTGATGGATGATATATCTGTTGTATCTGTAGTTGCGGCTGATGCTAAATCAATTGCTAATGTAGCATCAGGTGTTGCTGTAGATGCTTTATCTGTGGCTAATAGATTGTCATTATCAGCTGATAATATTTTATCGATAGCTAATGATGCTCGTTCAATAGCGAATGCCGCATCAGAAGCCGTATCAGTAGAAGTTAGTAATCGTCAATCCGCGGATAATGCCCTTTCAAACTTAATATCATCAACTTCAGCTACAGTAATGGATGCAGTATCGGTAGTGTCTCAAGCTGTATCAGTTGTATCTGTAGCGGCCGCGGATGCATTGTCTGTAGCTAATGTGGCTTCCGGTGTTGCAGTAAATGCTCTTTCAACAGCTAATAGATTATCCTTGTCAGCTGATAATATTTTATCAATCGCTAACGACGCTAAATCAATCGCTAGTTCTGAAATAAGTAACCGAATATCAGCTGATAATGCGTTATCTAATTTAATTTCATCCACGTCAGCAATCGCGATGGATGCAGTTTCTGTTGTTTCAGTAGTAGCAGCCGATGCTAAATCAATCGCTAGTTCCGAAATCAGTAATAGAATTTCAGCGGATATTGCTCTTTCAAACCTAATATCTTCTACGTCAGCTACGGCGATGCAGGCAATATCCGTTGTATCTCAAGCCGTATCGGTTGTATCCGCCGCTGCGGATGATGCTTTATCGGTAGCTAATGCGGCTTCTGGTGTTGCCGTTGATGCTTTATCTGTAGCGAACAGACTTTCATTGTCAGCCGATAATATTCTATCAATAGCTAATGAAGCAAAATCAATTGCTAACTCAGCTTCTAATGCGGTTTCAGTAGAAGTAATTGATAGACAATCGGCTTCAGCTGCTTTGGAATCACATATTAGTAATGTATCGGTCATGACTTCAGCAGAAATCAGCAATAGGATTTCTGCTGATAATGCACTATCAAACTTAATATCTTCTACGTCAGCTACGGCGATGCAGGCTATATCGGTTGTATCGGTTGTTGCAGCTGATGCTAAATCAATTGCTAGTTCTACATCTGTAGTAGCGGCCAAAGCTTTGTCTGTAGCATCAGCAGAAATGAGTAACCGAATATCCGCTGATATTGCTCTTTCAAATTTGATTTCTTCTACGTCCGCTACGGCGATGCAGGCAATATCGGTTGTATCGCAAGCAGTATCGGTTGTATCAGTATCAGCGGCAGCTGCCGCAAGCGCCGTTGTTGCTGAGGTAAGTAACAGAAGGTCGGCTTCGGCTGCATTGGAATCACATATCAGTACAGTATCAATAGTAGCTAAAGATGCTGCTTCAGCGGCCAATGTAGTATCTGTTGCAGCTGCCGCTGCCGCAAGCGCAGTTGCTGCCGAAGTAATTAACAGGATTTCAGCAGATAATGCGTTATCAAACTTAATATCATCTACGTCTGCAACTCCACATAATTTATTATCTCCAATGCATGGAGATACAATTGAACAATCACCATATGATGGGGCTATAATAGTTGCGATGGTAAGAAATGAAGTAACTGCATGGGAAACTGTAGCAGTGCCAGATACAGGATTTGAAGTTAAATCATATTTTGGATTTGATGGTGGAGAGACTTATCCAAGTTATAAACTTTTTGATTTTGTTTTCTCCGCAGATAATGCATTATCAAATTTGATTTCATCTACATCAGCTACGGTGATGAACGCAGTGTCTGTAGTATCTCAGGCAGTTTCTGTCGTTTCGGTAGCAGCAGCGGCGGCATCAAACGCGGCTTCTGCGGCAGAAGCTCATGCAAATGCCATATCTGTCTGGGCAGTGAACACAGACCAACTTAATGCAGTATCTAATGCATTATCAAATGAAATAAGTAACAGACAATCAGCGTCAGCTGCTTTAGAAAGTCATATTGGTGATGTATCTTCAATTGCTGATACTGCGGCTGGTTATGGATTAGCTGCATTAGATGCAGTGTCAATTGTATCAGTAGCGGCGGCTAATGCTTTATCAGTTGCAAATAGGATTTCACTTTCAGCAGCGGCTTTAGAAATTCATATCAATACCGTATCTGAAGTAGCTAGAAGCGCTTTAAGTGTAGCACAATTAGCATTGACAGCGGCATATGAAGCGAAGGATATGGCAAGCGTTGTATCTGCTACAGCCATGCAGGCAATATCGGTAGTATCAAATGCAGTGTCAATAGTATCTGTAGTCGCCGCCAATGCAACATTAATAGCAAACGCGGCTTCTGTTAATGCGGCTAAAGCTTTATCGGTAGCTTCAAACGCCACATCAATAGCTAATGCCGCATCAAACAAGGCTTCAGCTCTTTCTGTGAATATTGCTCCTTTACTTGCGGGTAGTATATTAGTAGATCATATTGGTGAAAAAACATCAGCTAATACTGTAACAATTGACGATCCACTTACTTTAGCTAGTTATTTGAATTTGTATGATGGTACAACTGGTGATGCTGGTATATATTTTGCAGGAGATGGTCCCGGCGTGGGTTGGTATCACAGTGCCGCTAGTACATGGACGTATACAACAGGAGTAGGGGATGTTTTATCTATAAGCAATAATGGATTATTTACTAATAAGATATCAGAGTTTACTGGCGGTAGTGGCATATCGCTTGAACATGCTACAGTCTGTGCCTCTACGTTGCAGGCTACCGGGTTGAGCGTGGGGAGGGCGCTGACGGCAGCAAATTATTTGCTTGACCTTTATAGCGCGTCAGACAATGCGTATCCACATATAACGTCCAATGACAATACAAAGTATGCATTCTTGGCGGTTACGGCAAAAACAAACCGTAGCATTATGATTGGAGCGTATGGGGATGGACATGCGCCAGGAACGCTGTTTGGCGTGTCACTAATTGGTGCTTCATTTGTAATGAGTGATGGCGTTGCGGCAATGGGCCTCGGCACAACATCTGCTGCACCTCTTTATATCGGCACAAACAACACTGCCGCCATCACCATCTCTACCGCGCAGGCCGTCACCTGTGCCAGCACCCTTACCGCCGCAGGGGTTTTCCTCGCTCCAAACGGTTCCAATACCGCTCCTGCGTATTCCTTCTCTGGCGACACCGACACCGGACTCTATTCTGGTTCCTCAAATGTTTGGCAACTTGTTGCAGGAACCACTATCTGCTTATTATCAAACGGCAGTATCTTGCGCAGCAGCCTCGTCTACAATACCACCGTTTCCAGCTCCCGCGATGTTGAGGTCAATAGCACCGGCGATTTGGGATATGTTTCTTCATCCATCAGATTCAAGGGCAATATCAAGGATTTGGATTCTAAAACCACAGAGCGCATCTATGACCTTCAGCCAAAAACATTTCAGTATAAAAAGCGCGATGATTATGGTAAAATATCAGAGGAACTTGAGGATGTAACACAGTGGGGTTTCATAGCAGAGGAAGCAGAAAAGGTGTTGCCAGAACTGGTGTATTACGGTTCAAAGGGTGAAGTAGACGGATTCAATTATAAGGGGCTTATCACCCCACTTATTGCCGAAGTCAAGAAACTAAGAGCAAGGGTGGAAGAGCTGGAAAAGAACAAATAATCATTAATATGTAAAAACTATATATAATAAAGATAAAGACAATCACATTGAACAGGAGAATTTGAATGGAAACAATTAAACTAACAAATGAAAAAGTTATGGGAATTGTAACAATATTAGACGCTTTAAATGTTTTAGAATTTGATGAAAAGATGTATGCAGATGAAAAAACTTCAAGATCGTATTGGCAAAAATTCGCATACGCCATTTCAAGAAATACCGATGCTTTTAGTTCATCAATAAAATCAATTAAAAAAGTATTAGATCCATCGAAAGAATATATAGAATATGATAAGAAAAGATTTGAATTAGCCCAAAAATATGCAGATTTAGATAAAGACGGTAAACCTATTATTAATGGTAATTCATATGTTGTAAGACAAAACAGAGATAAATTTGATAGAGAAATTGAAATATTAACAAAGGAATTTAAAACAGCAATAGATAATCAAAAAAAGTTAAGTGATAATATGCCTCAATTTTTAGAAACTGAAGAAGAAGTAAGTTGTTATAAAATTAAGTCTGAATGGGTTCCTTTGACTTTAAACGCACAGCAATTAAGAGCATTGTTACCGTTAATAGATGGAGAATTTAATAAATAAAAAGGAAATTGAACAATGGCAATTGAAACTTTTGATTTAAGTGCCACAAAAATCAACGTATCATACTGTATAGACGAAGAAACAAAAGAAAGACAACTATATCTTAATGGTCTTCGAGATATACCTAGATTAAAAGAAATTCAAGAAATAACTAGTGCTTCGTGCGCAATTGTTGCTTTTGGCCCTTCTTTAAATGATACTTGGAATGAAATCTATAAGTTTAAAAATATTATAACTGGTTCTGGTTCACATAAGTTTTTATTGGATAAAGGAGTCAACCCGGATAGCTTTGATAACTGGTGGCATATGGAATGTGACCCCAGAGATCATAAAATAAAACTTTTAGGTAAGCCCCATCCAAAAATACAATATCTTATAGCTGATACATGTCACCCAAAGTTGTTTGATGTACTTAAAGATTATAATGTAAAGATGTGGCACATATACGATTCAAAATTAATACAAACAATGCCAGATTATTATAAAAGAGGAGAAGTTTGTGTAATAGGTGGAAGTAATGTTGGTATAAGACAATTAACAATGGCAAGAGTTTTAGGATTTATAAATATACATGTGTTAGGATTAGATTTTAGTTTTCCAGAACCAGAAGAAGGAAAATTACCACAACAACACGCGGCGTTTCATCCAAAGTGTAATGCTAATATTGCTAAAATTGTTATTGAAGATAAAACATATTTTACAACACAAGTAATGATTCATTATGCAAGAGAGTTTTGGCACGAAGTACAATTGTTACCTGATATAAAAGTAGTTTTACATGGTAATGGAATGTTACAACATTGGGCACAGACTAAAGCTCAAGAACCAAAACAAAGGGTAAGTATGAAATCTGTTGCCTTGGTTATACCAGAAGTTATAAGTAATGATTATGTTGAATTGAATAGACAATTACATGAAAGTTCTCATGAGTATGGTACATTTAGTTTTCAACATGCTAAAACAGTTATCAAACTTAAAGAAAGTTTAAATACATCTTCAGTACTTGATTATGGTTGTGGTAAGGGAACATTAGGTCAAAGACTTCCTTTTCCAATATGGGAATATGATCCTGCTATTCCTGGTAAAGATAAGGCACCAAGACCGGCAGATTTAGTTACTTGTTTTGATGTATTAGAGCATATTGAACCAGAATATTTAGATAATGTTTTAAAAGATTTAGCAAGATGTGTTTTAAAGATAGGTTATTTTACTATTAATATGGCACCTTCATCCAAAACTTTAGCTGATGGAAGGAACGCTCATTTGATTCAAAAAGATGAAGCTTGGTGGAAAGAAAAGTTATCTGAATATTTTTTACTTGTTAATAATTCTATAATTAAAAAAGGACCACAATTATTTGTAATAGCAGCGCCTAAATAGGAGGATTGAAATGTTTAAAATTACTGAAAGAATTGATAAGGTTACGAATGTTGATTCAGATCGATTAAAGGAAGTTCTTCCTGCACCTAAATCAGTTAAAATAGAATTGACTAGTAGGTGTAATTATCGTTGTGCTTTTTGTTCACATCAGACTAAAAAAAGTACATCAGATATGGATTTGAATTTGTTTAAACGTATTACTAAAGAAATGCAAGAAGCTGGTGTAACTGAAATAGGTTTATTTTATTTGGGTGAATCATTTACTAATCCAACATTATTAGTTAATGCTATTAAATATCTTAAACAGGATTTGAATTTTCCTTATACTTTTTTAACATCTAATGCTTCTTTAGCCAATCCAGAACAAGTTGAAGCATGTATGGCGGCTGGATTAGATAGTTTAAAATGGTCTTGTAATACAGCTAATCCAGAACAGTTTAAAAAGGTAGTACAAGTTTCAGAAAAAATGTTTCATAAGTCACTGAATAATATTAAATCTGCGTATGAGATTAGAAAAGCAAAAGGATATAAAACCGGATTATTTGCATCATCTATTCGTTATGATGATGAACAACATGAAACTATGATGCAAATGTTAAATGAAAAAGTTATTCCTTATGTTGATGAACACTATTGGTTACCTTTATATACGATGGGTAGTTTATCAACAGTTCGTAGAGAAGCAGATTTAGGTTATAGACCAACTGCTGGTAATCAAGGTAGACAGGATGCTTTAGTCAATCCTCTTCCTTGTTGGACAGTATTTACCGCAAGTCATGTTATTGCTAATGGTAAAGTATCAGCTTGTTGTTTTGATGCTAATGAAAATTGGATTATGGGCGATTTAACTAAACAATCATTTATGGATGTTTGGAACTCAGAAGAATATCAAAAGCTTAGAAAAGCTCATATTGCTAAAAATATTAAAGGAACGGTTTGTGAAAATTGCGTGGCTTATAAATAAAAGTAGTAACTATAAATAAATGTATAGACTTATATTTATAAGGAATATAATGAATGATCAGGGAACTTTCTGACAATTGGGCGTATGATATAGCTAAAAATCCTATTTCTAATGGTGAAATTAAAGATGTTGAAGTTATTAACCAATCCATAGAAATGATTTTAGGTATTGCTCCAGGAGAAAGACTATTTAATACTTCATTTGGATTAGGTCTACAAAATCGTATTTTTAATATAGCTTCTCCAGAAGAAGGTGAATCTATTTTAGACCAAATATCTGAAGCTATTAAAACTTGGGAAGATAGAATTACGTTGGTGGAAAGTCAAATGCAAATTAAAATAGAACCTGATAATAATATGATAATACTTATAATTCCTTATATTATCAAACGCAATAGAATAAAAAGCGTCTTCCAAAAGAAAATCTACGGATAATGAGGTTATAGAATGGCAACTAATTTTTTAAAGTACACATCGTTAACTTATGACTCAATTCTGCAACAAATAACAGATAAGTTTAATTCAGACTCTAGATTTGCTAACTTTAGACAATCTGCTATCGCTTCTCTTATGGCTGAAATATTTGCCGGCGTTGCAGACTTAGTTAACTATAATTTAGAAAGACGAGCCGAGGAAGCCTTTTTAGACACAGCCAAACTTAAAAGTTCGGTTATTCTACTTTCCCGTATGCTTGGTTATGTAATGCAAAGACCAATTCCTGCTTCGGCTACTTTAAAAATTAAATTGAAAGGTGACTTTAGTTCCATTATTAGTACTACAGATAAATTACAAATACCTTTACAATCATCATTTAGTTATGGTGGTTATAAATTTATTTTAAAGAAAACACTAATAATTAATCTTTCATCATACGTAGACGCAATGATATTAGACGGCGCTGCTTATGAATCAGACTATATTACTGTAGACCAAAATAATGATGCTATTGATATCATTCAAGGCGAAATTAAAGAAAAAGTAATTGAAGGATCTACTAACCCTCTAATTGGATCCACATTCCAAGTCTATAAAATTGATGATACAGAATTTAGTAACATGTATGGCTCTGAAGACTACGATAATCCTGTTACTAGAATTTGGATAGGCGATAATAAATCAACAGATAACGAATATACAATTGATAGAAGGTCTCTTATAAACTGGGAAGTCATTGAAGCGTTCTCAGATCAAGAAAATATTAAAGTCGCCGTAGTTAGATCTGCTATTAATGAAGGTGTAGAATTACTTTTTGGTAACGGTAGATATGCTAGTGATGGTGTGAACTATACTACATCCGGTGGTGCTATAACTTCATATGATAATTTATACGTTCAATACTTAGCTACTAAAGGTTTTAAAGCTAATCAATCAGGCGTTGTTGATAAAAAAGTAACATATAGTGGTAGAGTTTATACTAATACCGGAAAGGATATCACAAACAAAGTTGATTTTTATTTTGCTACTAATATAGTTGGTGGCGCTGATGCTGAAAGTCTAGAATCTATTAAGTATAACTCACCAGGAATCTTTGCGGCATTAGATCGATGCGTAACAAAGGATGATTATGTAAACTATTTAAAATCATTAACTTCTCCTATTAGTATTAAAAATGCTATTGCTTTTGGAGAAGCTGAAGAACTAAACTCTGATACAGGTCGTGATGCAGTTATTCGCCTATTTAATGTAGTCCTATTCTCAGTCTTAGGTCATTTATACCAAGTTAATACTTCACCATATTACTATTATACTAAAGAAAATGGTTTGGATAATAACGTACTAGACTCAAACTTTAATATAGACGATATATCTTACTGGAACTATTTTAATGTGTTTGTTAAAGGAGATACAGAAAGCCTAACAGCTAACTCCCAAATAGTAAGACAACTAAAAGAATATACAACATCAGCATTCCAATATAAAATCTATGGTCACGAAATAGATGATACTACTGGCGCATACTATAGTACAAACTACGGTGAAAATTTAACTTTATACATCAGCTATACTACAGACGATTCATCTTATAATACAAGTCTAAGCGCTGATACTTCTATTACTGTTGACGTTAGAAGTTTGTCATCTAAATCAAACGATACCGACGCAATGGAAACTCTAGCATCTCTAATCCAAACTCAACTATTATTAGTCACCGATACTCGCGGTTCTAACACAACAGAAAATACACACTATAATCAAACGGCATTCCCTAACGTTACTGTTACATACGATTCAACAGATAAAGACCTGACTATAGCTTTTGGACAGAATACACCATGTTATATTGACGAATTTACTAGCGCTACAGGTGCTTCTGATTTAGGACTAAGAATACTATCAGGAACTGCAGCCGTTGGACCTGACGCAGTACTTGTATCTCTGACTAATAACCTAAGTCAGAATATAATCAGCGTGGTAGATAAGTTGGACACAAGAGCGCAAATCACAACCAGACCAATATATCTATCAAGTATTATTGAAAAAATTAAAATTACTGGTGTGGTAAAAATAAACAGCCTTTATGATACAGAAACTGAAAGAACTAATTTTTATGATGCAATATACAAATGGGCAGATACAACAGCAGATTTTAAAATTAATCTTTATAAAAGTTCTGTCATAGAAATTATTGAACAGTTTACATCTGTTAAATATACAAATATAAATTTTGAGGCGGATTATCCTACACCAGTTAGTACATCAGCATTTTATATAACGGGTGCTAATAAATGGGTTAATAATGGATTTAGTAATAATGCTCAAAAATTATATGCTTATAATTTAATTGATCAAAAGATTAATGATTTTTTGGTAGACGAATCTTTGATAACGAAAAGATATTTTTTGGTAACTTTTGCTAAAAATTTATATAATGCTTTTAAAAATTTGGGCGGAAATTATGCTACGTTTGTTGATACCATTAATTTTAATAATCTAATTTCTGATATTAATAAAGATTATATTTATATAATGAGAACTAATATGTTAGATGACGATGGTAATATTACTGAATATTCACTTCCAAATCAAATAGTACAGTTAATATGTAATTTAAATATTGAGTATTAAGATATTTTAATATAAATAATGGTAGAAAGTTGGGACAGCCACAAATGGTTTTCTAACCCCAATTTAGAATTACCTTCTTTCTACTATTAAAAAACCTTATTGGGAGGTTTTGATGTGTAAAAAATTAACTAAAGAAGAATTTATTGAACGATCAAAAAAAATTCACGGTAATAAATACGATTATAGTTTAGTAGATTATATTAATAATAATACTAAAGTTAAAATTATTTGTTTAAAATGTAATAAAATATTTGAACAAACACCAAATAATCATTTAAATGGTAAGGGTTGTAAAAAATGTAGAAAAACTAAGCACAAAATGTCAACAATTGAATTTATTGCAAGAGTAAAAGAGATTTGGGGTGATGTTTATGATTATAATTTGGTAGAATATAATAATTTAAACGATAATATTAAAATTATATGTAAGATTCATGGAGTGTTTAAACAAAAACCTAAAGATCATCTTAGAGGTTGCGGTTGTAGACAATGTGGTATAGATAAAACTAGAAAATTAAAAATAATGTCATGGGATGATGTTTTAACAAAGTTTAAAAAAATTTATGGTAATGAATATGATTATAGTGAATCTGTGTATCTTTCAATGAATTATCCGATTGCTATAATTTGTAAAAATCATGGAATTTTTTATATGTTGCCTAAATATCATTTACATAATGGTGGATGTCCAAAATGCTCAAGACAAAAAATGATAATTACAAAAACCAAAAAAATAGAAAATGTTTTATTAGATTTTCGAAATGTTCATGGTGATAATTATGATTATAGTCAGGTTGAATATATTAATAGTAGAACTAAAATTAAAATTATATGTAAAAAACACGGGATATTTGAACAAACACCAAACAATCATTTAAGAGGTGAATGTTGTCCTAAATGTAAAATATCATTAGGAGAAAATAAAATATTAATTTGGTTAAATAAAAATAAAATAAAATTTGAACAGCAGAAAGAATTTGATGGTTGTCAATGTAAATTTAATTTAAAATTTGATTTTTATTTATCAGATTATAATATCTGTATTGAATATGATGGAGGATTACATTTTAAACCTGTTGAATATTTTGGTGGTGAAGAAGCACACGAAAAAACTAAAATGAGAGATCAAATAAAAAATGATTATTGTAAAAATAATAATATTAAACTATTTAGGATACCATATTGGAAATTTAATGATATAAATTATATTTTAAAGAATATAATAGAAGAAGCAAAAAACTTTTTTTGATTATCTAGTCAGAACTATTTTATGATTATGTGTGATATTTTTGATAGCTCTACCACGTAAATCAAATGTATAACTAGTATTACTGAAACGGTTTATACGAACATTTTTATGTGATGGGATTATTGAACTAGACTGAAGACCTGAAAATTTTTCCCAGTTATCAAAATTTTCTGGTAGACTATCGACAATTTCAAGTAAAAAATTAGTTATAATATATCCATCTTTGTTAATCCAGATTTGACTGCTGGTGAAGTCAATAGCAAATGCATTACACCAAAGACTATTAGTCAATGTCTGACCACTAATTATAGTTGCATCATTATTTTTAATTAGTGGTTTACTGTGGGGATAGTATTCATACCGGCAAGGATTTGGGAACGGGCAGACCTGAACTGAGTCATGCCAGTTTACATAACCGAGTTGTTTATCGCCAAAATTCATACACCAAGTCGTATCAGCTGCGAAACTGATACCAATGAACAGAAGCACGGTTGATACAATTTTCTTGAACATTGACTAATCCTTTCTTTAGGTTAATTTCCAATCGCAACCATAATATACATCAGTTCAATGGATTTGTCAAGGTCAAAAATCAGAAAAAATCAATTGCAGTCCGTCCGCGCACGTGTGGAGTTTACCTCAGTTGAATCAAATAAAACTTCAGTCGTTGCAGTCCGTCCGCGCACGTGTGGAGTTTACTGTTTTATGTCTAGTACCCAAATTGCCAGATACAGTCCGTCCGCGCATGTGTGGAGTTTACGACAATAGAGCTGATGGTGTGTTGGAAAAAGACAGTCCGTCCGCGCATGTGTGGAGTTTACAAATTAACTTGTCATATTAAAAACAATAAAGGCAGTCCGTCCGCGCATGTGTGGAGTTTACCAAAATCATAATAACTATTGAATTGGTCAAACCAGTCCGTCCGCGCATGTGTGGAGTTTACACCAACCAGTTGTGGCGGAGTTTTAAAAATTCCACTATGTGTTGTATTTAAAGATATTTAAATAAAACGGTGCGGGTTAGTGAGTGGTATAATTAACCAATCAAATTAAGATTTGGTGAAGCTAAAATTATCCCTCACCTTTTGGCTAAGGACCTTAGCCAAGGCAATTAAATTAATAATTACCTATTCAAATATTTTATTAAAATGTCAAAGAACAATATATCATCTATTAATAATATAACATCTTCTTTTTTATAAATCAATGTTTGTTGAATTTGCAATATTAATAGCAGCATTTAAATCAGCGTTAATTTCATTGTTACAGTGTTTACATATAAACTTATCTTGAGAAAGACGATTATCTTTATCCACATATCCGCATTTAGAGCATGTTTGACTGGTATAAGCCGCTTTGATTGTAACAACTTTTACGCCTTCTTTTTCAGCTTTATAAGTTATCATGCTTTGTAGTTGATAATATGGCCAGTGCATGAGAAGCATTGGTTTATTTTTAGAGATACCTGATAGATTTTCAATTTTAATAATACCAGCATTGTTTTTGATTGCATAATTAATGATTTGTTTGCTAATGAAGTGATTATAACTGGTATGGAAATTAGATATATTATTTCTTAGTCTATTTAGATTTTTCAGTTTCTTTTTTCTACCATGCCCTCCGCCAGCTCTGGCTATGCTTTTTTGTAATGATTTTCTGCGGTTATATAATTGTATAGATGTTTTAATGTAATCTTCTTTGTTTCCAATAAAAATAGGATTTTCAGAGTTTTGTAAAGCACAAACGGCAGGATTAACCATACCTAAATCTACACCAACAACAATGTTTGAATCTAAATTATGTTCTTTAATTTTTTCAGATATAACTAGATTAAAAAATAAATCATTGTCTTTGAGTTGAATAGTAGATGCACATGTTTTAATTTGAGAAATGTCATTAATATTTTCGTTTTCAATAATTTTATCAACAGTGTGTTTAATATTGGCAGGATCTTTACCAAATAATATACCAAATTTTATAATTTCACCTTTTTTTATGTGCCAATTAAAATAATACTTATCATTTGTTTTTTCTAATTTAATAGATATTTGCGTTACTGGTAATGGCATATTTGCTTTAAATGAAGTTATTGATTTTTTTCCAATTTTAATTTCTCTAAAGTCACTTTTATATTTTTTATATACTGATGTTTTTAGTGTATTGGTTATACTGGGTGGTAAATTAGGATACTTAGCTTTGACGTCGTGTTCGAATTGGGCTTCATCTTTAATACCAAAATGTTCAAAGAATTTTTCGCGTATTTTATTAACTTCGTCTTTATCTTTTATATCAACATCATGTCGTGCTAATAATCGCTCCATCCATTGTTCATTAAATATAATTCCACCAATTATATAATTAGCAGCTCTAAACGAGTCATTAAATAATTGATATAATCGTTTCCATTGGGCATCCTTTTCCTCTTTAGAATCAGTTGCAACAAACAGTTTTAGTTTTAATACTCTGGTATGCATTCCTTCAGTCATAATATATCCTTTCAATAAATGTTAATATTAATATAACATTTTCTTTTTAAGAAGTTGTTTAATATTTCAAAAATATAAATACTTAGTGAGTTTATTCAAAGATATTTTAAATAATTCTTAGTTTAAGACTTTATAGAATATAATCATATCACATTGTTAAATCCGTTATAAATACGTATATAGTTGTATAGGAGAAGTAAATGTCAAAGTATTATGTAAAAATTAGTAATGCGTATGTATCAACAGGATTAGGAAGCACGTTTTCCCCGTTTACGTTTACACAGTTTGTAGACAGGTTATCATCAACTACGGTTTCTGATGAGTATTATGTTTCTGGAACGAGGATAATCAACACAGATTTATTAATGACAATTAGTGGTGCTACATGTGTAATCAGTGCTTGGGGAGAGGATCCATATTACATTGTAGGTAATAGTGCTGATATATATTTTGCTATTGGGTCAAACAGTTTAAACATATATGATATGATATTGGGATGCACATTATCAACAACGACTGAAGTTTTATTTGATTCGACTGAGGATGAAGCTAGGTCACAGAATTTAGTTATAGATAATTGTTATATAAATTTAACTACGTATAATATTGGTTTTGAGGATTTTAATAGTGTAATAGTACGGAATTCTAATTTAGTTGCAGATAAAATAATAGGTCAGAACATAGTTAGTATGTCGTTTGTTAATGATATATTTGATGTTAGTGATATAGATTGTACAGAAGATAATGATGTTGATGTATTCACTTTGGATAATTGTGCGTTTACAAGTGCTACGGCTGGATTTACAACGGATGATACAGATTGGACTAATGTACAGGAATTATGGGCAAGACCAGATGATATATTTAATGCAAGTGTTTCAGCAATTTCAGCTGATAGTTTTCATTATTTAAGTGCTGATTTTGGAACAATTACAATAAGTGGAGATACTGATTATACAAACACATGGTATAATGGAAGACGAGATGGTATAGGAAGTTTATATTTTCCAGCATTAAGTGGTGTAAGTGTTTCAGCATCGTTAGTATCAGCTGCACCAAATACAACCATTAGTTTTGTTTTGAGTGGTAATAATCCTTTTACAGTTTTTAGTGCAACGAGTGCTACATATTATTTTGATGATGAAAATACGTCCGCGGTAAATACAAATAGTACATTAGCGCATATATATTCGGCTACAGATTATTATAATACTAGTGCTGTTATGATTTCTAAAAATAGTTGGTATACAGTTACAACACCAGTCCAAGTTATATTAGTAGGAGCATTTACAGTTATAATAAAGGTATATGATGCTTTTGGAAATGATAAGACTGGTGGAGTATTAAGACCTTTATCATATGTATCAGTTTCAGCAAGTGCTAATGGATATGATGGTATAGATAGTTATGTATGGGATTTTGGAGATGCTACTGGTAGTGTTCCAGTTTCAGGTATAACTAATCCTGATAATACATATTATATTGGATTAGGAATGAAGACTATATCTTTAACTGCTCATGCTGTAGAAGAAACATTCTCTGCAACAGCAAATACAACATTAGGAATATCAGCTTTAACAAGTGCTTATTATGTTAATATAACTTCAGCTTATGATGCTAATACTGGTAATATAGGAACATTAGCTGATCCATATAATTGGGATGAATTTAAAACTAGAGTTGAATCGTTTGTAAGTGCAGATTATAGTGATACATATTATTTAAGTGGAAGTAGAAAATTAACACAACCTACAACAGGTCAAAATGTATTAGCTATAAATTCGTTGAAAAATTTAACTATTGACTGTTGGGAGAATTCAGCAACGCATGGAGCTCCTTGGTTGCTTGAAATAGAAGACTGGACAACGACAAATGCTAATTCGATATTATCGGCAGTCGGAACAACATTAAAGAATGGTATAATTTATAATAAGAGATATATTTCTCCTGGTTATGGTGGAACATTAAAGATAACTAATGTATATGATATGTTTATAGTTTATCAAGGTACATATGCTGGAATAGAAATAGACCCTTGGAACTTTGTATTATATTGTGGTGGTACATGTGGTGTAGTAATGCCAAGTGCGGATTCAAATATTATAGGAAGTACTTTATATTTAAGTGGAAATGGATTTACTGATAATTTTGTTGTAGGAGATTATTCAGAAATATATTTACCAGCGACTCAACAAACAGGATATAATTTAGATTTAATAGATTCTGTTTTTGTTAATTTAGATTTAGAAGATTCTAATTATTTCAGTGCTGCTGATGTATATATTAGAAATAGTACTTTTAATAGAGCTTCTAGTGCTATTGAAGCAGATTTTGATATATCAGCTAATGATGATAGTCAGTTTGGTTGGTCTCCACCCGTTAGTTATCCGTTTACACCAAGTCATAGGTTATATGATAAAAATATAGAGTATGTGATATTAAAGAAGGGAGACTTAGTACCGTTTAGTGATATTGATATGCCGCCTAATCCGGGCTATGGAGCTTCGGCATATTCTGAATATGATACTGGCTTGTGGGGTTATGCTAGAAATCAATATAATACAAGTGCGAGTTAATATATGAATTATTTAATGTTATGGAAAGGTAAAAATCCAACTAATAGATTAGATTATATTAAATCAGTTTTAGATAAAGTTACGGATGAAGATACTATAACAATTGTATCAGATAACAAGTTTCTACGTAATAAGAAGATACATTGGAAAAGCATAAATACTGTAGAAGAAGATTTATATAAAGACCATCCTTATTTAAAAAGTATCATATTACAGGCAAGTTCGGTTAGATGGTCTGATATATTAAGATTTTATTTACTAGGGCAAATAACTAATACTTTATATGTAGATACTGATATAGAGTTAATACAGAGACCGATATTTGATGATTTAGAGCATCCATATTTAATAAAGTATAATCGTAGATATTGGGATTTGAGTATGATGTATAACGGTAATAATACTGGTTTTTTTAAGGATTTTTTAAAATTGTTAGAGCCAATAATACAAAGAAGACCTGAAAGATTAAATGAATATGTATATTTTTTTACTTATCTAAATAGGTGGATAAGTAAGAATAAGGTAAATGAAATAGATTCTAAGATATATAATCATTATGAATTAAGAGGAAAATAAATGGCTGATACTTTTTATGTAGATTTTGATTTAAGTACGAGTGGAAACATTGGTACTTCTGGTGATCCTTTTAACTGGGATGATATGGTTTATTGTTTGGAAAATAGTATTTCAGCTGATAGTAATTTTTATTGTAAAGGTAGTCAAGTTGGTGGGGGTGTTGCAGTAGATAATGCTGGCGGTGAATTAGTAAAGTTATTAGGTTGGGGTGATGAAGTATGGAGATTAAGTGGCACTAATTGGAGTTTTAATATAGTTGATGCTATTTATTTTGATAATGCTATACTTTATGATGTTGGTATGAATGCTATTGGTAATATTAGTAATTGTTTTATTTTTAACGGATTATTTATTATTTTATATGATAATAGCAAGAATACTTTTGTTTTAACTAAAACATTATCTGATATCTCTGAATATGATTATGGTTGTTTAAATGCATGTGTTTATGTAGAGAATAGTGAAACATTAATAGATAATACACATGGAGGTAATAGTGCCGTTGATTGTATTACAAACAGTTTAACTTTTTCTGGGGCATTTTCAGATCATAGTGATGGTGGTGGAAACATACTAAATGCTGATATGGGATATATACCTCATTTTACTGAAACTAATTTAGAAAAGTTTAATTTGGGATGGGGAGAATATGGTGTTGGTTTAACATGGGCAGAACCATTTTCAGGATATTATATTGATTTTAGTGAATCTACAAGCGGTCACGCAGGAACAATATTTGATCCTTTTAATTATGATGATTTTATAGATTCACTATCAGGAACTAATAGAACTTATAAAGCTAAAGGTTCATATGAATCACCATCAAATGTTAGTATATTGATTACTTCAGCTGTTAGTATTAGCGCATGGGATGTATATAATTATGGACCTTGGAGATTAAAATCTACATATGCTGTTATTGATATTAGTAATTCAGCATCAGATATAAACGATTGTATTTTAGCAGGAGATTATACTGGTTATATTGCTATTCCAAATTGTAATAATGTATATATTATTGATGCATGGTCTGTAGAATTGAATGGAAATGAAATGACAAATGTAGTTTTTGGTCCAGAATATATGTTTATATTTGGTAGTATAAGTAATACTAATTTTATATTTAATAATTGTCTTTTTGCTTTATCAGGAAGACCTACTGATGGATATGGTCAACTTGTACCTAATAACGGAAGTATAGTAAATAATTCGGCAACATTCAATGATTGTTATACAACTGAAGATGAATTATCTGGTTTATGTAGAACTGCAGACGTAACAACTATTGTTGATAATGGAATAAATTATAGTGTTTCAGCTAATAATACACCAAATCCTCCTAACTGGGAAGATATTAATTTAGCAAACTTTAATGCAATTGCTGAAAATCAAATTGTTTCGTGGGCTACTAATAGAACATTTTATTTTAATATTAATAATGTTTATTCAGCAACTGATGGTTCTGGATTAACAACAGATCCTTGGTCCATAGAACAGTTTCAAGAATTTATGCGTTATACATATGGTGCTAATGGAGTAAGCGGTCAAACTTTTGTTAGAGATTATGATACTTTAAAAGTTAAAGGTTCATATGAAGCTCCTTCAGATGTGATATTTTTACCATATTGGTTAAATGATGAATATCGGTCAAGCGCTGTTACAATAGAAGCATGGGAACCAACTATTAATGGACATTGGAAGGTTAGACCTATAAACGCATTGGATGTATCAGATTTTAGCATATATGATATTAATCAAGGTAGACCTGTAAGTTTAATCATTAAAGATGGAGTAATTCAAAATTTATATGTTAAAACACATGCCGGCCCTATATCATTAAACGACTATGCAACAACATTACCGCCTTATGGATTAGTTGATTATCAATTTAAGAATTGTATATTAAGTGGAGATACTTGGTTTGATAATACTATTAATTCTGCTACTTCAGCAAATAATTATGATATGTTTAATGGTTGTACTTTTGTTGATGGAACTTTCTATCTTAAAGACCAAATTTATACAACTTGTGCCGGATATACTGGTATAATAGAGGATTCAACAGTTTTTGAAAAATTAGAATTTAATGATTGCGTGGCTTTGAATACATTATTTGATTTAACAGATATTTCTACTTCTGGATTATATATGCCGCCTAAAGATTTAATAACATTTAATTATTGTGAATTTTCTGGAACATCGGCACAGAGCATAGAATATAGTGCGGCATATGATGATGTAACATTAAGTGCATGTAATTTTGAAATAACTCCTTCGGTTACTTTTCCATTATATGATGATATAACAGTAAATAATCAAGACTCATTAGATTATAGATTATATGGTTTAACAAAAACTAAAGAAACGCGTGAAGATACATGGATAGCGGATGATTATAATGAAGGTTATATGGATTCTTCACGTAAAGCAGCCGGATCATTTTCATTTGCTCATATTAGTTATTTAGGTCATATTGGTGCATTTTATTTCGGGCCTGTTAGTGAAACGATAAATGTAGGAACTTTAGAAATATCAGCGGTTTTATTACAACCAACAATTTCAACAGTTAATGCAATTTCAGCAACAGTAGTTCCGACACAATTAACAGTAAGATATACTTTATTACAACCAACAATATATGCTACACAAGATTTAGAAATTGATTTTGTAGGGGTTCCGGTTTCTGGTCCTGTTCCATTAATAGTTGAATTTACTGCATATATTAATTTTTCTGCGGAGTTAAAGAATAAATATAAGGTAAAAGAGTATAGATGGTGCTTCAACTACGACTACGATAATAATACTTGTTTAGAAGATTGGGTTATTACTACAGCAAATCCAACGACTCATATATATAAAGGCCATGCGGGTCAAAAATTTAGTGTTAAAGCTTGTGTAACACTTGAATTATTATAAGGAAAATGTAATGTCAACTTCTGCAATTTATGTAGACATATCAAATGATTTAGATGCAACGCCTGGAACAGGTACCTCTGCATCACCATTTAATTACGTTCAATGTCAAGACCATTATTATGATGTGAGTGGTTTTGATCTACATATAATTTATTATATGAAAGGTTTGCGACAAATAACACAAGACGAAGATTTGACTAATTATGGTTCAACTTCTGCTAATCCAATTTCAGCATCATTTCTACCTTGGGATATGTCAACGTATGGTCCTTGGATTATAAGTGCTGTTAATGGAACAGGAGAATATGCCACACTGCCTTATTGGAATTTTGAAATTTATAACGAATATGATGATGGAACTTCACAATTAGTTGTCGATGGTTTAGTTGTCCACGTTTATGATTTTACATTTTGGACTGTAAATAATACAGCACCTGAGATGAGTGGATTTCAACACGTTTTAAAAAATTCTTATATTTATGTTAGTCATGCTGGGAAAATTTATCTAGACGAATTAGCTATAAATCCAGTTAAAATTCTAGGATGTACTTTTAAAATTAGATATAATAAAACCATGTATATATATCAAACGGCACCTCTTGATTTTGTTGATTGTTTTTTTGATGAGTTAAGTCAATATGGTTTATATTATTATAGTGTTGATGTATCTGCTGTTAGTTTTAGTGGTTGTTATTTTGTTAATGATTTATCGGCGACTGTTGCAACGGATTATCAGCTTTCATCACTTAATTTAGACGATGATTGCGTAACTTCATTTGAATTAAGTCAATCAATATCAGGATTTCAGAATATAACAGATACAAATTATACAGATTATGATTATACGAATTATGGTTTATCAGCTATTACTGATACAGATATTATAAATCGTTGGACAACATTAGACTATAACGACGGATTTTTTAGTTCATCTAGACAATCCGTAGGAGCTTTTTATTTTCATATGCCACCTTTTAACGTTAATGTATTATATACAGTTTATCCAAAACTAAGTTTTGTTAATAATGATTTTATATTTTCTGCTAATTTAGAGCCAACTGGTACATTTGATCCAACTTGGACATCAGCATATACTGTGTTATATGGAGATGGTCAATATTTTACATCAACATCAGCTATAGAAGTAACAAGATCATATGCTAATAGAGGTAACTATGTTTCGATTCATAATTATAAAATAACCAGTGCAACAGGCGAAACATACTATAATAATACAAGCGCTATTGGTAATATTAAAGTTAATCCTATACCAGAAATAGCTTTTACAGGATATTCATATGTTTTATCAGGTCTTAGTTTTTATGATGTTAAAGGTGGATATTATATAACTGATACTGTTGTTAGTGCTAATTGGGATTTCGGTGATGGGAGTTTATCTAGTACTACTGATTTAGATGCAATATTAATTCATAGTTATAGTGCTGTTGGTAATTATACAGTATCAGTATCGGCATATGATGTTAGTGGTAATGTTGGTGTTGGTAGTGATGTTGTTGGTATATTAGAAGGGGCTAATTGTGTATCTAAGGAAGATTATATAACTTTATGCGGTCCTGGTTCAAGTTTAGCGCGATATGGTAATAGTAGATTTATTGATTTAAAAACTTATTTACCTGATTATTTAAAAGATGGTGAAGTAGAAGAATTTATAGAAGTCTTTGAAGACTTTTTAAACGAAATGTATGATGGTCAAGATGGATGGATAAATAGTGCTACTTCAGAATTACCCATAACAGAAACGTGGAATTCAAATAGTGCAACTTCAGGAGGTCCAACTAGAGACTTTACATACGATATAAGTGGTACTACTGTTGATACTGAAGCTACAGATGCAGAACAAATAATAGTTGATTGGCCTGTAAATAGTATGTCAGCTTCTCCTAAAATATCAATATTAGAAAAAGTATATAGATTAACAGAATTGCATGATCCTGATTTAATAGATTTGGAATATATACAATACTTTGCTAAAAACTTAGGATATAACGTAAATGTATATCGTGATGAATTAGGCATTAGCGGAACGTATGCTTCATCTACATCAGCAAATTCAGCATGTACTGATAATGAAACTAATAGATATATACGATTTGTAGTACAAAATTTGCCAACGTGGTATAAAATTAAAACAACAAGAAATGCTATAAAAGTTATGCTTTATTCTTTTGGATTAGTTGGAGATATTTTGGAATACTATACTTCAAACTATAAATCATATCCCGAAGGTCAATGGAAACTTGACTCTGAAACAGATTTAAGAAATATTCCTGATAACTGGTATCCTACACCGCATTTTGCTCTTTTAGTAGATTTAGATACAAGTACTGATATATCATTTGATTTATCACGTAGAGATAAAGTTATTAGAGCTATTGAATCCATTAGACCAATTAATACTGTTTTTAAAAGATTAGTAGGATATGCTAAAAGAACATTTGAATTAACTACAGCTGCTTGGATTAGAATGACTAGATATACTGATATTAGATCTGATGGTTATAGTAATAGCTGGTGGGATGGAACGTGGTATTAATATAAATATTAATATAATAAGAATTTAAGGAGTTTTATAATGGCTAATGTTATGCTTACAAGAGCTGGTTTGCAATATGTACTATCAGCACATGATGATGGTGTTTATGTAGATGTTAGATACTTTATACCAGTATATGATGATAGAATAGACCCAACACTTAGAACTACAGGTGCGCTTTCTTCTATAGCTCAAATTGCGGATGAAACTGCAACTGCACCTTATGGTGAAAAAATATGGAATATATCAGGTTATTCGTTATCTGATACGGATGATTATGTTATTTCTGCTGTAGCTTTTACTAGTGATAGATTAGTAGATTCATATCAAAAAGTTCAAGTCAATACGAATTTATATGGTATTGTACCATTATCTACACAAATTAGCGGAATGGCTTTTGCTGTATCTGCTGGTTCAATGGCAGGATATTATGATTGGGATGTGACTGGTGGAGGAGTTGTAACGGGAAATAATGATAGACCTACTAGCGCAGATGATGATTATTTTGTTGTTACTGATTATTATCCAGTATATGATTCTGCTGCTGAAGAAAGATTACGTGGTGTATTTAAAGCAGAAATTAATAAGAGAATGGGTAAATTTAAGTTTAATAAAATAGCTATGTATGCAGTACAGGTTGATACTGATGGTGTGGTTTTGGGTAGTTGCTTCTTTGGTGAGGCTTATTTAGATACTCCAGTTGTTAAAACAGAATTAGCAACTGATGGTTTTGATAACTTTATATTTGATATTCAGATAGATTTAAGCGGAACTTCTGCTACATGGAATGATGTGTTCTTTTCAAGTTCGGCGGATTATTGGAGTCATAGCCCGGGTGGATTGTATTATTCCGGTCGTATAGGTGTAGGTAATTTTACGGGTGATGTTAGAGAAATTAGTGCCACTGCACATTTTAAGAAATCAAGAGATGTTAGTGGAACAGTTGATAATGATATACCTACATTAAGATTAGATTATGACGCTTCTAGATTTGTATCAATGGATGTTGTAAGTGGCGGTTATTTTGTTTCTGGTACAAATGGTGGAGACTTAGTTATTCAAGTTTCTGATTGGTCTACTTATTGTGGTGAAACTATTGCAATAAGACCTAAAGTAGCTAGAACTATAGCTTTAGGAACTACAACTTATCCATATGAGAGAGTAGCATTAAATGATAATAGATTACATGCTATTGATGTAAATAATGGCCAGGTTAAAATAGGCAAACTTAACGGTTATTCAGAATCAGATTATTATGGTATTCCATCAATATATTTAAGTGATTTAGCAGTAGAAATTACTGCAACATCAGACGGATCAACTGGTTCTGATATAAACGGTGCGTATATTGGTGGGGATTTATTTAGAAAGTATCAAAATCTATTTATTTTCACAACATTTTATTGTAATACTGGAAATGAATATTATGATAGAGATATTGCTATAGTTGCTGGTTTAGACGCAAGTGGAACATATAGTGCAGTTGGAACTCCTTCAGCGAAGATTAATCACATGTCTTTAACCAGACAACTTTTAAATAGTCAGAATTTTAGTTCTAATGTTGCTAGCGCTGCTGAAATTCATTTAGCTGCTAAAGGCGGTATTAAACTACATGGTGTTTTAGAATTAGAAAATATTAGAAATAGTTATGTTACAGATAGTGTAACTTATACACCTAATAATGCAATGATAATATCTAAGCAAAATAATTTGTTATTAGTAGCAGGATTAAATTCATTAGTAGATTATGATACATTAAACACATATTTTGCAACAAGATCTGAGTATATGAGTTCTTGGTTGACATCTACTAGTCAATTATTATTAATGGGTAAGACTATTTCTACTATTGGTAATATTAAACCGTGGATTACTAATACTGATGATATTGGGTCTTTATCACTTAAATATAAAGGTTTATATGTTGAAAATGCAAGAGTAACAGCTTTAACAGTAAACACTATTGGAGTAACTCAACTAGGAGCTTCTGAAATAACAGCAACAAATTTGACAGCTACAAATCTTGTTACAACAAACGGTTTTAGAATGTTATCAACTGATACACCACTAAAATATTATGTAAAAAACGTAATGTTAGGTACTTTAGTTGCTAATACTAATACTTTAGTGGATACTATAACCGGATTAGGTTCAATGAATATTTTTGGATATAATATCACAATTTTAGATGGTGTTAAGTATTTTCCTCCAGGTTATGAAACATCAGATCATCCATTAATATACTCATATTCTACTTTTATTAATCAGGCTGTTGGAGGAGAAACAACATATATAAATATAATTCCAAAAGCTACAACTTTTTCTAATTGTCCTTGTTATATTGTTATATTTTATCAAACCGCTACAGGATAAAGGAGTTTAAATTGATATGAAAACAAAGTTGACGCGTGAAAGGATTTTTCAGATTTGGTTTGTTTTAACTAATCTAAAAGTTCCAGAAAATGAGATGTTGGATAAAAGGTTTGACTATGCTAAAAATAGAACCTTAGATAGTTTAACACCAGAAGTAACTGAGATTGTTAAAGCAAGAAAGTCTGGTATTCCTAAATATGATGAGTTTGATATAAAACGAAAAGAAATATTGATGAAGTATGCTAGTAAAGACGAACAAGGTAATCCAGTTATTAATGGTAATCAATTTTCTATTAATGGTGAAAATTTGGAAGAAGCTAATAAATCATTAAATGAATTAATAGAAACATATAAAGAAGCTTTAGATGAAAGACAAAAAGAGATTGATATTTATAACGAGATTATTAATGAAGAAATAGAAATAGATATTACTCCAGTTTCATTTATTGCATTACCAACGTTTGTTAAAGAAGAGTTTACTAAGGTTATTAGACCAATGATTAAAGAAACAGATGAAGAAATTGAGGGATTATTATAATGGCTACTGAGACAATGTTTCCTAATTTGTTTCATAGTAGTAATTGGCAAGTTAATTTTTCTAACATGCCAGCACTTGAATCAATTAGAGATATGCGACTATATGATAATCTAGTTAAAAGTGTAACATTTCCTGATTATAATATGTCTGAGATATATTCTGATTTTATGGGATTTAGAGTTCGTCATCCAGAAGCACCTAAGATTAATGTAGATTTATCCCAGATACAAATAAGTTTTAAATTATCAGAAGATATGAGGAATTATATATACTTATTTGAGTGGATGAAGGCTATGAAGGCTGGAGATGTGACTGATTTTAGTTCAGAAGAAGATTTATTTAGAAAAAACACTATAAAATCAATTTCACTAAATATATTAGACAATCAGAAAAGAACAGTAGCGGTGTGGAGATTTACAGAGGCATTTTTATTAAGTTTAAGTTCATTGGCTTTAGATAATGGTATAAGTGAAGAAGTTACTTTTACTTGTAATTTTTCATATGAACAAATTTTATATGAGAAGAAGAATGTGCTAACATAATGGAGCATCTATGAATATTGAAAAAATTAAGGATAGTTTATTAGAAATTAAGTTATTAGTTGATATGAAGGTAGTAGCAGAAACGCTTTCACGCATAGGGATTGCTAATAAGAAGCAGAAAATTTTATATCCTTCGTGTTATGTTATTGAAAACGATTCTAAGTATTATCTAGCACATTTCAAACAGTTATTTTTATTAGCAAGGAATAGTGCTTATAATGCAATATGTGACGATGATATATTGAGAAGGAATGCAATAGCTTTTTGTTTAAAGGAGTGGGAATTGATAGATGTACAGGATGAATTGATAGTTCCTCATAATAAATACATATATGTGTTACCTTATAGTCAGAAGAATGAATGGAGTATAAAGCATAAATTTAATTTAAGAAGCTTAATTTGATATTAAATAATATAAATACTAAGGTGAAATAATGACATATAATAGAGATGAACGGTTAATGTCACGAATAGACGAAAATGATATAGAGGATTTTCAGACATACGAGATATATTATAAGTTGTTTGAAAGCGAAGATGAACCAAAAGAGTTAGATTTTAATAGTAGGATAAATAGTAGTGATGATTTTTATTGTGACGAAAATGAAGAAGAAAGAACCTTCTAAATTAAATAGAGAGGAGTAATATTATGCTAGAATTTGCAACTTATTTGAAAGAGACTTTCAATCAGGATGTATCAAAAGCAGAAGATATAATTAAAGAGAAGTGGAACAAAGTAAAGGCTATTATGAAAGAAGCTTTTGATGGTCCTTATGCTGACAAACAAACAGCATTAAATCGTATACAAAACGATTTTATTGATAAGACTATTGCTCCTTCAACTATTGATGTAGATTTTTTAAAAAATAATATGGAATATGTAGTTGAAAAGATTAATGCATTGGATGAAGGTGATATTAAAATTATCATCAACAACGATACAAATAAAAGCGGTAAAGGCGGAATGGCAGAACCAACAGTTACTACAATACCTTCAGTAACACCAATCTATACGACAGATGATGAAACTGATATAGATATGGAAACTGAATCTGCTAAGGCTAAAAAGAAAGGTAAGAAAGGCAAGAAAGCCGAAAAGGAAGAGGAAGAGGAATTAGAAGAAAAGGCAGAGAAACCAGAAGTTCCTGAAGTAACAGACGAACCAGAAGAAACTCCCGAAGTAACTCCTGATGAAGTGATACCGGATACGGAACCAGAAGAAACTCCTGAAGAAAAACCAGAAGAAACTGTAGACGAACCAACAGATATAGAAGCCAAAAAACTAACTATCACTGTTGTAGATAATAAAGTAACAGTTGATCCAGAAAATGAAGATACTGGTTTAGAACATAAAGATTATGAATTTGAATCACCAACACAGGCACAAAAATTCGCCGACTCACTAAAACAATTTTTTGGCGAACAAGGATTTGAACTAACTGATAATTCAGAAGAAACTCCCGAAGAAACACCAGAAGAAAAACCTGAAGGTGAAGAAACACCAGAAGAAAAACCTGAAGGCGAAGAAACTGAAGACGATGTTATTAGTTGGGAAGATGTAGAAGATGAGGAAGTTCCAGATGAAGAAGACGATGAAGATGTTGGTGAATCTATTGATATTAATAAATTAGTAGGTAAATTGGTTCGTGTTGGCGATAAATGGTATAATGTAACAAGTATTGCAGAATCTAAATTAGTTTGTGTTGATAAAGATGGTAATGAAAGTAAATTTGGTTTAACAGAAGTTGAAGAAGCTGAAGTTGATAAAGCTGAAGAAAAGAAAGAAGAAGACGAAGAAAAAGCTAAGAAAGAAAAAGAAGAAAAGGAAAAGAAAGAGAAAGAAGAAGCAGATAAGAAAGAAGCTGAAGAAAAAGAAGAAGCTGCTGAAAAAAAGGAAGATGAAAAAGAAGAAGTCGAAGAAGCATTATCTATAACTAAATTAGCTCGTAGATTTATGTTTGACGATGATGATACTGTAGACGAATCTGAAACACCTAAAATGCCTTCAGTAGATAAAGCTTTTACTAAAACAAAAGAACCTTCAGCGGCTTTAACTGCTACTCCTAAAAAGCCTAATGAAAAGTTGGAGAAAACTAATAAACCTGAAACTATGTCTAAAAAAGCTCCTTCCGCAGCTTTAACTGCTAAACCTTCTAAACCTAAAGAAAAGGTAGAAACTGTTAAGACTCCTAAGGTAGAAAAGAAAGCTCCACCTAAAGGTAATTTAACAGCTAAACCAGCTAAACCTAATGAGAAAATTGAAACTGTTAAAGCTCCTTCATTTGACGCAGAATATAATAAAAAGCTTTAAATTAGAGTTGAATACATTTAAAAAAAGTAATCCAAGATGGTTTTGTAAAACGCCTATTGGATAGAGGTTCTGTGTTTGAGCCGTATAAAATCAATTTGATTTTATTAAAAAATTCTAATTAAATAGAATTTATAACATAACATAAGAAACAGTAATCACTAATGTAGTCAACTTAAAAAGTCTATCATTTAATTTTGATAGGCTTTTTGTTTTTATAAATACTATGTAAGGAATATACTTATGCATTTTAAAGACTTTTATTTATTACAAGAAAAGAAGTTTTTAACAATATCTAATCAAAAAATTGAAATAGATATTGAAAACTTAGACTTATATAGTACAAGTCATTCAGATCAACAAATGAATCGACTTGATAATTATAAACGAATGAATATTACAGAAGATGAAATTATTAAAGACTTAGAAAAAGCATTACCTAAAATAATGAATGATTATGCTAACGGTGAAATAGAAAATGAAGCTGAATTTTTAGTTAAGAATAAAGAAACTAAGTTAAACATTATTGGTGCTCTTAAAATGCGTAAAGGCAAGGACTTTATATCTATCATTACAGTTATGAGAAAACCTGGTTATATTCCTAAAGATGGTACGTATACTTATGAGATATAATATGAAATTTACTGAATATTATAATTTAAATGAATCTATTGTTATAAAAGCATATCATGGTAGTCGTGAGAATAAAATTAAAGATTTTAATGTTAGAGATAGTGAAGCACTTAGAGTTTCGGGTATATACTTTTCAAAAAATAAAGAAGAAGCTAAGAAATATACTAAAATTAAAGGAATACAAGACGAAAATAGAATTACAACAGTAGAAATAACATTTAAAAATCCGGCAGATAGAGAAGTTTTAGATAAGTTAGGTTATCGTTTAAATGGAATGGAAATGAAAAATAAATTAATTTCAATGGGATATGATGGCGTTATTGATGATTTTATGGATGAAATAGTTGTATTTAATAAAAATCAAATTAAGGTATTGGATGTATAAACCATGAAATTTACTGATTATTATGACTTAAATGAACGATTAGGTAGTGAATTTAGAAACTTAATAGTTGTAGATGTTCAGCCTTTATATGAAGAAAATATTACAAAAAAGTTTTCAATAGAAGATTTTGGTAATTTTCTTACTACTATAAAGAAGAATATATTATATTTCTATAACGGTCCTGAAACTATTGATAGTGAAGACTCTTCTGAAGCTATAACTGGATGGTTAATTGAAAATAATCCTGATCTAGAAAACTTTGAATGGGATAAAGTAACATGGCAAGATAAGGGATACGCGTTCTATAGGGGTTGGATGGATTATGGTATAACAGATAATGGAATGAAACAAGCTTTACGTTATATGGCTATTAATAGAAAACATGATTCTAGAGATATACCTGTAGATGTATGGAAAAATGTATTGCCAGCTATTGATTATAAGCATTTAAAAGATATAATAGAAACAGAACCAATATGGGAACCAGATATTAGTATAAGTGAACTGAAGGATAATTGGGATGGTTCTTTAATTTGCGGCGGTGGACAAAACGAGTGCCTTAAGGAAATACAATTATTACTTAATGCATTTAATATTAATTATAAGTTAGTTGATAGTTTTATATATTAAATTCAAGTATTATAAATAGTTAATAGGAGAATTCAATAATGTTAGGTTATCAAAAATATCTTACAGAGATAGGTAAAGTTCAAGGTGTTTTTTTAACAACGCCTGAAGATTTGAATTCAGATTATATTAAAGTTATAGCTGATAGTGAGTTTGAAAAGGATATATCAGATAAAGATGCAGAAGAAATATTACAAAATGTGTTAAATAATCAAAAAGAATATAAATTACTTACTAAATCAATTGGTAATAATGTTTATCCTTTATATGATGAAATAATTAGAAAGGAAATTCAAAAGAAATATAATATAAAAAACAATATAAAAAATCAAGTTATGAGGCATTTAAGCGATGTGTTTAATGCATCTAATTGGCGTGAAGAAGCGGAAAAGGCTATTTATTGGTTTTTAAAGGATAATACCGGAAAGTATCAATATAATTCAGTATATGAACCAGATAATTCAAAACATAGTATAAGTGATGAAAGTCAATTAGCTAACGATATGTATGATGAAATAGGAACAGATTTTTAAAGGAGAAAAATATGCCATTTCATGAATTTGTAAAAGATGTTCAAAATGATTTTAATCAAGAAGCTATTCAAAATGCAAGTAAAGCTTTAGAATTGTTACAAAAAGCCAGTAGTTATTTAGGTGATGCAGCTTCAGCATGGGAAAATGCAGGTAATCAAACTGGTGATTTTATTCATTTTAAACAATTAGTAGATGAAATTATAATAACAGATAATGGAGAAGCCGGTTTAAAACCATTTGTAGCATCGTTTAAACAAGGAAAATAATATGTCATTTCATAATTTTATAGTAGAAAAGTCAGAAGCCGGTAATGCTTTTAAAATAGCTAAAGAAGCAATGTTATTATTACAAGAAGCTTCAGCTAAATTAGAATCAGCAGATATGGTATGGAAACAATCATTTGATGAATCTAGTATTTTTGAACAGTATCAAAAAAGAATAGATGAAATGATATCTTCTAATCATGGTGAAGCAGGACTAAAAGCTGATATAGAAAACTTTTATAAAATGGAGTTCTAATAATGAGCTTTCAAGATTATTTAAAAAATATGGAAAACAAAGATAGAATTTTTAAAGTTAAAGATAGTTTTCCTGTATGGATTAATACTGGTGAAGTTAAAAAATCAAATTATTATTATGGAAATACACAGATAATTTTGCCAGTTTTTGAAAAATATATAACAATGCCAGATGATGAAATACATATAAAACATGGAACCGGCTATATAATTAAAGGTGATGATCCTAGAAGTACGTTAATGGCTGTTTCATTAATTGAGCCTAAAAGTCCATTTGAAAAAGAATATAGATCACAATATATTATGGATCAATTACCTGATGAAAAATATATTGAAGAAATAAAGTAATTTTAAAGGAGAAAACAATGTCATTTACACAATATTTGAAAGAATCTAGTCCTGGTCAAATTATGGTAAAGCAAGCAGAAAGTAAAAGAAAACAGATATATAAAAAGTATATGGTACAAGGTAATTCGTTTTCTCCTGTTGGTGAAATAGTTACTGAAAAAGTATTACCAGCCGGAATATATAGAATTCAAAATAGTATGGAAGGTATATTTTTTGAAATTCATGATGTTAATACTGATGATATTTTGAGATTTGAAGATAGTAGATATAATAGTATTTTACAAGAAATAGATAATTTTTGGAATTTAAAAGCAGACTTTACAAAATATGGGTTTACACATAAAAGAGGAGTCTTACTTTTCGGGGAACCAGGTTCTGGAAAGAGTGCGTTGCTTAAGTTAGCTATGGCAGAAACTGTTGAAAAGAATAATATAGTACTTATTACAAAGGATGCGCATACTTTAGTTAGTGGATTACGTGCATTACGTGAAGTTGAAAAAGAACGTAAAGTATTATGTATTATTGAAGATATAGATGAAATAATTAATTATGGTGGAGAACACGCTATTTTAGAGTTGTTTGATGGAGATTCACAGACAGATAACGTATTATTTTTAGCAACTACAAATTATATTCAAAAATTACCACCAAGAATACTTAGAGCTTCACGTTTTGATAGAAAGATTAAAATAGATAATCCACCAACTGAAGGTAGATATGCGTATTTAAAAGCTAAGCTTAAAGAGAATATAGAGGATGCTAAGATTCACGAGTTAGCAGAAAAGACAAAAGGATTATCTTTTGCACAATTAAGGGAGTTTGTTATATCTACATTTTGTTTAAAGCATGATGCTGATAAGGTTATAGATAGGTTAAAAAATCATTTAGAGTCTAATTTATCAGAAGGCGATGAGTTTAAGAGATTTTTAGGTTCAAAAATGTTAGATGAAGGATTAAAGTTATAATGAAATTTAATGATTATTATTATCAGGATCCATTAGAGTTTGTATCTATGGTGAACGATATGTTAAAGGAAGACATAGAGTTCACGTCTTCATTGGATCCTATTTTTATAGCACGATTATCTAATTACCTTGAAAAACGATTTCCTTCATTTGGTGATTTTAATACAGCTATAGGTCTTGAGTTGCGTAAGTATATGAGTGGCGATAACAATCAAATTAAGAAGATGCAACGTAAAATTCATAATGTAATAAATAAAGCTAAAGAAAAGTTTTTACATAGCATAGAAGATAAATGTAATAAAATAAGAGCTGTTCCGACTGATAATATAACTGATACGCCACCAGTTACCATTGAGGAACCTATACAAAATGATCAGCTTTCTTAATTACTATGAATTAGACAAACCAACAAGAATTGAAATCGATCAAATTAATAATCTAAAGGACGATAAACTTTTCGTGTTAGTTTGTGGAGATAGTAATAAAGCAACAGTCAGCGAGAAGTTTATACAACTTTCTGCTATTAATGCAGAAACCAATCAAATAAACGAAGAAATACAATCAGTTTTAAAAGGTAAAGAATCAATAATACTAATTGAAAATAATGATATTGAAATAATAAAAGAAAGGTTATTATCCGCAAAAAAGAATTTTTTCACCACGATATACGTTTTAGTTGAAGCTATACAATCCAAGCAAGATAATAAGATTATTTTAAATGAATTAATACAAAATAATACTTTAGTAGATTTCTATGTTTATTTGAAACGATAAATATTGACATTCACTATAGAAAATGTTATTTTTGAATTGAAAGGATTTTATATAATGATCAAAATTATAAGTGGTTGGTCAAACATAGGTGGTTCAACAATAGCTTTTATTAATTTAACCAATGCTTTAAACGAAGCCGGTTATGAAGCTATGTTTTATGGACCACATCTATGGCACTTAAATCAATGTAAATCTGCACAATATAATCGTGGAAATAAGTTATCAGTTAATAAAGATGATACTTTAATAATTCATTTTATAAATTCCTTTAATAGTAGACCGCCTGTTAAAGGATTTTTCTTTTCTAGTCACGAGCAAGATATTTTTCCAATAAAGAACATTAATTATTCTATTTATGATAAGATACATTTCGTTAGTGAACATCAAAAACAGTATCATTTAGTAGAACATCCTTATTTTATCATTCCAAATATATTAAATGATTTGAAACCTAATACTAAATCTAATAAGAAAATTGGCGGGATTATAGGTTCAATTGATAGAAATAAAAGGGTCGATGAATCTATTAAAAGGGCTTTAGCAGACGGATGTGAACAAGTTTTAATTTATGGTGTTTTATCAGATCCTTGGTGTTGGCAAACTCAGATAGCTCCTTTAATCGATGGTAATAAAGTTATATATAAAGGAATTGAAGACGATAAACAAAAAATGTATGATTCTGTAACAGACGTTTATCATTCATCTATACTAGAAACGTGGGGTTATATTAAAGGAGAATGTAAATTAACAGGTACTAATTTTCACGGTAATAATTCAACTAACGGATACTGGGAACTAAGTAAAGACGAAATTGTTAAAAAATGGATAAAGGAATTAGAATATGATACAAAATAATTTTAAAATAATTATACCTTCATATAATACTGCGCCGTGGATCCAAAAATGTATATGGTCATTGCATAATCAAGCATATACTAATTGGAAATCTGTTATAATAGATGATGCTTCAACTGATAAAACATTAGAATATATTTTAAGTTTTATGAAAGATATTCCAGAGGCAGACAATTATAAAAGAAAGCAATATAGATTATTACAGAGAAATGTTAATGTTGGTGCTTTAGAAAATATAGTATATGGTATTAACTTAATATGTGATAATGATGAAGATATAATAGTTTTGTTAGATGGAGATGATTCATTATCTGCGCATGATGTATTAGAATATTTAAATGAAGTTTATCAAAATCAAAATATATGGCTGACTTATGGTCAGTATATTCATATGTCTGATAATAAAACTCGTGGTATGAATAAACCTTTAACAATGAGTACTAGAGAATATAGAGATGGTAAAGAATATTGGTGTACATCTCATTTAAGAACATTTAAATATAAGGTATGGAAACAGTTAAAAGATGTTGATTTAAGAATGTCAAATGGAAAGTATTATCCTATGGCGTGGGATTTAGCTATAATGTATCCTTTAGTTGAAATGTGTGGTAATAGAAGAATTCAGTTTATTAATAAGATAATGTATATTTATAATGATACGAATCCTATAAGTGATGGTAAAAAAAATCCAATATATCAAATTAGTTTAGCCAGAGAAATTAAAAACAAACCAAAATATCCAGAATTATGAAAGTAGTAATTAATCGTACTGGTAAACCATTAAGATTTACTGAGTATAAGAAAGAAATACCGTGGGATGGTAAGCGATATATAGTTCCTGATAATATTGCTGAAAAATATCGAGGTTATTTAGAAGTTATTGATATTGATAAATCAAATGAAATAGATGGTTTAAAACATGAAATTAGAGAAGCTACTAAAAAATTAGGTATATTAACAGACGAAAATAAAAACAAACAACATTTATTTGATAATTTAAAGAAGAATATTGTTGTACCTAAAATAGATTTTTTATATTCGTTTCATTTTAATGAAGATCAAAATGAAGCTATTAATAGACTTAAACATTCAATTAAGAGCATTATAAAACAAAATGTGAATGTGTGTGTTTGTAATACATCTAAGGATTGTATTTATAAAAAAATCAAAGGATTAGGTAATATAAAATATCATCATGAACCTTTAGATTTGAAAATGTATTGTAAGCCAACAACTATTAATATTGGGGTTAAACAATTAATTAATTCAGATTATTTCTTTTTATCAGATATAGATTTATTTTATCATCCTGAATATGTGAATTGTATGGGTTTGTTTTGGATGAATAGATCTGTACCAGTTAGAGTAGTTGGATATAATAATAATTTAGGACCTTCTTCATATCCTTTAAATATAGAAGACTGTAAAAAAATATTTTTAAATAGTAAAGATAATTTTCGTACTAAGGGAGGAATAGCACCGGGTAACGGATTGATACATAGAAAATCGTTTGATAAAATTTTAGGATTTGATGAAAGATATATAGGATATGGACCAGAAGATGCAGACTTTAATTATCGTATTACAAAGATATGTAATTATATATCAGTAGACTTAGAAGAGTTAAATACATACCATTTTTTTCATAAAAACTTAACAGTATCAACAATAGAACAAATTAATAATAGTATATTATATACTTATATAAAAGAAATCGACGCTGTAAAAAAATATGATATTATTAAATCAGGACAAATTATAATACCTAAAAAATTATTAGCAGTTAATGAAGATACAATAAAGGAAATAATGATATGAAAAAAATTACGTTTATCATATTAAGTTATAATAGACCTTGCCAATTAGATGCAGCTATTAGTAGTATGAAAAAGTTTTTTATAAACTGGCAAAATCATAATATAGTTGTGTTGTATAGAAGTACTAATGATAAATTTAAACAAGGATATGAATTAGTTAAACAGCGTCATAATGATTTAATATATGTAGAAGAAAATAATTTTAGAATTAATATGGATTTTATTTTAAATACATATAAAACAGATTACTTAGCAATGATGTGTGACGATGATATTTGGAAAGAATCTTTTAATACTGAAGATCATGACTTTCAGTTTTTTGATTTAAATAAAGATAAAGGTATTTGTTGTTTTTCTTTACGAATGCATCCTAGAATAAGTAAGTGTTATACTGCTGGAAATATTGATACACATCCACCAAAACAATTCTTACATGAAAATCCTTATGTTTGGCAATGGACTAATGAAGAACTTAAAGGAGATTGGAATTATCCTAATTCAGTAGATTGTCATATTTTTGTGTATGATGATATGTATAATTTATTAATGAGGCGAGATATAGTCAGTGTAAGTCATATTGAAGTTATTATATCTCAGTTAGCTCCTAGAAGTATGAAACCTTTTATGGCTTGTTCAAATAAATCAGCTATTTTTAATATTCCGTTAAATGCAGTTCAAGAAATATGTAGAAATATCAATATGGGTATAACAATTAATTATTTAAATGAAATGTATTTAGAAGGATATATATTAGATACAGATACATATATTGGGATTGATAATATATCTCCTCATCAAGATCTTCCAATTAGTTTAAAAAGGATAGTATGAATATTGGTATTATTGGAGCTAATGGATTTGTTGGTAAAGAACTATCAAATGTTTTATCAAAAGATTATGAAGTATATGATATTACAAAAGATAATCAATCATATTTTTATGATATGACGTTTGACGTTCTTATTAATGCTAATGGAAATAGTAAAAAATATTGGGCAAATCAAAATCCAATAGAAGATTTTGAATTAAGTACCAAATCTGTATATGAATCAATAATAAATTTTAAGTTTAAAAAATATATTTATATATCATCAGTAGATGCTGAATTTAGTAGTACTCCTTATGGATTAAATAAAAGATTATCAGAAACAATAGTTAAAAATATATCTGATAATAAAAGTTATTTAATATTAAGATGTAGTGTGATTATTGGTAAAGAAATGAAAAAGGGTATACTTTATGATATTTTAAATGATAAAGATGTATTTATATCTTCAGATTCTAAGTTACAATTTATTACAAATACAGAAATAGCTAATATTATAAATAAATTATTACAATTAAATATATCAAATGAATGTATAGATATAAGCGGTAAATCAAATATAAGTGTTAGTGATATAGGTTTAATGTTAAATAAAAAAATTAATTATAAAGATAAATTAGAGCTACAATATTATTGTAATTCAACTTATAATTTAGAATTTTATTATAATAATATGAAAACATCAAAAGAATATATTTTGGAGGTTGCTAATGAAAGAATGGCAGGATCAGTTTAATCCGTTTAATTCAATGAAAGCATTGTATCATAAAGATCACTTAGAAGCTTGCGCTAAAGGTGAATATTTAACTCCTGTATGTGTAAGTATTGATCCTACTAATAAATGTAACTTCGATTGTATTTTTTGTAATTCGTTTAAAGCTGTTAGTGGTGGTAATGATACTATGTCAGAAGAGCATATGGTTAAACTAGCAGATTTTTTAGGAGAATGGGGATCCGATAAACCAGAAGGTCATATTAAAGCGGCGTATATTACTGGTGGCGGTGAGCCTTTAATGAATCCTGGTACTATGGCTTTAATAGAACAACTCAAACATAATCAAATACAATCAGCTGTTATTACTAATGGTACTTATTTAACGGATGAAAAAATAGATATAATAGTTAAAAATTGTAGATGGATCGGTTTTTCTGTAGATGCTGTAACTAACGAAACATATAATAAAATGAAAGGGTTGCCTAATAATTCTAAAGTATTTGATTTAGTTATAAACAATATAAGGAAGATTGTAAAGAGATCTAATGAATTAAATACTGGTTGTGATGTGTGCTTTAAATTTCTTTTACATCCGGTTAATATGAGTGAAGTTTATGAAGCTGCTTGTTTAGCTAGATCTATTGGTGTAAAAGATTTTCATTTAAGACCTATTAGGTATATAAACTTTGATAAGATAGATGAAAAAACTATTAATTTTAAGGATAATATAGAGTATATTAATAAACAATTTGATGAAGTACAAACATTAAATACTAATAGTTTTCATGTATATGGTGTTCGTCATAAATTTAATCCAGATCTATCTATTAAGAAAAACTTTAGTAAATGTAGAATAATACCAATCGAACCTACTTTTGGTGCTGATGGGAATGTTCATACATGTTTTGATCATCGTAGTCAAGAAAATATGATATTATGTTCACATTATCCTGATGTAACTGAAATAGCTAAAGTTTGGAATACACAAAAACATAAAGATATAGTAAATAATATTAACGTTGAACAATGTCCCTCGTGTACGCTGAGTAGTCTGAATGAGGCGATCGAAAAAGTAATACTTAAAGATAATATGTGTATTAATTTTTTATGAGTAATTTTGCTATAGTATCAGATAATTGTTTTGGAACGTTAGTATATAATATACATTTTAATTTACAGTATACATCACCGTTTATTAATATGTTTATTCATACTCCTCATTATATTAGATTATTAGAAAATTTTTTTGATTATATGAAAGAGGATTTAAAGTTTATTAAATTTGAAGAATCTGAATATGCTAATGATCCTTTAAAAGTTTATATTGTTGGTAAATTAAAAGATGTTGAAATATGTTTTCCTCATCCTCATATATATGCTAATGAAGAGGATGTTTATAATAGTTGGAATCGAAGAAAGGAACGCTTGCCATTAGATGAAAAACAAATATTATTTAAATTAGGAAGTATCTATACATATAATTATGTAAACTATGATAATTTTGAAGATCTATTAAAAAGATTTTACAATTTGAATTTTACTAATAAGATTTCGTTTACTCGTAAAAAATATGATTATATTAATAATTATGAAATATTACCAGAACATTTTTGTAGATGTGACTTAAAAGGTAAAGAGTATTATAAATATTTTAATTTAAATCAATTAATGGGATATGAGATATTATAATGAAATCTGATGAACTTAATAAAAAAAGATTAGATTTTCCATTAATAGATACAAGTATTGTAGTTAATATAGGTGGATATCATGGAGACTGGGCATATGACTTGTATAATAAGTATAAATGTGAAATGTATATATATGAACCAGTAAATTCATTTTATAAAATATTAACTAAAAAATTTAAAAAAGATATTAAAGTTCATATATTTAATTATGGTTTATTAGATGAAGATAAAGAAATGAATATAGGATTACGAGAAGACGGAACATCAATATATAATACTGTAAACGTTGAAAATGTAAAGTTTAAAAATATTAGTAATATTATAAATGATTTAAAAAATATAGATTTGATGGAAATTAATGCTGAAGGTTCTGAATATTTAATATTAGATAAGATAATAAAAGATAATTTAATTGATAAAGTAAATTATTATTTAATACAATTTCATCATAATGTGGAAAATACTAAAGAAAAAATAGATAATATTAGAAAACATTTAGAAATGACACATACATGTTTATGGAATGCAGATTTGGTTTTTGAATGTTGGAAAAGGATTAAATAAATATGCTTGAATTGAGATTGATTGATCGAAGTTTTATTAATTGCGGGCCTAGTTGTGGTACTGGGAATACTGGTAAATCTCCTAAGAAAATTGTCTGGAATACTCAAAAATCAATAGTTAAAGATGATATTGTGGTTTTTACAGACTATTGTTTACACGAAGCAGCTCAATATACTAGTTCTAATAAAATAGCTTTGATTTTAGAGCCACCTTCTGTTATACCCCATATCTACCAGTGGATCGAGCAAAATCATCAAATGTTCAATACTGTTTTAACATTTGATAAAGAATTATTAGATATTTCAAGTAAATTTGTGTTTAGTCCTAATGCTACTGGGCATTGGTTAAAAGATAATGATATTAAAATTCATAATAAAAATAAGTTAATATCAATGTTCGCTTCAAACAAAAGAACTACAGACGGGCATCAAATGCGTCATAAGATAGCTTCTAAGTATAAAGATAGTATAGATGGTTTATTTGGTAGAGGTTCTTATGGGTTTTTAGATGATAAGGCAGATGGATTAAGAGATTATAAGTATCATATAACGGTTGAGAATACTAAGAAAGACTATTATTTTAGTGAAAAGCTTATAGATGCATTTTTAACAGGATGTGTGCCAGTTTATTATGGTTGCCCTAGTATTGGAAATTATTTTGATACTAGAGGTATGTTAATATTCAATACTTTGGAAGAGTTTGATATGATTAAAAAGAATTATATAGATCAAAATTATTATGAAGTTGCTTTAGAATCCGGTTATATACAGGATAATTTTAATAGAGCTATGAAATATTTGTATCCTGAAGATTATATGTTTGATATATTATTTAAGGAGTAATTCTATGGAAAAAGTATTTATTGATGGCGGGGCGCATTCTGGTGAGACTATTAAAGATTTATTAGATAAACGAAATGATATGTTAGGTAGTACTATTTATTTTTTTGAACCTAATAGAAGCTATGCAAATATACTATATAAAATTAAAGAATCTAATAAAAACTATAATATTGAAGTTATTATGAAAGCTTTATGGATTAAAAATGAAATATTAGATTTTTATACAATGACTAATGTTCATTTTGGTGATTTAGGTAATACGTTACTTAAAGAAAATAGATTGGAATTAGATAGAGAACATCCTAATAAAGTTGAATGTATTAGTTTAAGTGATTTTATTATTGGGTTAAAAGATAAGTATATTGTTTTAAAATTAGATATTGAAGGTGCAGAATTTAAAGTAGTTCCTGATTTAATTGAGACTGGAGCTATTACTTTTGTTAAAGAACTATATATTGAATGGCATGATAGATTATATCTTAAAGAGAATTCACAACCATTAAAAGATAGATTAACTAAAACTAATATTGTTTTACATTCTTGGGATTAAAAATATTTGTGTAATGTAAAAGAAAATGTTATATTTGAAAGGTGAATTATTATGAAAACTTGTGTGTTTATGCGTTGGTATAATGAAAATGTATTTGATGAAATTAAGAAGATTAAAAATGAATCTGGTTATGACGTGTATTTAAGTTTGGACTATAAATTAGGAAGTATATTAAATATAACTGATATATGTCCAATTCATTACTATAATGAAGATGATTTTAATAAATCTAAAATGTTATCGTGGGCTAAGATTTGTAATAAACCCGGTTCAATGTTTAGATTTAATCCGGAAGTTTCTTTAATTGATTTTAAGAATAAGATAAATTATGATTATTACTGGTTAATTGAAGGTGATGTTAAATTGGCAGGTGATTATAATGAGTTTTTTGAAGAGTATAAAAGTGATAGTCATGATTTACTAGCTTATAATATTATGTGCGATCAAAATATAGACCAGAAGTATTTAACTAGTGCGGATTATGATTACTTGAAAAATGCAGAACAATTTGATAATACAAATTTGTATCAATATATTAATGTTAGATTTAAATCATTTATGGTAGTATCTAGATTTTCAAAAAAATTATTGGATGCGTTGGAAGATAGTTTTAAGAAAGGGATATTGGGAACTAATGAAAATATAGTTGCAAATGTTTGCTATTATAACAATATGACTATGCGTTCATTTAATAATAGTTATTTTAAGGAAGAAAACTACTCCGATACACCAAAAGTATTTAATCCTAATGCTCATTCATTTTTTCATTCTATTAAACGTTAATGAAAACAAAAATATTAATTACTGGAGCTAATGGATTTATTGGATGTCATTTAAAAGAATGGTTATCAGTTACTAGATATAAGATTTATACAATTAGTCGAGATGATGGAGATATATCTGATGAAAAATATGTTAAATCGTTATATTCAATTAAACCTAATATTATAATACACTTAGCGTTTGATATATCTAGAGAAGATAGTTATGAAGTATATTTAAGACAATTAAATAATAATATCAAATCTATGTTGTTAATAGCTGAATTAGCTAAGAAGTGTAAAGCTAAATTAATTATTCCTTCAACTGTTTCACTATATGCTAATAACAATAAGAAGTTTATTGAAAGTAATAGTATAGATCCGAGAAATGTTTATAGTTTATCTAAGTATGTATGTGAACAAATAACTAAGATATATGATTTAGATTATTTAATATTACGGATTGGAATACTATATGGGAAGAATCAAAGTGGTAATATGCTTATACCTAATATAATTAACCATATAAAAGAAAATAAAACTATTGAGATATATGGTGGAGATCAAACTAGAGATTTTTTGTATATAGATGATTTTTGTGAATTGATTTTTATAAGTATTGTTAAAGATATATCTGGTATATATAATGTTGGTTATGGGAAAAGTTATTCTATTAAACAAGTTATTCAGTTTATTGAAATGCTTATGGGCAAAAAATGTTTAGTTAAGTATAAAAAAATCAAGGATAATGAAATATTAAACTATAGTATTAATAATAAAATTGCTAAAAAAATATTTAATTGGAATCCACAATACTCTTTAATTGAAGGGTTGAAAAAGACAATATGCGATTAAATTTGAATAATATTATTAATCGTCATAAAAATATACCTGCGTTAGTTATAGCACACGGTCCATCATTAAATGAATATTTACCTATATTAGATCAATTGAAACAAAAAGGTATTATTTTAATTGATTGTAACGAATTTTATGATTTTCATAAAGTTAATCCGACATATTGGTGTTTTGCAAGTAGTGTGTTAAGAATAGATAATCAAATTAATTATATTAATAAAACTGATAGTGTTATAGTTTATGCGAATTCTGTGGATTTTACAAACAAAAATTGGATTGAACAGAATATAAAAACAGATATTATAGCATATGATCAGAGGCATTTTCAATATAAAACGTGTAATGAGTTAATGCAAAGTTCTTTAAAAAATTATGGAGGTTATAGTTGGAATGGATTATGTTGTAATAATATTGATAGAACAAGACTAACTATTCAAGAAGAATTACAAAAGATGACAATGTATAGTAAACATTATAAAACTGGAGATTCAATAGCAGTTCATGAATTAGCGTTGGCAGTTTTGTTAGGATGTAATCCTGTTTATTTTATTGGAATTGATTTAGATTATCGATTAGGATATGCTAATAATATAAAATATAATGTTCCTATGGATGGTTTATCTGAAAATTATGATCGAATTGTAGAAGATATGGAAATAATTCGAGATTCTGCTAAAGTAATTGGGATTGAATTAATAAACTTAAATAATTTAAGTTATCTACCATTTAACAAAGGAAAGATTGAATGAACTATTTTATTATTCCTGCTAGAAGTGGTTCAAAAGGAGTTCCTAATAAAAATGTAATATTATTAAATGGAATTCATTTACTTGGATATTCTATTAAAACTGCTAGTGCGTCTAGACATACTAATCAGATTATATTATCTACTGATAGTGATGAGTATATTGAGATAGCTAAAATATATGGAAATGTTATAAGTATAAAAAGAAATAAATTAACATCTAATGATAAAGCGAAAGATATAGATTATATGCTTCATACTATTTTTCAATTAGAATTAGATGAATTTGATAATTTAATTATTTTGCGTCCTACTTCACCAATTCGTAAAATTGAAGTAGTTGATAAAGCAATTGAAATATTTAATACAATAAGTTATGATTTTGATGCATTGAGATCAATGCATGTATTACCAGAAGCACCAGAAAAAATGTTTAGATTAAATAGCGATAATTCCGTTAAACCATTGTTTGGCGATGACATCGATATAACAAATCAACCTAGACAAATGTTTGAAGAATCTTATCATCCAAATGGATATGTTGATATTGTCTCTGTTAGGTCTATTATGCAAACTAAAAAATCTTTTGGAAATAAAATATATGGATATATTACTGAAAGAATTTATGAAATTGATACTGTAGAAGATATAGATTTTCTTAATATTAAAATGAAAGGAATATAATTAAATGAAAACTAAAGAAATTATTGAAACTATTAGTAATTTAGAACCTAGATCTATGAGAAGTTATTATGATATTGTTTGGAAAAAAACTAATAATGATATTTTATACGATACTGATGGAAAAAAGTATATTGATTTTACATCTACTATCTTTGTACAAAATGTAGGACATTCTAATCCAAAAGTTATTAATGCTATTAAAAAAGCGGCTACAAAACAATTAACTCATACTTATACTTATTATCATGAAGGAAGAGCAAAAATATTACAAAAATTAATTAATATGAGTCAACCATATGGAGAAAAAGCATTTCTTTTATCGTCAGGTACTGAGGCAACAGAAGCAGCTGTAAAAATGGCGCGGTGGTATGGTGGAGTTAATAAACCTATAGTTTTATCATTTATAGGAGCAATGCATGGTAGAACTATGGCAGCTGAATTAATGAAGGGAACAAATACGTATCCTCGTCATAAACATTTTTGGCATTTACCATTTCCAAATGATCAAAATAATTTTGAATCTGATTTAAAAGATATTGGAGTTAATACAAAAAAAATTTGTGGAATTATTATAGAAAGTTATCAAGGATGGTCTGCAAGATTATTACCAAAACAGTATGTTCAGGATTTATGTAATTGGGCAAAAGAAAATGATGTATTGGTATGCTTTGATGAAATTCAAGCAGGATTAGGAAGAACAGGTAAATTATTTACATTTCAACATTATGATGTTGATCCTGATTTATTTTGTTTGGGTAAAGGATTAGGTGGTGGACTGCCATTGTCTGCTGTTATTGGCAAATCTAAAATATTGAATATACCGGATATAGGAGATATGAGTAGTACACATTCAGCAAATCCTATTTGTTGTGCATCTGGTTTAGCAGTATTAAATGAATTAGATAGAATAATCAAATCAAATAAATTTAGACAAAATATTAATTGTTTTGAAACATATATTGAAAATATTAAATGTAGACATAATTTTTCATCGATTTTATTAGAAGTTAATTATTGTGGAATGGTAGCAGGGTTTGTATTTAAAAATAAAACAATTGCTGATAATGTTTGTGATATTTGTGTTAAGAAAGGATTATTGCCGGTTCATACAGGAAGGGAATCAGTAAAGATAGGACCTCCGTTAACTATTACACAAGATCATTTAACTAAAGGTCTTATGATTTTTGATAATGCAATTGCTGATGTTTGGAGAAATAATATATGAATTATGTTGAAATAACTTATAAAAATCATGATTATACATCTTATCCATATAAGTTAATAGATTATTTATTTAAGAGATATCATTTAAAAGAAGGTCATAATTTATTAGATATAGGGTGCGGTAGAGGAGAATTTTCAAAAGCTTTTCAAACAAAACAATTGAAAGTTACTTCTATTGATAGAATTTATAATGAAGATTATCATAAAGATTTAAATTTTTACAAATTTGATTTAGAGAAGCCAATAAAGATAAAATCGACTTTTGATATTATATTTTGTAAATCTGTTTTAGAACATATAGTAAATCAAGAAATATTTATGAATTCAATTAAAAATTTAATGAGTAAAAATGGATTAATTATAATGTTAGTTCCTGATTGGGATAATCAAAAAAATATTTTTTATGATGATCCTACTCATATACATCCTTATAATCAAAAATCCATGAAGGATTTATTAGAAATATATGGATTTAAAAATGTTCAATCCGAAAAGTTTTATCAATTACCGTTAGTTTGGAAATATTATATGTTTAAAATACTATGTAAGTCTATAGGATTAATTTTAAAACCAGAGCATTATTTAAAAAATAAAACCTTACATTGGGCAGTTGAAAATATGATACTAGCAACTGGGAGAAAGTAAGTATGAATGTTAGACATTGTGGAATGTTTGTAAAAGATTTAATAAAATCAGTTAATTTTTATAAACAATTAGGATTTGTTGAATATTATAATAATATTGAAAAATGGAATTATTTTGGAGAATTGAAAATATCGAAACTTAAATCAGAAAATGGATTTAATATTGAATTAATTGAATCTGATAAAGTAAATGAATTAAACGATAAACATCATATTGCATTAGAAGTTGAAAATGTAGATGATATTTATAATAAATTAAAAGATAATTTTAATTTTATTATAACACCAACAATCTCGCCAGATGGATCAGCAAAGGTTGCTTTTTTTAAAGGATATGAAAATTATATTGAATTGGTTGAAATATTATGAATAATTTAAAAAAAAAGATTCTGCTAATAGTGTATGATAATGGATCGTATATACACAATTTTCCATTAGGTACGGCTTATATAGCTGAGTATTTAAAACAACATAAGCATCAAGTAACTATTTATAATCAAGATGTATTTCATTGGGAAGAATCTCATTTAACTAATTATTTAGATAATAATAAATTTGATTATGTTGGATTAGGGTTTATAGCTGGTTATTATCAATATAAAAAAATTCAATTAATCTCTAAAGCTATTAACGCATCAAAGAATAGATTAAATTTTAAGTTTATATTAGGGGGCCATGGTCCTTCACCAGAACCTAATTTTTTTTTAAAGAAGTTACAAGCGGATTATATTGTAGTTGGTGAAGGTGAAGTTCCATTTCTATTTTTAGTTGAAGGGCGAAACCCTAGTGATATAGATAGTTTAGTTGGGTTGGATTTTAATAATAATGATAAACGTGATAATGTAATAAAAAATATTGATGATTTACGACCTAATTGGGATTTATTTCCTATTGAGAATTATGTTTTAGTTAGAGAGTTTGGATTTAAAAAAACAGCTAGAGTTATGTCTATGGTTTCGGGTCGTGGATGTAATTTTAGATGTAATTTTTGCTATCGTCTTGATAAAGGATTAAGAATTAGATCAAATGAAAGTATTATAGATGAAATTAAATACTTAAAGAAAACTTATAATATAGATACTATTTCTTTCTTAGATGAACTATTAATGTCATCTGAGAAAAGAGTAATATTATTATGCGAAGAATTTTTAAAGAATAATTTAAATATACAATGGGAATGTAGCGGTAGATTAAATTATGCTAAAAAAGAAGTATTAAAATTAATGAAAAGAGCCGGATGTGTATTTATTAACTATGGTATAGAATCTTTAGACGATAATGTTTTAAAAAATATGAATAAGTGTTTAACTGTTGATCAAATTATAAAAGGTGTAGAAGCTACTAAGGAATTAGATATTAATCAAGGTCTAAATATAATTTTTGGAAATATTGGAGAAACTAAAGAAATATTAATGAAAGGTGTAGAGTTTATTAAAAAATATGGAGATGGATGTCAATTAAGAACTATTAGACCTGTTACTCCTTATCCTGGATCTCCTTTGTATTATAAAGCTATTAATGAAGGATTGCTTAAAGACGTTGAAGACTTTTATGAGAATAAACATTTAAACTCAGATTTAATGTCAGTTAACTTCACAAATTTATCTGATAATGATTTTTATGAAGCTTTAAAGGAAGCTAATATTGAATTGATTAAGTTTTATTATAGTAAAAATAATGACGAACAAAGTGTAATAGATCAATGTAAAAACTTGTATGATAACAAAGATGTTAGCTTTAGAGGATTTAGACAGATGTAATAAGGAGTAATATAATGATAGGTTTAACAACAGTTAATATTGAACTAACAAGTAGATGTAATAAGAATTGTTGGATGTGCGGTAGAAGGAAAATTGATAGAGATTTTCCTGAGATTAGTATGAATTATGGTGATATGGATTTTGAATTATTAGAAAAAATAGCTTTGCAAATTCCAGACGGTATTATTGTTCAAGCTCATAATAACGGGGAGCCCTTAATGTATCCTCGTCTAGGTGATGCTTTGAAATTACTAAAAGGAAAAATAAGATGTTTAGATACTAATGGTAAGTTATTATTAGAGAAGTTTGATCAAATAGAAGGTAATTTAGAATCTATAACTATATCTACGTTTCAAGATGATACAGAATGGGAAGAACAGTATAACATATTAATTGATTATTTAAAGATAGTAAACCATAAACACTATGTTATTATTAGAGTACTTGGTGAAGTAGGTGAAAAAAGATTACAACTATATAAAGATACTGGATGTTTGATAGCTTATAGAACTCTTCATTCTCCTATGGGTAGTTTTAATTATAAAAAGAAAACAGTAATACCAGAACACGGTTTTTGTTTAGAGATGTTAAGTCATCCAGCTATTAATAGATTTGGGGAAGTTTCAACATGTGTTAGATTCGATCCTTATAAAGAATTGGTTATAGGAAACTTAAATAATCAGACATTTGAGGAAATATGGTATGGTAAAAAAAGAATGGAATTAGTACATAAACATATAAATTGTGAACGAAATAAAATTCCTTTTTGTTCTAAATGTGAGTTTTATGGAATTCCTAGAGGGTAAATAATAAATGAAATATGTTAAAAAGCTTTGGGGTGAAGAGCATTGGTTAGCTAACGATGATTTTTGTTGTAAAGAATTAATACTTAAAGAAGATTATAGATGTAGTTTGCATTATCATAAAAATAAGGATGAATTGTTTTATGTTATTTCTGGAAAAGTATTAATTGAATTAAATGATATAAAAGAAATATTAATTGAAGGAGATTGGATTAGAGTTAAGCCATACGATAAACATAGATTTACTGGATTGGTAGATAGCGTTATATTAGAAAGTTCAACACATCATGAAGATGGAGACTCATATAGAATTGAACCAAGTGGTAAATTTAATAATATGGAGGATTAAATGAATACTATTTTAGTTTCAGAGATTGGAATTAACGCGAACGGTTCTCTTGAGATAGCAAAAAAGTTAATAGATTTAGCTGTGTTAGGCGATTGTAAGTTTGTTAAATTTCAAAAAAGAACAGTTGAAGCTGTATATACTAAGGCTGAATTAGATAAACCTAGAGAATCTCCATGGGGAACAACTAATAGAGAACAAAAGATGGGATTAGAGTTTGGTAAAAAAGAGTATGATGAAATAGATAGATATTGTAAGGAAAAGGGTATAGGATGGTTTGCTTCTCCTTGGGATATAGATTCTGTTGACTTTTTAATGCAATATAATCCTAAGTATATTAAAGTAGCTTCTGCAATGGTAACTAATGAACCTTTATTAAAGAAAATTAATGAAGCTATTAAAGGAACACAAACTAAAGTAATTATAGCTACCGGTATGACTACAGAAACTGAGTTGTTTGAAGCTTTATCGATTTTAGGGAATAATAATATAGAGTATATATTAGCGTGTACTTCGAGTTATCCTACACCAGTAAAAGATATGAATATGGCTAAAATAGCAACATTACAAGCTAAGTTTTTAGGAACATCATATAAAATTGGTTTTTCTAATCACTATTCAGGTTTAAAGTTTATTTTTATGGCTGCTACGTTAGGAGCTAGAATGATTGAGTATCATATAACTTTAGATAGAACAATGTATGGAAGTGATCAGGCTTCTTCTATTGAACCATCAGGAGTATTAGAAATACCTTGTCATATTGAAATGATTGAAAATGCTTGGGGAAATGGAAAATTAGAGTGTATGCCTAGTGAATTACCAATTAAGGAAAAATTAAGAAAGAAGTCAACTACCGGCGGATAAATCTGTGGGCTTGAATCGTGAGGTTCAACGATTAAAATAGTTGGTTTCATTTCTATATAGAGATCATGATAGAACAAAGTTTATATAATCAAATTGTAGAAAATATGCCAATTTGTTGTGTGGATGTTTGTATATTAAGAGAAAACGGCGTATTATTAGTTAAAAGAAATACAGAACCTTCCAAAAATGCGTATTGGTTGCCGGGCGGGCGTCTTTATAAAAACGAGTTACTTAAAGATTGTGCTTATAGAAAAGCTAAAGAAGAAACAGGAATTGAATGTATAGTAGGTCCAATCGTTCATACAGACGAAACAGTATTTGATACAGGTCCGTCTGGTATTCCTATTCATAGTATCAATGTTTGTTTTTTATTGATGCCTATAACATTAACTATTAAATTAGATCAATATAGTGATGATTATAAGTGGGTTAAAACAATTCCATTAGATATTCACCCATACGTAGGTAAATGTCTAGAAAAATGTGGTCTTAATTATTATAAATAATTATAGATCTTAATAATTAAGGAGAAAATAATATGTCAGTTATTCAGTTTTTAAAAGAAGCAATTTCAAGAGAAGAAGCAGAAGATTTAGTTAAAACTGTAGCCATTATGAGTACTGATGGTGAAACAAAAGGAAGATATCTTAATTTAAATAGAGCTAAACGTGGTGAAGTTGAATGGGTTGGCGTTGGTAGTGCTGGGATTTTTTTAATGAAAAATAAAATTATAAAAGATATACTACCGACTGTTGCTGATAAAATTGGTAACTATAAAATTGTTTATAAAGATGATATGCCTAGAGATTACGGAAAATCTTCATTTAGAGACGAACCAGTAAGAACTTTTACACCTAAAGCTACAACTATTGATTAAATAATATAATTCATTTAATATAAATATAATTAGGTAATTAAACCTATTAAAGGTAGGTGTTATGACTAATTTTATTTCGTATTATTTTGGTGAAGACTATAAAATGCAGTATGACATTGGTAGTTCTTTAAGAAATGAATATGCTAGATATCTAATTTCACAATGGTTTGAAGAAGCTAAACGTAAAAGAGACTTTGATTTGGACCCTAAAGACCTACAAAGAATGGTAGAATTGGTTCGTCAAAAACATAAATTAGGTGAAGAAGAAATTGAAAATATAGCAGATGAGTTAAAACTAATAGCTCAAGATATTATTAAATCAGCCGAACAGGTAGCTTAAAATGAGTAAGTTTACTACTTTTTATGAGAAGTTTGCAAAAGGAGTAAAGTCACAATATGGCTATTCCGAACTCTATATTAATCCCAACATTGCTGACCGTGATGAAATGGTTGGTACTGATATATTTGCTTCTTTTCGTGGTATCATAGATCCTAAAGGAAACTTATATGTGTGGATTGATAAAGCAGCCTTACACGATGAAGTCTTAGAAGATTTAGGACTTTATAACAACTATAAAGCTATTCCAATTTATATTTATCCGGATGATAAGTATAATGTTATAATAAGTTATTGGTCTAGACAAACTGCATCAAATGAAGATAAAAAGTCATATAAAGATAGAGTTTTAAATAATAAGTATCTTAAAGATTTTTTAAATAAACCTATTAGTATAAAAGAAACTAATCCATTAAAATCAGATAAAGATATATTTACACCACTTTCAAAAGAGACCGTTCATGAAAGAATGGCATTTAAGAAAAAAATGCTTGGTGATAAAAATGAAACTAAACTGTTTATAGACCCTACAGATAGAGAAATACAATATTTACTACAAATTGATAATAGAGGTATTAGAGGCGGTATAGATCAAAACGGTATTGTTCATGTATGGAAACTTGATACCAATCCTAAGAAAATCCAACAAGAATTTAAACTTCACTTCATTGCTGATGTTATGTGGGATGCTAATAATAAAGAAGAAGCTAATATTAAATTATTGGATCCATCGTGGAAAGCCAATACTGTTAATGAAGATCTTTTAAAGAAAATAGATTATGGAATGGTTAATGCATTTTCATTTTTAAAATCATACAATATTACTGATTATGCTGGTAAAAATATAATTACCCGTGAGGTCTAATGGATAAATTTAATAATTATTATTTCAAAGAAGCTGAAGAAAAATCTGAAAAAATAGATGAACTTAAAATATTTATTGATTTGGACGGAGTCTTAACAAATTTTACTAAAGCTTTGGATGATTTAAAGATTAAAGAAAAAGGAATGACCCAAGATGAATTTTGGGCTGCTATTAAAGATAAAGGTGGTATAAGTTTTTGGGAAGATATGGAATGGTTGCCTAATGCTAAAAAACTATGGAACCATGTTAAAAATCATAATCCAACAATATTAACTTCTCCTGCTAGGTCAACGTATAGTAAAGAAGGTAAAATGTTGTGGATTGCTAGAGAATTAGGTAAAGATGTTCCTTATGTATTTGATAGAGATAAGTTTAAATATGCTACACAAAACAGTATATTGATAGATAATGAAGATAAAAATATTAAAGACTGGGTTAAGTACGATGGTATTGGAATATTACATAAGTATCCTGAAAAAACTATAGAGGAACTAAAACGATATGGATTTTAATTCATATTATTTTATTGAGGATTCTTGTTCTTATAAGTTAGGTAATTGTGAAGTTTTTGCTATTGCTTTATCAGAACTTTTAAATAAACCATTATATGTTGTAAGAGGTTTTTATTGGGATAATAATATAAAAGAAAATGTGTATGAAGATTGTCATGTTGTTGTAAAAGTTAGTAATAATAATTATATGGATGTTGATGGAATAAAAAATGAAGAAGAAATTAAATTAAGTTGTATGTTTTTGAACGATATTAAAAAAATTAAGTTAATAAAAATTACTAAAGAAGAAGCTAAATTTATATTTTCAACGGAAGGAATTTTAGAAAAAGATATTGAAAAAGCTAAACAAATAATTTTACAAAATAAGAGTAAATATGGATTTTAAGTTATTTTATTTTTCTAAGCTTATTACTGAAAATGATAGTGATTTAGATAGTGATCTGAAATCACTTTTGTTGAAAGGTCAAGAAATAGCTAATAAGTTAAACTTAAAATTTCATGGTTGGCAAGAAGCATTTGAAACATTTACTGGTGCTTTTGTTTTTACTGATAAGAAAACTCGTAGTACTTTTTTTGCTAAAGATGAAACTGAAGCAGAACAAAACTTAAATAAAATGAGATTAAAATTTAAAATATCATGAACAGATTTAATAATTTTTATTATACAGAATCATTTTATAAAGGAAATAACTTTAATACAGATTATTTCAAAGGATATGCTGAAATATATAAAAATCCAACTCATTCAGAATTAAAAGCTATATCTAAAGAATCATATGATAAAGGTATACGTTTTGGTATAGACGATAATAATGACGTATATGCTTGGATTGAAGATATATTACACGAAGATATTGAAAGATTTTTAAAAACAGAATGGAAACTTAGACTGGAATATACTTTAAATAGAGATACTTTATACTTATCATCCGGAGAAACTGGTAAATATTGGAATGATTATGGTAAACCTAAGGTTAAATATTTTAAAGAAATTATGCCTTCAATAAATAAAATTGAAATGGTAACTAAACCGTATACAATAGTTTATAATTATGAGGAAGTAAAATGAAGTTTTTAGAATATTATTTGTTTCAAGAGGATCCAGAAGTTTCTAATACTTCTGATTGGCGTGAAAAATATGTTTATCATAGAACTCCAGTTACTAAACAATGGAAAAAAGTTAAGGTAAAAAGTTTACCTGCCGATCTTCAGTGGAAATATGCCCCTCCGGATGTTAAAATTCAAAGGAAGAAAGCAGGTCATTATGTTTCAGCACAGTCTGTAGGAAGCGGTCCTACATTAACAAATAAGCATGTATTTGATTTATATTATTCTGGGAATAGAGAAGGTGGATATAATAATTTTGATAATGGAAAATTGGTAGTAGCAACAGATGATTCAGCTAAGGCTATTGAAATTGAGAAGTCTGGTCAAATAGTTGCTGTTGCTCATATGGTTCCTTTAGATGCTTTTAAGAAGTATTATTCATATGAAGATGAGGATTGGAAGGATTTTTCTAAGGATATGAATGACGAACAAAAGTTTGAAATGATAGATTTTACAGACAATGATGTATATTTGGTTGATTTTGCAGCGTATAAAGATCAGATAGAATTTAGTTTATCTGAGGATCCTGATAATGAAGTTCAATGATTATTATTTTAAAGAGATAGAAATATATGGTAATAAGAAACCTTTTATTACTAAAGATGAAAGTGGTCAGTTAGAACATTTAGTTGATGAAATAGATTCAGAAGATATTAGAGTTTTAATAGGTAAAGAAAAGTTAGTTAAGACTTTAGGGAATATTGATCAGACTAGTTCAGAATATGATGGGTGGAGATTTTTATATAGAGATAATGGTAAGATAGTAGGAGCTGTTCAAGGTGTTATTATGTCTGATGGAACTAATGTATTATCAAATATATATGTTAAAGATGAATATAGAAAACAAGGTATTGGAACTAAATTAGTTAATATAGCTAAAGAACATATGAAAAATCTTAAAGCTAGTAATGACTTTACAGAATTAGGTTATAAATTTTTTAACAAATTAGATAATAAGGATAAATATGTCAATCAATAATTTATTAAAAAATATGTTATATTTGAAAGAATCTGATGTTTCGTTTCATATTAGTCGTAAGGAAGTGCCATCTGAAATATTAATATGGGCTGATGAAATATTAGGTAAAAAGATTAATTCAAATATTTCTGTTATACAATCAGGTGAAATAGAAGCTAAAATGCCTTGGCACGAAGCTGATAGAGAATATTATGCTATGTTTAAATTAATGAATGGTAAAGCTATTAAAACGGAATTTGAATTTACAAGAAGTGGAATGGAAGGTGATGGTAATATTACTGGTAAAGAAATTAAAGGTACTACTAAAATACCAACAGGATATATCTTTGCTGTTGCTGGTATATATCCACAAAGATTAAAAATATATACTTCAGAGGATGCTACTAAATTTTTACCTGATAAAACTGATAACGATATAACAGATACAGAATTATTAACATTGTATTGGGCCAGAAGTCTTATGTCATTTGCTAGACCTAGATTTAAGGAATATGATAATATAGTTAGTTCATTAGTTTCAAAAGGGTTTATGAAAGTTAACGGATCTATAACTAGTAATGGAAAAAATGCTCTTAATACTAATATTGATAAAATAAGAACTATATTTAAAGATAAAACGTATGCAGATCCTAAATTATATTCTAAGAATTATAATGATTATATGTTTAGTAATTATCCAATAACGTATTAAAGGTTATATATGAAATTCAGTGAATACTATATGATGAGTGAAGTTTCTGAAATAGCTTTAAATAAAGCTAAGGAAAAATTTATTCAACAAGGTGAAGATAATAATGAAGTTGAAACTATAGTTAATAAATTTAATGAATTAGAAAAGAAACATTTAACTAAAGGTATTGATCTGTTTAAAATAAGATTTCAAGAATTAAAAGACTTTATTACTAATTCTCAAGAATCTAAAACGGTTAAAAAGAAAGAAGTTAAATCATCAGGAGCAGATAAAGTATACGAAGATTCACAATATATATTATATAAAATATTAACTAAAGAAGCAGCTTGTTTATATGGAAAAGGAACTAAGTGGTGTATATCTGCTAAAGAAAATAATATGTTTGATGAATATAAAAATATATATAGTTTTTATTTTTTAATAGATAAAACTAAAAATGAAAATGATCCTTTATATAAAATAGCATTTTCAGTTGGAAGACCTGATGTTATTGTATATAATGCCGAGGATATAGAATTAAATAATTATGTTATTCCTGAAAAAATCAGACCTTTTTTAAAGAAAGATGAATATTATGTTTTAGAAATAAATAGCAAGGATAATAAAATAAAATACGTTATTGTATCTTTAAAAGGATTATTAGATATTAAACATTTAATATTTAAAAATTTAAATAAAATGGATTTGTATGTAACCACAAAAAACAGTTTATCTTTTACTCAAAATATTATTATCATTAAAAATTCATTAAATAATCATGCTAATTTAAAATCAAAAATATATAAAAAGAACGAAATGCAAACATATTTAGATGAATTAGCCAAAAAAGAAAAAGATATGAAAATTGTTTTTATATATGGTGATGGTGTAGATCCCAAAAAAATTAATACTTTATAAGAGATAACTTATGAAATTCAGCGAATACTATGTTTTAAATGAACTAACTCAAGTAGCTTTAAATAAAGCTATTACTAAGTTTGTTAAATCCGGTATTGAACAAACAGACGCAGAACAAGCAGTTAAAACTTTTAATGATCTAACTAAAAAAAATAAGATTAAAAAAGGCATTGATATATTCTCATTGTCTTTTGACGAACTACAACAACATATAACAGATGCAAGCGGTAAAGTCTCACGTAAAGAAAAATCACAACGAATTAAAGATAAAGATACTGAATATGTATACGAAGACGATAAAATACTTATAGTTAGCCCTAAAACTCATGAATCATCTTGTAAGTATGGCTCTGGTACTCAATGGTGTATAACAATGACTAGTCCTTCTTATTGGAATCAATACTATCAAAAAGGTATAAAGATGTACTTTATTATACCTAAAAAACATACAAAAGCAAGTAAAGACGACGAAAAAGTAGCAGTTGCAGTTGATATTAATGACAATTTTGAAATTTTTAATGCTAACGATCAAACACTTTCTAGAACTTCTTTTGAAAATTGGTTAGAAGAAGATGCTGAATCAGATGTTGAAGAAGTATTACAATATTTACAACCATTAGATCGCGGTGAATATTTAGAAAGAACTCAAATAACAGAATCAGAATATGAAGATTTAACTGAAAGATGGCTAGAAGCTTTAGGCATTAAAACAAAAGATCCATATTATGATACAGCTAAAAAAGATATATTACAAACATTAAATGATCATTATAATATAGAATTAGCATCAGAGTTAGAAAATGTTTCTTTATATGATTATGCAAGAGACGATTTAGATAGATTATTTTATGATGTTGATGCATCATTAGAAATGTTAGAAAATCAATATGGTATTGATTCAGAATCGGCAAAAAATAAAGTTATATTATTTCCATATGTTTTTTATGGCGATTTACAATATGATGTTAAAAATGAAAATGAACCTTTTGATGATATCTATAGTGATAGATTTAATTGGGAATTTATAGACAATCTTTCTGTTGAGCAATTATTAGATCGTTTAAAGATAAATTTACATGATAAAGACGGATTAGATGATGGTATTGTAAAGAATATTGAATTGTGGTTAACTCTAAAATATAAAAACAAACATAATGAATTTATATCATTTTTTGACGATATAAAAGAATATGCTTTAGAAGATCCTAATCATGGTGGTAAAGTTTCTGATACAGTTTTAAATCAATTAAAACAATTATATGATAAAGTCGAAAAGGTCGAATATGGTAAACAAGACCATCCTAAACTTGATTTACAAGGTATATCATTTAAAGACTATTTAAGAATATAGGAGATAACATGTCTTTTTTAGATTTTTATGAACTGAATGAAGTAACTGCAGATCAAAAATATGATCTTCAATATAAAAATAAGCTAGATCGTAATCAGTTTAATTTAGCAGTTGAATTGGATCCTACTTCTAAAGGTCAAGAAAAAGTTGGTAAATATGTAGATTGGATTATTAAAAACCAATTGTTTGATAAAAAACCAGAAGAAATAAAAGACTTACTATCTAAATATGAAAAGTTTAAAAGCAAACTAGAAATCAATCAACGTGATATTAATAAACTAAAATATGACGATGTTGTTGGAGCTATTGATACTTTAATTCAAAAAGGCGCTTTAGTTTCACAAACAGATAAAGATAAAGAAAGAAGAAAAAAAGCTGAAAGTGAAGCAGAAATAGCTTATCAAGACGATGATGTAATTGTAATAATACCTAAAACAATGTTTGCATCTCAATACTTTGGTGCAGGATCTGATTGGTGTACTGCCAGACAAGACGATAAATCATGTATGTTTGATTCATATGATAGAGATGGTACTTTATATATTATTAAGGATAAACACGATAATAAAAAATATCAGTTATTTGTTGATACTGAAAAAAAGCATTATGAATATAGAAACAGTCAAAATAAAAATATAGATCCTTTTCAAATATTTTCAGATTATAGTGATTTTATAGAATGGTTAGAAACTAAAGAATTTCCTAACCAAGGAAAATTAACAGAAGAACAAAGAGATTCAATAGCTCGTGGCATATTAAACGGCTTAGATATAGACGATTTAACAGATGAAGAAGAAAAAGATGCACTTGACACAATTAAAACACAATTTTCAGCATATGAAGAAATGTATGAAGACGAAGGTAATGTAACAGATATGCACGAGGCAATTACAAATATAACAGATGAATGGGATTATTATTTTGAAAAAGTATTAGATTTATTAGAAAGTAAATATGGAATAGATTCTTCAGCTAAAGAAAATAAACTAATATTGGTAAGTTATTTAGATAGTTTAAATGATTTATCGTATGATTTAGAAAAAAATAGAGAACATTATTCAATAGATAGTTTTGATCCTGAAAATATTCATGAGTTTCAATGGAAGTATTTATCAGATATGGAATTAGACAAAATGATTGATAGTTTAGATATAAATTTTGAAGATAATGAAGGTTTAGATAAAGAAACATTAAGCATTATAGAACAATGGCTAACTAGAAAATATAATACCGATCATGAAGCTTTTGTTAGTTTTATGGATGATTTAAATGATATAATTAATTCTGGTCCTTATAAAACATTTTTATCTAAAGAAATAGAAAAACAATTAAAAGATTTAATAGATAAAGTTGAAAAGGTAGAATACGGTAAAGAAGGTCATCCCGAATTAGATCTACAAGGTATATCATTTAAAGATTATCTAAGATTAACAATAAATGAAACTAAAAAAGGAAGCTCTAAAGCTAAAGTAAGAACCAGACCTAATCCTGTATTTGATTCAACTCATTCTAAAGTAAACGATAATAAAGATCACTTTCCTTTAGGTAATGCTAATCAAGCCAGAAACGCATTAGCTAGAGTAGCACAATATACAAGTAAACCTAAATGGTATAATGGAACTTTAGAAAGTTTAAAGAATGCTGTGAAACGCGCAGTTCATAAAGAATATCCTTTAATTGAGATAAGTGATTGAATTATGAAAAAATCATTTTCAAAATATTACTTTAAAGAAAACGTACTAGATAATTGGGATGAAATAAAACAAAAATATCCTAATATCCAAAACGCTATTGAATTAATGGATAAAATAAACAAAGCAGGATTTGAAGCACTAATGGTTGGAGGAGTTGTTAGAGACTTAGTATTAGGTAATGAACCAAACGACGTAGATATTACAACTGACGCAATACCTGATCAAATTGAAAAAATATTTGGTAAAGTTATAGATATAGGTCAAAATAAAAAGATGGGTGTCTCCGTTGTACCATATAAAGGTGAAAATTATGAAATTGCTACATATAGAAAAGATCAATTTAATGATTTAAGTAAAGGTAAAGGCGCTGATACTGTTGAACTAACTACTTCATTTAAAGACGATACTAGTAGAAGAGACTTTAAGATCAACCAACTTGGAATTGATAAGGATGGTAATATAATAGATAATTGGGGTGGGTTAAAAGATATAAAAAATAAAGTAATATCTACTGTTGGAGATCCAAATCTTAGATTTAAAGAGGACCAGATCAGAAGTCTAAGAGCCGTTCGATTTTCTTCTAGATTAGGATTTACTATTAGTCCTGAAACTATTGAAGCAATGAAACAAAATGCACCTGAAATAACTAAGGTAGCTCCAGAACGTATTACAAAAGAATTAATGAAGATGGCCGAACAAAGTGGACCTGCATTTGCTGAAGCTATTATAACAATGGATAAAGTAGGTTTGTTACAATATATATTACCTGAAATATTTAAAATGCATGAATTAGAACATAACAAAGAATTTCATCCAGAAACAGACGATGAAGGTAAACATACAGTATTTGGGCATGTTATTCAAGCATTAAGATCACAACCATTAAAAGATAGTATTTTGAATTTATCAGTTTTAATGCACGACGTAGGCAAAATAAATACTCAATCTATTGATGATCAAGGCTTCATACATTATTTAAGACACGCACAAGAAGCAGATAAACTAATAGATCAAATAGCAGATAGACTTAAGTTTGATAATGAAACTCGCCGTAAAATACAATTTGCAGCTATTAATCATATGAAAGCGCACGAAATATTAGCAATGTCAAATAGTAAGATAGCAGAATTAATGAACAATGATGCTTTTGATATATTGATTAAGGTAGCAGAAGCTGATGCTAGAGCAAGAGGTAAACTGTTTGATGATGTAGAATGGCAAAAGATATTATCCAAGATAAACGACATAGCTATTAAATTCAAGGATAAAAAGGCTAAAGATGCCGTAAAAAAGGTAGTTAATGGCAATTGGGTTATGGGTTTAAAGGGTATAACAAAGCCAGGTCCTGAAGTTGGAAGAATTATAAATACTACAGTGGATTGGATTATAGATTCTGGTATTGATATGAATGATACTAAGGCAATAGAGGATTATATTAAAAGCATATGATAAACGAAAAGTATTATTCTACAATGGAAGTAATAACTGGAGCTATGGAAGTCTTTTTGAATCCTACTATAGATGAAATTAAGGAAATATCATTGGCTGGTGAAGATACTGATAATGAGTTTAGTTATAATAATCCACCGAGTCGAACACTTAGAGCTTTTATATTAGAAGATGGAAATGTAATAGCTTGGAATGAATATAAATCAGATCATAGAGAAATGATTAAAAAGTTAGATTTGGTTAATAAGAAAGTTATACCAATATATATTTACATGAATAAAAATATGAAGTCAGCTGAGAATGTTGAGATATCCGTTTGGTCTGGTGCATTATTAGGTTATAACGTTGATGATCCTGATGTTATGAATCAGTTAGAACGTAAAAAAGAAAGTAATCCTTATTTAGTTTCAATATTACAGGGTAAGGATTATTATGGTGAGTCATATCATAAATATATTGATTGTTATATTTTTAAAGGATAAATACAGTTAAAGGAGTTTTAAAATGAAAAAAAGTGTAAATTCATTAGTTGAAGCTTATAAAAGTAAGGCTAATTATTTATTGGAGACTGATGAAGAGTTAATGGAAAAGTTTGATGTGGCTCATATGAGATGCCCACATTGTAAATTAGATTTAGTTAAGCAATCTAATGCTATTGAAGTTCCGTCAGAAAAAGGTAAGACAAAAATAGGATTAGATGTAAGTTCGTGTCCTAAATGTGGATTTGTTGGTGATATAGACATTCAATAAAGGAGATTAATATAATATGAGTATTTTAACAGAACTGGGTTTATTAATTGAAGCACCAAAAGATGATGAAGTTGATACTGATGAAATTCTTGATGTACCTGAAGAGCCAGCTGAAGATATTGAAGTTCCTGAAGAAGAACCAGCTGATAAACATGAAGAAGAGGCTAATGTTGGTGAAGTTGGCGATTTATTAAAACATATAGAATCTTTACAGAACATTGTGCAAGATATAGATTCTAGAGTTGATATACAAAGTGAAGACGATCCTGCGTTTAGAGCGGAAATATCAATTCGTAAGGCTATTGGTGCATTACAGGATTTGTCAGATAAACTTTATAAGAAAACAAAGTAAGGAGATACAACCATGTCTTTTCTGAATGTATTAAAAGAAAAACTTCAAGCTCAACAGATTTGGGATGAGTTAAAAGGCAAGTATGAAATGCATTTTAATGTGAATGGAGTTGATTATGCGTTTATAGCTACTTCTGTTGGTGGCGATGTTAATGATGATACTATATGGTACTTAGAATTTGAAAACACACAAAGTCATAGATTAAGTAACGGTGATAATGATAAGAACGTTATTAAAGCTATGGTAGAAGCAGTTAAGACATGGGTAGAAGAAACAGGACCTTATTCATTCTTTACGCACGGTTCTACTATTGAATCTATGAAAGCTGTTATTGAAGGTATTAAAAAGGCTGTTAAAAAATATAATGTTACTGATGATACTGCTGATAAGAAAGACGAACAAGGTAATGTTATTGAAGGTAATCCAATAGGTAAAGTATCATGGAATAAAATGGCGGATGTTGAAGTAACACCATCAGAAGAAAAAGCAGATACTAAAAGTATTGAATTTGAAAAAACATTTGAAGAACCTAAAGATCTTAAAACAACTAAAGATTTTACAAAAGGAACTTCTAAAACTGATAAATTAGATAAAGGCGATAAATCTTATGAGCTAAAGACCGAATCTGTTGAAGTTGGTAAAACCGTTACAATACCTAAAGATCTTACAACGGATCCAATTAATAAACAAGGTAAGTCTGGTAAAGTTATTAAAGTTACTGATGATGTTGTAGAAGTTAAATTTGATGATAATAAAGTTGGTAAATATAAATCTGAAATATTTGAAAGTACTGGATCGTGGCAAGACTTTAAAAATAAAAGAATAAATTCATAAGGAAACTAACATGTCTTATAAACAATACTTAAAAAATTTAAAAGAAGCATCTGAACAAATTAATAATCCAGATTATAAGTTTTATGTAGTGGCAAATGGTGTAATACATTCTGGTTGGGAATATATTGAAGATGCTAAAGATGATATAAAAGAGTTAGAAGAAAATGGACTTAAGGCCAGAGTATATCAGCGATTTGGTTTAAAAAAGCTAGGATTAAGTCCTGATAATAATAGTGATTGGGGTAATGCTTATAAGACAAATAAAGTTGAACAAAATGAAGGTATATTTGATGATAATGATTTTAATGATAGAGAAGAACCAGAAAATGTTGAAACAATTAAATATGAAAAAATTGAACCTATTACAGACGAAGAGGGAAGTACAGTTCATTGGTTTCATGATGAAGAAGTAGAGTTTACTGATAATATAGAACAAACAATTCAAAGTATTATTGATAATGGATACGAGGATTTTTTATATAGTGAATTAGGATCTGAAGAAGGAATAATGAGTCCTGATGAAAAGATAGTCTATTGGGGTAGTGATATTCAAGATTATTTAAGAAAACATAAAGTAAATGAGAATGAGAATGTAACGAAAATAGTAGATCCTGAAACTGTTAATCCTCAAGAAATTAATAAGTTAATAAAGGCACCTTATGTTAATGCTATGTTATCTACATTAGGTGGAAAGGATAGAGCTTCATTATTAATTAAGTTTTCATTAGATCCAAAAGAAAAATGGGCAAATAATATACTACAAAATTCTAGATGGGGTATGTTTCATTTAAATAATAATGGTAGTCTAGAACTATCTCACGGAAAAATTAAATTTAGAAAAACAAAAGTTACAAGTTTAGAAGATGCAATTAACAAAATTAATGCAGCTATAGAAAATCAATCTACAACGGAATCATGGCAAGAATTTAAAAATAAGAAACTAAATGAATGGGAAGACGATGAAATAGACGACGAATTAAATACTTTGTTAGGAAAAGTTTCAGACGAAGATATAGCTAATGCTCCTTCTGATGATAACGAACCTGAAGAAGTTGAAGAAGACAAAACAACTATTACTATTAATGAAATTCTAAATAAATTACAATTACTTGCTAGAAAGAAACCAATTGAATATAATAACATGATGACTGATTGGAGAGATTCGGTTCCACATACCGGAAAAGAAGATGTTTTTCTTAAAAGTGATAAATTTCAAGGTTGGCTAAGAGATAGTGGCGAAGCTGATGCTTTTATGAAAGATTTGGCCAATAGATGCTCTGGTTTGAAGTTATAACTAAAAAATCAATTACATACCAATATCTTGACAATTCTATGATTTGAATGTATATTATAGAAGAAAGGGATAATTATGGTCAATTTTAAAGAATACATTAAAAAACTTGAAACAAATCAATTAGTTGAAACTAGTTTGTCTAGAGTATGGTCTTATATGGAAAAGTATGAGACTGGAATTATAACTGCTTTTAGATATGCTGAAGATTGTGGAAATGGAAAGAAATATAGTAGACACGAAAACAAACAACGTAATAGATCTTTATTGGCTAAGTTAAGAAATATGGGTTATGGAGTAACAGCTGTTCAAGGAACATGGATAAACAATGCTGGGCTAAAAAGTGCTGAAACATCTTACTTTGTTGTAGATATAGAAAATATTGGAAAACTTAAAAATAATCTTATTGAGTTAGGTACAGAGTTTGATCAAGATGCAATTTTATGGATTCCTAAAGGTGGAAAGAATGCAGAAATGATTGCTACTAATCAATGTGAAAATGGATTTCCTGGACCTAATAAAGTTAAGATTTTTAGTGGAGTATACTTTGGAGATAAAGGAACCGTGTTTACTAGAGTTGGGGATAGACCATTTATATTTAAGGAAGATTTTATAGTTAAAGATATAACAATTCCTCCTCATGGTTTTATGGGAGTATTAGGTTGTAATACTTTTTCAAAAATGAAATGGCAGAATATATCAGTAGATAAGGATTAATATATGAGTGAATTTAAAGAATATATTAAACAACATGAGTTAAATCCACTTGTTGAATCAGGATTATCACGAATATATGATATGATGAAACTGCATGATTGCGGTATTATTACAGCTTTTAGAAGTTATGCAGATTGTGGTAAAGGTGCAAAATATTCAATAGCAGATAATAGAAAAAGAAATAAGTCGTTGTTAGCTAAACTTCAGGATAAAAGATACGGAGTTACTAATGTTCAAGGTGCATGGATTGAGAATATGGGAACAGATTTTGAAAAGTCTGGTGCAGAAACATCTTTTTTTGTAGTTGATTTAAATGATAATGGAACTTTAGAAAAGGATTTACAATCTTTAGGAGAAGAATTTGAACAAGAAGCTATCTTATGGATTCCTAAAGGTGGTGAGTCTGCAACTTTTATTGGAACTAATCGTTGTCCTAATACAAGAATTAAATACGGTGAAAAACAAGTTGTAGGTAAAAGATTTTTAGGTAAGAAAAGTGAATTCTTTACATCTATTTCTAATAGACCATTTGTATTTGAAAATATTAAAGATATACATGAACTTGTATTACCTGAAGGATTTTTTAGTCGTTGGGTCTGTAATTCATGTGCTAAAAAGAAATGGCAGGATATGAAAGTAGAGGAAAATTAATTATGGACTATAAAAATTTTATAGATTGTAAAAATTTATATCAATTAGATTATTATGGAGAAACTATAAGAGTTTTTAAAGGGCTAAAGCTTTATGAACAAGGATGTCCAAATTTAAGTGTTATAAGTGAATCTTCATTAAGTCATATATTAGATTTAATGCAAAAACAGACATTTGCTATAATTTCCGCGCATTTAGCAATGTTTGATCGTAAAGAAAACATTTTAAGAAATAGAAAATTAAGAGCTATATTTAATAATGCTAAAATGGGAGTTCATTCATTAATAGGGCATTGGAGAGAATGTCAGTTAAAAGGTACAGATAACAATCCAATTAAATATCAAGATTGTCCTGAAAATAAATTAGTTGATGTGATTGAAAGAAGTTATTTAGTTATTAAACCAAATAATATGATTTATGATGATTTTGAAAATCTTATTCGTGACGCTATGACTATCGACGGAGAAGTACAAAACGGAGTAATTATTAAAAATGCAAAAGGCGATTATGTTGTAATGGATAAACAAGGAGTTAAATTTAAAATTGGAAATAATATTAAACTTAATAAAATAGCTCAAGCATATTCACAACACATTAAAAAACAAAATGTTCCTTTTATGTTTGAAGGTTTAGAAGTACCAAATGGGTCTATAATGTCATATCAAATATGGAACAATAAAGAACAAAATTTTAGATATGATAAGGTGGATTAAATTATGAGTTTTAAACAATATATAAAGAATAAAAATGAGCAACTAATAATAGAGTCTGGGTTTTCTAGATTGGCTCAAATTATTACCGGATTAGTACCAAGTGTTAAAACTTTTGCTTTTGTAACATGGGAAAATCCAATGAATCAAGAATTAAACAAAAAAGAAAACGAAGATAGAAATAATCGGTTAAAAAGTCAATTAAGAAGTGGAGCATATGGTTTTATTCAAATACATGGTAAATATGATTATTTAGAAAATCCATATTTTATTTTAAATATAACTGAAAAAAATGCTATTGAATTAGGCAAAGAAGGAAAACAAGAATCTGTTATCTTTGGCTTTGGAGAAGTTAAAGATAAATTTAATATTACTTTTAAAATGATATATTGTTTTACCGATCAAATACTTGTTAGGAGAGTGCGGCGAACTCGTGAAGAAAACAATTATTATTCAGAATATAAAGGTGGAAAATTTCAAATACCATTTTTTGATGATCACTTTAAAACAGCTAAGTTTGATAAAGGTAAAATAGTTAAAGATTCATATAATATATTTTATCAAAAAGACTTTCCAGAAGAAATTATTAATGAAGTAGAAAAGCGTGTATCAGATAGATATGATGAAAAATTGATTGGAAAACATCACTGGCTTATGCGCGGTATATCTTTTGAAATGCTTAAAGAATATCTACAAAACAAATCTTGACAATATTTTTGGAAGATATTATATTTGTAATACACATCATACAGAAAGGATGTTTAAATGTATTCAGTCTATTCACTTAGAAAGAATGGTTATCGTGTATGGGTTCAGCACATTCGACCTGTTATAACAATTCAAGATGATAATAATAATTTTCGGGATGAAGTACTTTCTCGTGGTGGAGAAACTAAGGTTGAAGTTAGAGTTAGGGATACAGACGCTTTGATTGGTGTAGGTACAGCTCGTTGTAGTTTAAAAGATAATTATAATAAGAAATTGGGCGTTCAAATTGCTTTAGGTAGAGCATTATGTGGTAAACTAAGTTAAAAAGGAGTTATTTGATGTCTTTATCATATGATGAAATGAAGTTGAAGTTAATTCAGGCGTGTGATTCTTATTATAATAAATCATTTTCTTTTATAACAGATAAAGAATTTGATGACCTTAAAGATGCGTTTAAAGAACAATATCCAGATGATCCGTTTTTAAAAACCATTGGTGCTCCTGTTCCTGAAGCTTCTGATTGGTCTAAAGTAAAACATAGTATTCCTATGTGTTCGTGTAATAAGGTTAAAACTGTTGATGAATTTATAGATTGGTGTGCTTCTAATCGTTTTGATGCAGATACAGCTTTAATTACATCAGAAAAGTTAGATGGAATGTCTTTATCAATAGATTATATTAATGGTAAATTAGTTAATGGTATTACTCGTGGAGATGGTTTTATTGGTGAAGCAATTACACAAAATGTAATTAAAATGCAAAATGTTAAAGTTAATCTTGATAATAAGTATACTGGGAGTCTGCGTGGTGAAGTTCTATTAAATAAAAATGATTTTAAGGCTGTTAATTTAATATGTGAAGCTCGTGGTGAAAAAGGATTTCAGAACATACGTAATGGAGCTTCTGGTATAGCTAAAAGATATGACTCTAAGTATTCAGAATATCTATATGTAAGATATTATTATGCTTCTGGTGATTTTAAAACCAAATCAGAAATGTATCAATTTATTGAATCATTAGGTTTAAAAACATGTAAACATTTTTCTGGAAACTTTGAAACATCTAAAATAGTTTATAATGAATACGAACAATCTATTAGAGCAGGATTGGATCATGCCATTGATGGATTAGTTATAGAACCAGATAATATTGAAACGCTTAATGATTTAGGTATGCTTAATGAGAATTTGAGAGGTCAAATTGCTTGGAAGTTTACTAGTGAAACAGCAATGACTAAGATTAAGGATATTGTCTGGCAGTTGGGTAACAGTTCGCGTATCACTCCTGTTGCAATTTTAGAGACAGTAGAATTAAATGGAGTTAATATTAGTCGTGCAACAATGCATAATTTAGATATATTTGAAAAGTTAAAGCCGTATAAAGGGGCTACTTGTTTAATATCAAGACGTGGTGATGTAATTCCTTTTATTGAAAAAGTTTATCCTTAACATTTTAATAAGGAGTTTTGATGCATTATAGAACTGTTAAAAGTATAGTTGAGAATGAGATAGATATGGCTTCTGAGTTTACATTATGTGGTATTATTATAGATGAGGATAGTTTTGAGGGGTTTTTAGAAAATGTTAAAGCTGAAATATTAGAAGAAATTCATGAGAAGTATGCATTTATTTCAACTAATAATATTTTATGTCATCCAGATGGTTTTGTATTGTTTGGTAGATTTATAAATGATTTGGATGAAAATAAAACTATTGCGCAGTCTAAGTCTGAAATGATGGATGATTTTTTAAAGTACGGATTATTTAATAACAACTTACAAGTTGTGAGTAAAGGAGTTGTTTTTTTATCAGGTATATTAGTGGATAATGATGATATTGAAGATGCAGAAGTAACTGAACAAAATGAATCACAAGTTAAAGGTATTGAAGAAGCAATTAAAAAAGAAAGAAGTGAATTATGAAGATTAGAAATGGATTTGTAAGTAACAGTTCTTCAAGTTCATTTATTGTTTATTTTGAAAAGCTTCCTGAAAATGTAGATGAACTTAAAAAAATGTTGTTTGGCGATAGAAAAGAATATCATTCACCATATAGCGAAGGTTTTTGGTCAACAGATCAAATAGCTGAAATTGTATGGAATGATATGCAAGAAAATAAAAATGCTACTGTTAAAGAAATTGTAGAAGATATTAAATCAGGTCATCCAGTAAATGATCCTATAGTTGAATCTATTATAGGTCAATATAATAAAATGCCGGATTACTTTAGTTATAAAAAACCAGGAACAGATGAAAAGACACCTTGGAATGAAAGATATGATAATGATACTTATGAAAAAGCATTAGATGAATATTTAAAACCTTATATAAACATGATTGATAAAGCTGCAGTTAAAGAAAAAAGAGCATTTAGATTTGAATATAGTGATAATGATGGCGAATTATATTCTGCAATGGAACACGGTAATTTGTTTGATAAAGTTAAACATCAAAAAATTTCACATCATTGAAAGAAAAAAGTAATGATTAAAAAGTATCGCTCACCAGAATATAACTATAACTTTAATACGGAAACAGGCTTCTTTGTTAGATGGGGTAAAACATTAGAAGAAGATCCTCGTTTTTCCCCGTTCGGTCCTGAAATATTAGATCTAGAAATTAGTATTAATGGGTGTCCAAACAAATGCCCAATGTGTTATAAAGATAATACTAATAAACTTCCTACTAATATGTCATTTGAAACATTTAAATTAATATTAGATAAAATGCCTGATACATTAACTCAAATAGCTTTTGGAATTACTGGTATTCAAACAAATCCAGATTTTATTAAAATGTTAAAATATACTAAAGAAAAAGGAATTATACCTAATTTTACATTGTCAGGAATCGATTTAACAGATGAAATAGCTAAAGAAGTAGTTAATTATATTGGAGCTTGTGCTGTGTCAGCTTATGAAAGTAATAAAAATATATGTTATAATACAGTTAAGAAATTTACGGATTTGGGTATTAAACAAACAAACATTCATTTATTCACATCAAAAGAATCTAAAGATTTTGTATACGAAGTATTAAATGATACATTAATAGATGAAAGATTAAAAAATCTTAATGCTGTTGTTTTGTTAAAATGTAAACCTAAGGGTAGAGCTGCTAATAATTTTCATGTATTAACTACAAATGAATATAATGATTTGGTTAATTTTTGTTTGAAAAATAATATTAGATATGGATTTGATTCTTGCTCAACCCCAGATTTTGAAAATGCTATTGCGATTAATAAAGAGATGTCATTAAAACAGAAGTCTGATTTATTAATGATGTCAGAAAGTTGTGAGAGTTTTGGGTTGTTTTCATCGTATATAGATGTTTATGGAAATTATTATCCGTGTAGTTTTGCTACAGGTGAAGGTGAATGGATAGAAGGATTGTCTGTTATAAATTGTAATAACTTTTTAAAAGATATATGGTTTAATGAAAAAGTTAATAAATATAGAAATATATCATTAAATACTTGTTATAAAAGCGGTTGTAGAAAATGTTTAATATTTGATATTAATCCTAAAGATTATGAAATTTAAGGAACAATATGAAATCGTCTGAGTTATTTGATAAAGCTTCAAAGATTATTCAAATGAAGATAGATTCAATTACTCTTAGTAATCAGGCTATAGTTGATGCTCAAACATTAAAACAAGAAGTTGAAAGTAATAAAAATTATTATTTAGAATTCATGGAAGCTAAAGATCTTAATGAAGTTTTAACTGGGCTTAATCACGTTATACCAAAGGGGTCATTATGAAGATTAGAAAAGGATTTGTAAGTAATAGTTCTAGTTCCAGTTTTATTATAATGCAGAAAAGAATGGATTTATCACAAACTGAATTAGATAAACGTAATAAAAAAATATTATTGGATTATGGTATAGATAAAAGTGATATTAAAGATACTTTAAAAGAATATGAAAAAAATCAACTTATACTAATTTATACTTCAGTAGATCAAAATGCTTTTTCAGGTGAAGGAGAGTCTCCTGATTCAATTATATATAAGTTAATGGAAAAATTAAACATTAAGGATATTACAATAAAAATAGAAGATTAGGAGAAAATATGAAAATTAGAAAAGGATTTGTTAGTAATTCAAGTAGTTCATCTTATATTATTACATTAGATAAGAATAAAGCAGATTTTTTAGCAGATATGGTTACAGCTTATGAATATGGAGCATTTAATGTAAACTATATTGTTGAAAATATAAAAAAGACAATTAAGGAATGCGAAGAACCAGATCAAGTAAGTATTTCTTTTATGGCAGAACATATGCAAAATCGTATTAATGATTTAAAGTTATTGTTAGAAAAAATATACGATTTAACTAAAATTGAAGACGAAGATAAGAATAGTAGATATTATGTGTGTAATACTTCGGTTATAGAATTGTTATTAAACGAATATTATAATGTGAAAATTGAAGAATTAACTAAGATTATTAATGTTTCTGGTTGGACCCCTATGCATAATAGTTATAATGATATGCCAGAAATATTGAAGGATATTATTATTTGGTATACATTTGAAGATCCTAAGGTTATTTTAAAAACTAAACAAATAGAAGAATAAGGAGAAAATATGAAAATTAGAAATGGGTTTGTAAGTAATAGTAGTTCTAGTTCTTTTATTGTTGCTGTAAAAAAGAATACTAAAGTAAAATTTACTGGTGAAATTGATTTAAAATCGTTAGCAGACTATGTTTGTGAAGATGAAGACGATTTAATAAAAGCACTTGCAGAGATAGATAATGATGATAAAAAGTTGTTTACTAAATGTTTGAAATTGATTGAAGAAGGTAATACAATTTTATTTGGTTCATTTGATGATCAATCCGGTGATACTATAGAAGGAGCTATATGTGAGTGTGGTATAGATAGAAAAAATAATCCACATGTAACAGTTATTGAAAACGAAGCAGGATACTAAGGAGGAAGTATGAAAGTTCGTTTAGGATTTGTAAGTAATAGCAGCTCCAGTTCGTTTGTATTAGTTGCAGATAAAAAGGATTTTGATGAAGCAATAGTAAAATTACATCCATCAATACAACATGTAATTGGTAGAACTAAAACTGTAAATTTTAATGGTAAAGATATTATATGCATTTTAGATCATGAATCAACAGAAGATGTTTGTTTTCAGGATATTTTTGAAGATTATGAAAGTCATAAATTTATAAATCATGAAGGAAAAGAAGTTGTATTAACTGAAGAAGAAATGGACGATTGGGATACTATTGAAGGTATAGTATATATGCGTGAAAGCGCTTTGAGAATTTTAAGTGATAAAATTAAAAAAATGAAAAAAGATTGTGTTTTTGAAAGTCTTTCTTGTTAATTGAGAATATTATGAAGATCAGAAAAGGATTTGTAAGTAATAGTTCAACTAGTTCATTTTTAATATATGGAATTGCAATTGATAGTGAAGATAGAGATGTTATACTTATAAATGAAATTAAAAAACTGAAAACAATTGAAGAATTTAAATCAGTTTATAAGTATACAGATGAAGAAATATACAATATAATTCACCAAGAAAATCAAACTGTTGATCAAATTATTGAAAAACTTACTGAAGAATATGAAGATGATTGGGAAGATCTAAAATCTGATAGTAGTGATTTATTTTTTGGTACTTCTGATGTAGGTTATTATATTGGAAAATCACCACAGAGTGCGCCAAATGATATAACTTTTGCTGATTGGAAAAAACAAATTGAAGAAGAAACCAGTGAACTTTTAGGTAAAAAAGTTAAATGTAGTTGGATTGAAGAGGCATGGTCTGATGGATAATAAAAAAATCAAACAAGTATTAGTTGATGGTAGAGGTTTTATTTATGCTGAAGGTGATATATCTTCTGGTATATCTCCTTGTAAGTTAGAGTGGTTTGAAGTTAATGGCGAAATGGCTATTGTTAAATGGATAAAAGCTACTTATCCTGATGGAACTGTAAAAGAATTTAATGGAAAATATATAATTGAAGTTGAATACTATCCATTGAAAGCGAAGGAGTAATAGATGAATAAGGAATATTTCACTCCACCATTGAATTGCCCTGTATGTAATTGTGAAACTAAACGAGATGGAGTTTATTTAATTTGTCCTAATCCTGAATGTTCTGGTGGAAAAATCGGGGATTTGATTAAATGGATTAAAAAGCTTGATTTAAAAGGCGTTGCAGAAGCTACCTTAGAAAAACTATATAACGCTGAATTAGTGGCAACCCCAGCAGACCTTTATAAATTAAAACCAGAATTAATTGAAAACTTAGAAGGTTTTGGTTCCAGTTCAGCTAATAAGATTGTTGAAACATTAAATGAAAAGAAAGATATATCGTTTGGTGAGTTTATAGGTGGATTGAATATACCTAATGTTAGTCAAAAAACAGCCGAATTGTTAGAACGTAATGGATATGATACCATAAATAAACTATTAGAATCAAAGTCTATTGATTTATCTAATATTAAAGGTATTGGTGAAACTACGGCAAATGATATAATTAATGGCATTTCAAAGAAGAAAGATGTTATATTACAATTATTGAATGTTGGTATTAAGATAAAGGAGAAAGTTAAAATGACAAAGTCACATCCATTGACAGGGAAAAAGGTAGTTTTTACTGGTGCTTTGAATATTAAAAGAAACGAAGCACAGAAAATGGTAATGGAAGTTGGTGGAGAGTGCCCGTCGTCTTTAAGTAAGGATACTGATTTTCTTGTTATGGCAGATCCAAATTCTGGTTCTTCTAAGGCTGTTAAGGCACAATCATATGGAACAAAAGTTCTTAGTGAAGATCAATTTATGGAATTGTTTGAATGAATAGATTAGAATCCGTAGATCAAATACCAAATTTAGGTATTGTTGTTATCTTAGTACAAGTTGAGTCTAGAACTCCTTGTAAAAAATTTTTAAATGAAATGAACGCTTGTATTAGTGAATTATTAAAAGATGTTAATGCGACTTATTATACTTTAGAATTAACTAATGTCATAAAAGAATCATTAGGAGTACATTATATACCAACAGTTATAGTTTATAAGGATGGAAAAGAAACTAAAAGGTTTAATGGTCATTATTGGAGTAAATTTCAAATTGCTGGATATATTCGGGAAGGATTATGAAAAAAAAGAAGGATATAAAGAAAGATATAGAAAAGGATATAGATAGTTCTGAAATATTTTCAACTGTTAAAGAAATGTTTAGTTCTATAACAGAAAGATTAAAAAATAGACCTTGGTATCAAAAGATCTGGGATTATATTTATTATAGAATTATTGTTAAGATATGGGATATAATTAATCCTGTATATAATTGGCGTAGGTTAAGATTTTTATGGCAAAGAATTACAAGAGGATTTGATGATTCTGATACTTGGAGTTTAGATGATACTATAGCTAAGTTTATTTTACCTAGACTTAAAAGATTTCGTGAACTTGAATTAAAAGGATTTCCTGGTAATATATCTAAATTAACATGGGAAGAAGAAAGTAAGTTAAGTAAAGAAGCATCTGAAGCACATTGGGAACAAATGGAGAAGGATTGGAACGAAATAATAGATAAAATGATTTTAGCATTTGAAACTATAGTAAAAGATGATTGGAAAGATATTAATGATATGCAGAACCAAGAAAAAATTATAAATGAAGGATTGAGTTTATTTGCTCAATACCTTAGAGGATTATGGTGGTAAAATGGATAGTAAATTAAATAATAGAATATACGAAGCTTTTCCTGAATTTTTTAAACATAAAGATAATATTCAAGTTAGTTTAATGGGTTGGGGTTGTGAATGTTCTGACGGCTGGTTTGATATTATATGGGAATTATTAACTAGTATTTATTTAACTATAGATGATAAAGACGAGTTTGAACTATTACAGATTAAAGAAAAATATGGGACCTTAAGAGTGTATTTTGATTTTGAATCTAATGAAATAAAATATAATTTACCTTATAAATTTAATCAAATAACAAAGTATAAGGTGCAAAGAGTATTTGATTATGTTAGACATTTATTAGGAATATATACAAAATATGAAATAATTAATCATAATGTAGATACTGCTGAAATATTAAGCGCACATACATGTGAAGTATGTGGTGATGATGGTGAAACAAGATGGGATTTAGGTTGGATAAAGACTTTATGTGACACGCATTATAAAGAAGAGTTAGCCCGAACAGGTCGGGGATAGTTGTAATCTTTAACAAGAGGAGGTCATAATGACCCGGAAGTTGACGCCTAAGCAACAGGCAAAGAGAGATGTACGTATTCGTAAGATGTATAGCACTGGTCATTTCAGTGTTCGTTCACTTGCGAATAGGATTGGTCTTTCAAAGACTCGGATCCATGAAATCGTTGCTTATTGATTAATGGATTTATGACTGAAAGTAGGGCCCTGAAAAGGGTCCTACTTTTTAGAAAGGATTAATATTGTGAGCTTAAAAAAGATTAAACAAGAAGTATCATTATCAGTTAGAGAAATTGCTGATGCTTTAGGCGCAAACAAAATTGTTCCTAATGTTATTAAACACAAATCCAAAAGTAAATTAAATTTTTATCCTTTTAATCATAAAGATTGTATACTGATAAAAGACAATAAAGCAATTTTATCGTGTGATAGTCATTTATGCGGTTATGTAGCATTACCAGTTGATCAAGTTCCTGTTGAATGGTATGGTGAGTATAATGCAGATGCTTTACAATATTTAAATATTCATGGTGGAATAACTTTCTGTGAAGTCTATAGTAATGATATTGGTTATAAATATTTTGAAAGTAAAGCTGTTGAAGAAATTAATGGAATTCAAGAAACTGATTTTATGAAACGAATGGATTTAAGAAAAGAAATTATTCAAAAATATAATAAAGAAATTGTTAAGTTAAATGATTCATATATAGTTTTTGGATTTGACTGTAATCATTATAGAGATGAAAATAATGCGGAATTAAAAGATATTAATTATGTTATGCTATTAACGCAAGATATGGAAGATCAATTACTTACTTATTCTAAATCAATTGATATATGGCGACAAGCTAATAAAGAAGAAAAAATAAAATTAATGGATGTTATTAGAGAAAGATCTATTGTTAAAGAAGAACTTGGTTTTGGTGCAATGATTGGAATATTAGGCGGCGCTAAGGAATTTAAAAACGAAAATGAATAAAAAAGAAACTAAAGAAGAATTTATTAAAATACTGTTTAAACCTTTAGTCGAACTAACCCAAATTCCAAATAAAAAATTGGCTTATAAGATCAATTATATTATTAGAAAATTAATTGACGGAACTCTTGATTTTGTTAATGCAATGAATTATATTGATAATAATATGAAAAGTGCCAAAGAAAAGCCAGATGTAGTTATTTGGGGTAAAGTCGCGCAAATAGTTAAAAATTACTTTAATACTATTAATGCAAGGAAGGTTAAATGAATAACGTATTTGTAGACGTTGATACTTTAGTTGATTTTTTTGAAGGTGGAGCATTACCTGTACCAAATGCAAATTCAATTAAACCGGCTTTAGCAAAGATAACTAAACTTGCTAAAGACGATAAAATTCAAGTAATAAAGTTTAATGATGAACACGATGGCAGTGAACCGGAAATGAATTGTAATGGTGGTACTTTTCCATTACATTGTATTAAAGATTCTAGTGGCGCAGCTGGTATCATTGAAACAGCTAATAAAAGAGCAATTATATTTCCTAAGCAGACATATGATGTATTTGATTCAAAATTAGGTAATAAAAAAGTCGCTTCTTGGTTAATGGAAAATCGCGTAACTGATGCTTATGTTTATGGTATAGTTGGAAATATTTGTGTAGAATCAGCTGTTATGGGGCTTATTAAGTTAGGTATAAATGTTAATGTGTTTGAAAATGCTGTTGTTTGGATGGATTTAGAAAACGGAATTTTATGTAAAGGAATAGATAATCAATATGAATCTATGAAACGTATGAAAAAAGCAGGAGCCCATTTTGCTATAGCTAGACTTTAAAAAGGAATATAAATGAAAAATTGTGAATTGGTTATAGAAACTATTCAGAATGAGTTAAAGTCTTATATTCAAAGTCATGATTTAAAGAGTTTAGTTTTAGGGGTGTCTGGTGGTATTGATTCTACATTATGTGCTGCTTTAGCTAGACCAGTATGTGATAGTTTAAATATTCCTCTTATCGGTCGAAGTATTCCTATTATTTCAAATAAACAGAACGAAATTGATAGAGCTAAGGCTATTGGTAATTTATATTGTCATAATTTTAAAGAAGTAAGTTTTAATGCAACATTTACAGGATTACAAAATTATATATTAGAGGTTGAAGGCATACATGATAAAATATCTGATGGCAATATTAAAGCTAGACTTCGTATGATATATCTTTATAACATTGCAGGATTAAATAAAGGTATGGTTCTTAGTACAGATAATTATACAGAATATATGCTTGGTTATTGGACCATATGCGGCGATGTTGGGGATTATGAACTGATTAAGGCTTTATGGAAAACTGATGTATATGATTTAGCAAGACATATAATGAATAATTCATTAATACAAACTAAAGATTCGTGGAAATCAGAAGCTTTAAATGCTTGTATTCATGCTACACCAACAGCAGGATTAGGAGTTACTAATAGTGATTTAGATGAACTTGGTGCTGATTCATATGAAGAAGTAGATAAGATATTGAAAACTTGGCTAACAACAGATGCAGATTGTTTTTGTTGGGATGATTATTTATATTGGGATGGTAGACCTGAAAAATATGAAGATTTTGTAACTTATCGTCAAACATTTAAAGATCATCCTGTTGTTCAAAGGTATATTAAATCAATGTTTAAAAGAGAAATTCCTATAAGTAATTCTAGAGCTATATCTCGTTTAAGTAACATTTGGGTATAAAACGACTCATACATTAAAAATATGGCCAGAAATGTTTAAAGATGTAGTTTCTGGTATTAAAACATTTGAATATCGTAAGAATGATAGAGATTATAAAGTTAATGATATATTAGAATTGTGTGAATGGGATCCTGCAACTAATGATTTTACTGATGATAGATTTTATGTTGTTGTTACTTATATTATTAAAGGTGGAAGTTTTGGTATTCCAGAAGATTATTGTATTATGAGTATTGTACCTGAAGATGAGGATTTGGAATAATAAATGAGAATAGGTGTATTTGGTGGGTCTTTTGATCCGCCGCATAAAACTCACTTAAATATTGTACAAGATGTATTACTTCAAGATTTAGTAGATCAAGTTATCGTTATACCTTCATATATTAGAGAAGATAAAACTAATGTTATAGGACCGGAACATAGATTAAATATGTGTAAGTTATGTTTTGGTCATATTAAAAATGTAATAGTTTCGTCTTTAGAAATTGATAACAAGTTAAATGGTAAATCACTTTCAACTTTTGAGTTTATATTAAAAGATGAAAGAATTAATAGTTTTGTTGAAAGCCGGGATAAAAACCAGTATTATAATATTGTTGGTGCAGATTGTATAAAGAACATTAAGACTTGGTGGAATTGGGAAAAGTTAATTGAAACTATTCCTTTTATAGTTTATCAAAGACCAACTTATTCTTTTTTAAATGAAGAAGAAATTGAAATAGCTAATATGTTTAAAACTTCACATCATCAAACGGTTCAAAGTAATATTATATATGATCATATAAGTTCAACAACTATTAGGTATAATATAATTCATAAACCAGAATATGCTAAAAATATGGTAATAGATAATGTGTGGAACTATATTATTAAACATCAACTTTATGGAGCTAAGTTGTGAACATTTTTGTATTAGAAGATGATGAGCAAAGGAAAACGGCTTTTAAAAGAAAGTTTATTGGTCATAATATTACTATAATTGATAATATTAAAGAAGCTATTAATATATTATCAACTAATATAGCATTTGATATGATATTTTTAGATCATGATTTAGGCGGTGAAGTATATGTTAATTCAGAAAATGAAAATACAGGTTATCAGTTAGCTAAGTGGATAAGTCAACAGAAAAAAATATTAAAAGAATCTATAATAATAGTTCATTCTTTAAATCAAGTAGGTGCGCAAAATATTAAAGCTGTATTACCTAATGCTTGGTTACAGCCGTTTGCTTGGAAAGAATAAAGAAAGGATAAGCAATGATTTGGTGGGCTTTAATAATTCCTCTTGTAGCCGTAATATCTCTTTTAACAAGTAAAAAAATAGTCTTATGGGAATATTTAATACTATTTGGTATACCTAGTGTTGCTATAGTTATAACCTATTTTATATCATTAAGTGCTAGACAAATTGATACGGAATATTGGAACGGTTATGTAAACTCTGCTATTTATTATCAATCATGGCAAACATGGGATCGGGAAACTTGTTATAAGAATGTTAATTGTCATGAAGTTTGTACTGGGTCTGATGAAAATAAGATATGTTCTGAACATTGTGATAGAGTTGCATATGATTGCTCTCATTGTGATAATTATCCTGAAGAATGGGAAGCTTCAGATAATTTAGGTAATGAATGGAGAATTACGTCAGCTACATACGAAACTTGGGCTAATATGTGGCATAATAAGGTTTTTGTAGAATTAAATAGACATATTGAGTTTAATACTGGCCTTTTTGGTGGTTGTGGTAAAGATGGTGATGCATATCGTGTAACTTATAATAATGATACTAATAAAATTATACCTGTTGTTATAGGTAAGCATTATATTAATAAAGTTCAAACAACATATAAAGAATTAGATACATCTATTATAAATGAATATGAATTGTTTAATTATCCAATATATGATAGATTTAATTATAATCCTGTATTAGGTATTAATGATTTTAAGGTTTCAAAAAGATTGGCTAATTGGAACGCTATACTTGGTAAAAGCAAACAAGTTCATATGTTGCTTTTAGTATTTCATAATAAGACTATTGAGGCTGCTGAATATCAAGAAAAGTATTGGAGGGGTGGAAATAAGAATGAATTTATATTAACTGTAGGTGTTAATAAAGTATGCGAATGGGATTCTACTCTGCCAGGAATAAGTTGCGGTGATATTATACAATGGGCCAAAGTTATATCATTTACAGATCAACGTGGGCTTAAAAGTAAAATTGAAAGTATTGTTTCTAATATGAAAAACAATATTGATTATAAAGCTATAGTTGATACAATGGCTATTAATGTGTCTAAAAGCTTTATACGTAAGGATTGGGATTATTATGATAGTATAAGTGTTCAGCCTTCTAAAACAGCCATTATTATAACTTATATCATTACATTTATATTTACTGGTGGAATTGTTTTGTTTGTTTTATTTAATGATATAAACAGAACTGATTTTAAAGAGGAAGAAGAATGGAAATACAAACAACTGAAACTTTAATTAAAACTAAGTGGTTGCATTTAAAAGCAACGGAATTTTTAGATAAAGAAGGTAAATCTAACTTTTGGGTATGGGTTCAAAGGCCTAATAAACAAAAAGCTATCATGATCATACCTAAGATTGTTGATAAGGTATTAGGTGATAAGTTAGTTTTAATTAAAGAAAAACGAATTCCAATAGGCTTTTATGATAGAAATTATTATGAATGGGGTTTCCCGGCTGGCTTAGTTAATGATAAAGAAGATATAATTGATGCTGCTAAACGTGAACTTAAAGAAGAAGTTGGATTAACCTTAAATAAAGTAATTAAAATTAGCCCGTTTGTGTATAATTCAGCCGGTTTGACAGATGAATCAATATCTATGGTATTTTGCGAAGCTATTGGTGAAATAACTAATAAAAACAATGAATCTACAGAAGATATTGAACCAGTGATATTATCTAAGCCTGAAATCAGTAAATTATTAAATGATTCAACACAAAAATTTGCAGCTAAGGCTTGGATAATATTAAATAACTTTGTAGAAACTATTTAAACGAAAGGAAATAGATATGGATAATAAGTATAGTTATGGATCCGTTGAATATAAACTAAACGAAGCTAAAGAAAATATAGACAAGATATTACAAGATATAGTTGAAACTAAGGCTAAATTAGCTGCTGATATTGGTCCGGCTAAACCAATTACCCCCAGTAATTGTATGGGTCTATTAAAAAGTTCATTAGAATATTATTATCCTTCTTCTTCATATTGGGGTTTTAATAAAGATAATGAAGATCATATTAATACTTGTTGTAATAAAGCTGTTCAACATGCTAATGAGTTATTATGTCAATCAAAAACAAAACACGAGGAAAATCTTCAAAACTTAGAGTATAATCTTAAAATAAAAACAAATTTAGTTAATATTATGAAATTAGCAGGCATATCAGAAAGATATACTACATACGAATATAAAAGTAATAGATCTAGAAGTAAAGCTGAGGTAGGTCATATTGCAGGCTATATATCTGATTTAAATAGAACGTTTGTTACTTCAGATGATTACGATGGAGTTGTTAATAGTTATAATAATTTTATTAAAAGATTAGACGAATGGAAAAATACGTTGTTGAAAAATATTGAATTTAAAAAACAAGAAACTGAAAAACAAGACCTATATATCCGTAAAATTGCTAAAGCACAAACATTAGCTGAAAAATATAATATAACTGAATATAAAACTAATGAGGAATTAATAAGTCAAGTTAATGAAGTAATGAAAAAAGAATATATTAAAGAAAATTATCCTGATGGAACATCCTTAGACATTAAATGCTGTGATAGTTGTAGTACTTGGGTTGTTGGTGAGCATAGATGTTCTTGCGGTAATAGAAGAATAGATTTGAGTACAGAAGGTGATTTCTTTGAGGGATTTAATGCTTATCCAGAAGCATATTAGACTCTATTGACATTTTAATGAACAATGATGTATATTATATCTAATGGAGTTCAATGTAATGAAGTTGGTTGATTTTAAAAACAAAGATAGATTGCATGTTTATGATAGATCAATAAATTATCAACTTCAAGATAAAACAATGATATTTATGACTTTTATGATAGATTCTTTTAATACACCACCAGAACTTTCAAATTATGTTTGGAAAGTTCGAAATATATTTATGCAGATTATTTGGAAATTAAAGGATCAATTAAATGAAACTATTTCATATAAATCATAGAGATTTATTAAGTGTTCAAATTTATAAAACAATTCAACCAGAAAAAATTGCACAATTAAATCATATTATTAAAGAACTTAGTTTTTCCTATTATGTTGATAATATTAGTGCAGCACAATCTATGTGGAATTTAAATAGAATTCATAATAAAGATTTGATGTATGATGAAATAATGAGTAAATTAAATGAAAAAATTAGTTGATATAAAAGTATATGATTTTAAAAATATGTTTGATAATTATTGTGATGATATTGATCTAAAAATTGATATACATTGTAATTCATTTGTTAATCATGGTGTATATTCTGATTTGTGGTATTTAGTTAGAAGACCTGTTCGATTTTGTATTAAAACGCATACTAGAAATTTAATTCTTTCTGAGTTGAGTGGAATATTTAATGGAATTAAATAATATAAAAAGCGAAATAGATATGGAAATAGGACTTCTTTCTGCAAATAAAGTAGATAAAATGATGTACTCTACAATAAGTCATGAAAATTATTCAATGGCTTTTAGACTATTATTTAAAATAAATATTTTAACTCAATTACATTTTGACCTAACAGAACAAATAAATGAACAAACAGAAAAAAATATCGTTTGATTATACTGATAATAATAAAAATTGTTATAAAACATCTCATTGGCGAGGGTGTTGTTGTGAGTGTATTAATCATGGATTAGTACATAAGCATTGTTTTCATTCACAGAGAAAGAAAAAAGAAGGTTGTGTATGTGATAAATCTTTAAATTTTTATGTATGTACTACGTTTGGACCGAGATTTAATTTATCAGGTAAGCATGGTTATTGTGAAATGTTTCAAAGAAGGAAAAAATAATAAACATGATAATTAATAGCCTGCTATCTCAAGACGTTTATAAACTAACAATGCTTCAATTTTTTTATTATAAATTTCGTTATACTAGTGCTAAATATCGTTTTAAATGTAGAAATAAAGGTATTAATTTATTAGATTATAAAGACGAAATATATAAAGAAATAGAATATCTTTGCACTTTAAATTATACAGATGAAGAATTAACTTATCTAGAATCTTTAGGATACTTTAAACCAGAGTTTTTAAACTATCTTAAAACATATCAATTAAGCACTGTTGATATTAATTTGGCGGAAAAAGATAAGAACTTAGATATAATGATGTATGGATTGTTAGTTGATACTTCTCCATTTGAAATATTTGTACTAAAGATTGTACACGAAATCTATACTAGAAAAGTTAATCTTTCACTGAGTGGATTAGAATTAGACGAAGGTAGAAAAAGACTTAATAAAAAAATAAATGATTTTAAAGAATTTACTAAAAATGAAGGATATAAGCCTAATGTGATTGATTTCGGTGGTAGAAGAGCTTTTACAACCAAGTATCATGAGTTTGTTGTTAAAACTTTAAAAGATAATGATATAATAACAGGAACAAGTGATATAGATTTAGCTAGACGATATAATTTAATGCCTGTTGGAACTATGGCTCATGAATTTATACAAACATATCAATCTGTTGTAGATCCTTTACAAAGTCAGTCTAAAGCTTTATATGAATGGATTAACTTTTATGATGGTAAGTTGGGAATTGCTTTAAGTGATACTTTAGGCGATAAAAAGTTTTTAATGGATTTTAATTATGAGTTGGCTAATAGATATAGTGGAGTTCGACATGATTCAGGTGATCCAATTGTGTGGGGTGATATGATGTTAAAGCATTATTATAGTTTTGGTATTGATCCTAAAGAAAAGACTTTGGTATTTAGTGATGGATTAGACTTCCCAACAATGTTTAAATTAGCTAAATACTTTAAAGATAAAGTTAAGATTTCGTTTGGTATAGGAACAAATTTAACTAATGATTTAGGTGTACCAGCACTACAAAATGTTATTAAGCAGATTGAATGTAATTGGAAACCTACAGCAAAGCTTAGTAATAACCCTGATAAAACTATGTGTGAAGATTTTGACTATTTAGAATGTTTGAAGAAGAAATTAAATGATGAAGTTTAATTTTAATACAAACCATTATATTAAGGTAGTATCTGCGCGTAAAGAAGCAGGATTACCAGTTGAGAACCGTAATATTATGGTTGAAAGTAATCTAATTGGTAAAAAGGTAATATCTACTTTAAGCAATGAGACTTTTACTGTTCAAGCCGTGCATAGGTTATGGAAAAACGGTTGGTATGAAATGTTGTTGTTAGTTAATAAAGTCGGAAGTCATTCGATGGCTGTATGGAAGATTTTTAATTGTAATGATCAATGTATAGAAAACTTATGTAAAAAAAGTCATACTAATTGGAAAATACTAAGTCATGAACCAATGGAAAGATAATAGAAATAAAATAAAACATATTAAAATAATTCATTACTGTTGCTGCTGTTATAAACGTATTGAAACCTATTGGGATGAACAAGGATTACTTCAAGGTAAATGGAAAACGTTTGAAGCGATACCAAGTGAGTTATTAAATTGTTATGTTGCAGATCCAAAACTTATATTATGTAATCAATGCTACGGAACAGGTGAATGGAAAAAGAAAGGAAAAGGAAAATGTGCTTAGACTCATTTAAAACACGTAATAATACTTGTGATGTTGGTTATGGGTGGAAGATTTTTAACGAACGTAAAAATAGACAAATAAGATTTAGATATAGAAAACACGAGGGGAATTTTATAGTACCTATTAATAAATGGTTGAAGATTAAATCTAAATCATATATTGATTCGTGGGGCGGAAAGTATCATACTGGTTTTCATATTTATACAGATTATAATGAAGCTAAAAAGATATTTTCATTTATTTCGTTTGACAAAAATTGTATTATAAGGAAGGTTGCATTTAAAGGAGTCTATGCTATAGGTAGAGATTCTGGTGTGAAAGTTATAGTAGCCAGAGAAATGTTTGTATTACCTAAGAAGGAAAATGAATGATATATACAGAATTGTTTGCTAAAGAACGCTTTGAAGCTCATGAACAATGGATTAAGGATAACTTAATCTATGAATGTATTATGGGCTCACAAGCATATGGATTGGCTACAGCAGAATCAGATATTGATATAGTTGCTATAGTTATGCCTCAAGAAATCCATTTATGGCCACAAAAGTATGGTTATATCTTAGGATTTGATTCGTTACCTAACTTTGAATCTAAAGATATTAAAGGCGAAAAGAAACGTATTCCATATGAAGGTACTGATATAGAAGGAGAATGGACTTCACTAATACGTTTCTTTTATCTTGCAGGATTAAAAGGTTCACCCAATCTAATTGAAACTTTATTTGTTAGAAGAAACTTAGTTACTTTTGGTACTGATATTGCATGGAAGTTAAGAGATAATGCACAATTGTTTTTAAGTATGCGTTCATTTCATGCTTTTAAAGGTTATGCTTTTGCACAATTACATAGAATTCGTTCAGATATTAAACGAGGTAAAACAGATAATCCTAAAAGACAACATTACTTAAATGAATTCGGTTTTGACATTAAAATGGCCTCACAAATTTTAAGACTATTAGATCAGTTAAATCAGATTCTTGATACTGGTACTTTAGATTTAATGCATAATAAAGAAGAAGCGAAATCTATGCGTGCTGGTACTTGGGGTTCTTGGGATAGGTTTGAAAAGCATGTATTAGAACAATTAGACTTATTAGAAAAGAAAGCTTTAGTTCAAAATTCTATTTCAAATAAACCAAGATTAGGCGAACTTAAAAATCTATTAACTGAAATTCTTGAAGATTATTATGGTTCAGAACTTAATATGCAAAAACAAAGCAATGAATATATTTCAGTTAAAGATATTTGGAATAGATTTGATAGACTAGAAGAAAAAATAAATGAAAGGATTAAGTAATGGATCCTATTTTAACTAAACTGTTTATATTAGATATAATTATGATAGTAATGTTATGGTTTACATTATTTGTAAAAAACCTACATATTTCTTATAAAGTTTTAACTGTTTATATATTAATATGGATAGAAATTTTAAAAATGATAAGTAATATTGGAAATTATCTTACTATAATATCCTTAATATGTTGGATTGGATTATTAATAACTTATATTTTAGATTATATTATAGATTATTCAAGGAGAACTAAAAACGGATGGAAAAAATCTACTTCGTATCAGGACACAGAGACTTAACGGAAGAAGAATTTAGTAAACATTATGAACAGAAGTTATTTGAAGCAGTTAATGAAGAATCTTCGTTTGTAGTTGGCGATAATAATGGTGCAGATACTTTAGCTCAAAAGTATCTTAAAGCCTTAATGGCTGATGTAACGGTTTATCATCGGTCAGATTATCTAAATTATTGTGCTTTTAATAAAACAGTTGGGAATTTTTATAGCCAAAAAGAATGTGATGAGGCTATGACTGCTAATTCTTCAGCAGATATAGCATGGGTAAGACCAGGTAATGAAAAATCAACTACTTATATAAATTTACAACGGCGAAAGAGAAAATAATGATACCTGTTGAAGTTGAAAACAAATCAAATGATAAAAGTTTAGTAGGTAAAGTAATAGAAGATCTTGGTGGGGTTGTTTTTGCAATTCAATCAAGTGAATTAGTATTGCATTTGTGTTCTTCTTTATTTAAAAACAATAAGTTTTATCAAGAAACAATTAAAGGATTAAAGAAAACATTACCAGCAGCTATAACAGGATATAAGGTTTATAATTCTGTTAAAAATTATTATAATGATAAAGGTTTAAAGTATACTAGTCAACGAAAAATTCATCACATTGCTACATTAATGCGTTGTTATAATCCTGAAGAAATTTGTACTTATAAGTTTCATTTAGGTAAGGAAATAGTACATTGGTTTTTAACAAAGCCTGCGACTAATAAATTTAAAATAATAGATTTTTATAATAATGATTTTGAAAAGGTAACAAAAATTACTGAGTCTGGCTGCTATTATATTTTAATGGAATATGGTATTAAAAAGTTAAATTTAATAGAAATTGAAATTGGACTTAATAATAATATACTTTTATTAACTAATTGTGAAAATAATACAATAGGGTATAAAGACAATGATTTAATAAGAAGTTATATTTTTAAAGAATTTATTGATAGATTAGATATTAAAAATAATGTTATTGAATATAGACCTTATAGTGGAATGTATAGTAGACCTCGTAAAAACATTAATTTCAATATTGATCAATTTAATATGAATGCTTTTTCAGATGAAATTTTAAAATCTATTGAAAAAAAGAAAAGAAGAGGCTATGTTTTTGTGGGACCTGCAGGAGTTGGTAAATCTACAATAGTTTTAAAATTAGAAAATCTAATAAAGGATATTCCAATTGTTTATATACAAGCTAATGGAGAAGGAACAGCATCAGACGATATACAAAATATATTTAGATTTTTAAGATCTATTACTCCATGTATAGCTATATTTGAAGATTTAGATGCATATGAACTAACTAATAAACAAGATAGAGTATTTAGTGAATTTTTAGAACAACTAGACGGTGTAAAATATAATGATTGTATTATAATTATAAGTACTATGAACGAACCTGAAAACATACATGGTTCTTTATTAAATCGTCGCGGAAGAATTGATAGAGTATTTTTTATTGATTATCCTAAAACCGAAAAAGAAATCTATGAAATATTAAAGAATAAATATAATCAAGAAACTAATCAACTTATACCAATTAAAAATATAACTAAAGTGTTTAAAAAGAAAGTACTTAGTTATAAGTTAACTCACTCAGATCTATGTGAAATAATAGAATATTTATTTATCAACGACTTACAAATAAATCAATCTAATTTAATGAAAAGTTTAAATGTATTAATTGAGACGAAGAATGCTATTATAAAATGTATAGATTTAAATCAAAATGATATTAAAGAAGTTGTAGATATTAAAGGAAATCAGCCAACTGCAATTTTACATTCAGAATAAAAAGGAGAGAATTATGAGTGAACCTTGGTTGTATCCAGACACAGAATTACGTTCAGATTGTTGTGATGCTGTTGCTGATGGAGAAGTAATTGATGGTATTGGAATATGTTCTAAATGTAAAGAACATGCTTCATTTACTAACGAAAACGAAGACGATAATCAATAACATGCAATTAAAACAAATAACTAATTTATCTCAAATAATCGATCAAGTTAATTTTCATATAAGTTTACTTTTATTACAGATTAATTCTTTAGAAGAAATACGCTATACCATGAAATCGGGATATCAAATAAATAATATAGTTGAGACTCAAGTTATTTATCAAGTCGAGTCAAAAATTAAAGATCAAATAAAGGAATTTTATGTTTAAATATAAAAAGATATATGTAGTATTAGGATTACTTTTATCATTAAATTGTTGTTATATTAAACCGTTAAGTTATCCTAAACCAGAAAATAAAAATAATTATTATTTGAGAGATACGTTGGATAGAATAACTATATATCATGGTGTTAATGTTTCAAACTATTCTAAACATTCAGAAGGTAATTTACCGTGGCAATCAAATGAAGATTTTTATAAAATGAAAGATTGGGGATTTAATATTGTTAGGTACTTAGTCTTTTGGAGTGCAATTGAACCAACTAAAGGTAATTATGATACAGTTTATATTAATAATGTTTTAAATCAAATTAAGTTTTTAGATAACATAGGAATTACTACTATTATAGATATTCATCAAGATTTATATGCAGATACGTTTGGTGGTAATGGTTTTCCGGATTGGACTATAGATGATGATAGTATTCCTTTTGGCGGATTAAAAGAACCTTGGAGTTTAACTTATTTGGATCCTGCAGTTATTGCCTCATATAATAATTTTTGGAATAATAAAGAATTAAAAACTAAGTATATTAAAATGATAGACCTTCTAGTTAATACATTTGATACTATACCTGGAGTTTTAGGTATAGATGTAATGAATGAGCCTATTCCAAATAAATCACCTAATAGATTTGAAAGAACAACATTAACTAAGTTTTATTATAATATAGAAAAGGTTTTTGTTGGGTCTAAGTTAAAAATGTTTTTTGAACCTTGGATGTCAACTAGTTCTATGCTACCTTCTTGTTTGAATTTTAAACCTAAAGTTTCATCTGTATATTACCCTCATTATTATGATGTATATGTAGATGCACAAAAGCCTTATGAAGATCTTAGTAAGAATATAATGAATAATATGTTTCCTTTAAAGATATCTGAAGCTCAAAAGTATGGTGTTCCTATAATGATTGGAGAGTTTGGAGTCTCTTTAAATTATAATAACTTTCTTAAAGATTTATTGAATATCTATGATAAATATAATGTAGGATGGTGTTATTACGCTTATGATAAACTTTCATATAGTTATTATGGTATATTAGATGATAATGGTAATTTAAGACCTCAAATGAAGTACTTAGTTAGAGCATATCCACAAAAGATAGCCGGTAATAATCCAAAATGGCAAACAACAGAACACGAATTTACTTTACAATATGAAAAGCATGGTAATGGTCAAACAGAAATTTATATACCTAGAACTGATAGTATTACAATTATAACATATGGTTCTTGGCTTTTGGACGGAAAAATGTTATATTATACAAATACAGATAGTTTATTACAACAAATTAGGATAACTTATTAAGGTTAAATATGATAGATCAATTAATACCAGTTGCAAATAATGATGATTCTAAGTTTATAGTACTTTTAAAATTGATAATAGGTGTATCAACATCAATTATTATAGGAATATTATCAATAAGTAGTGCTATTAGAGTTTTAAATCTTAAACATAAGAAGATTGGATTTAGAAATGACGCATGAACAAAAAATCATTGACGGTTGTTATAAAGTAGGCCAAAATACAGGCGATTGTGTTTTTGGTGGTACATATAGGCTATGTCGCCGAACTGTTATAATAATAACTACTCTTTTATTTGGATTGATATTTTTTATATATGGACTAATACATTTTAAACAAAAGCATTTAAACAATTAACAGAAAAGGATACTAAGGAAGGTTTCAGATGAGTAAAACGTTTTCAGATGAGTACTATGATACTTTTGGAAAAAAGAAGGATAAAGGTAAGCATAAACAGAAAAGAAAAGATGTTAAAGCATTTTTAAGAAATCTTAAAATCGATGATATTGATAACGATGAAGCTAGTGACTGGGAAGATAAATTAACAGATGAATAACTAAAGAAAGGAATATAAATAAGAGCACAGCTGAAGTATTAAACAAAAGCTGTAAGTGGGAAGGAATGGATAAGAAACAGGCGTATTTGTTTTGTAAATTCCTTGAAACTGAAATGAAGAAGATTGATCTTGATAAATGGTACGAAGGTGAAAAAATCAATAAAGATCCGGGTCAATCTTATATTGTAGAATGGATTAAGTTAAATGCTGCTAATTGGCGTAAAGAATGGGAAGAGTCTTTATGTCAACATTGTAATAATTGGAAAACTTGTGGTTATTTATTAACTAAAGAATGTAAAATATTTGAATTTGATAAGCACGAAGACAATATTAAATAATTGAAAGGAACATTAAATGTGGCGAGAACTATCTGATGATTTTCCTAGGTTTAGTAATTCAATAGATGTTCATGTTCATTTATTTAATTACAAAAGTGTGCCGGATAAGTTTTTAGGTTTTAGAATACCTTTTCGTCAAAAAACATTTATCTTTTTACGCAATATAACTAAAGCATTAGGATTCATTAGTCAAAATGCAAGTATAACAGGAGCAGCATATTTTTTAGATTTATTTAGAAAAACTGATATAGATATTTTACAAAAGGTTTTAAGTTGTTATCCAGCTGATACTATATTATGTCCGTTGCTTATGGATATGGAACATAGTATTGGCGGTAAAGAAAAAATAACTTATCAGCAACAAATTGATGATATGTATGATTTATGTGAGTTATATCCTGGTAAATTGTTACCTTTCTTATGTTTAAATCCTCTTAATCCGCATATGTATGAATTATTTAACGAACACTTATTAAATAGAACTGTTTTTTGGGGAGTTAAAATATATCCTTCGTTAGGTTATTTACCTTCTGATAAAAGATTATTACCTGTTTATAAAAAATGTGAAGAGTTAGGTATACCAATAATAGCTCATTCTACTATTGGGCCGGTTCATATAACGGATCATCATTTAAAAAATATTAATGGAATTAAAATAGTTGATAATGTTCCTGTTGAGTTTACTGATGATAAATGGTTTTGGACTAAGAACGATTATGCAGAGTATTTTAATCATCCGCGAAATTGGGAATCTGTAATGTTTATGTTTCCAAACTTGATTTTAAATTTAGCTCATTTTGGTGGATTTGATATAACAACTAAAAAAGGTACTTGGACCAGTCGTATTATTAATTTAATGACACGATATAGTAAGGTATATTCAGATATTTCATTTGTTTTATCTGATAAAAAAATAATTAAACCTTTAAGAGAGTTAATTGAAAATAATCCTATAGTTGCTGATAAAGTTCTATATGGAACAGATTATTATATGATTGAAATAGAAGGTCATTTTAGAGACAGCATAACAAGGTTTAGCGCTGCTATGGGTCAAAAGAATATGGATAAGTTATATAGCAACAATAAACAATTTTTATTTCATTCATAAACTCATTGATATTTATAAACGCATATATTATATTACAATAATTGGAACGTCATGAAAATACCAAAAGATAAGTCTAAGCGTAAACGTAATGAGATATTAAAAACTAAAAAATGTAGTTTTCCTGGATGTGAAGTAACTTTTGAAGGAACTGGTAAATCAAAGTATTGTTTAGAACACTGTCTTAAAAAATACCGTAAAATAATTGATGAAGATAAAAATAATAAAGAAAAATTAAAATTATTAAGTTCTAATCAATTAATAGAACATGATTATATTACTCCAGTTGTATTAGATTTAAAATGCGCTTTAGAAGATTGCAATAATCATTTTGAGATTATTTTGTTACCGAGAGTTAATGTATATCCACAATACTGCGAGGCGCACAGAAATGTCTACAAACGAACGTTCTTTGTCCAAAACAGAAATAAAGTGCGAACAGAAATGCAAACTGAAGTATTGCCTAAACAATGAAAATGAATTGTGTTCTTTAATTAAACCATTTGCAAAACTGATTAAACCTGATAGTATTCACTGCGAATTTTTTGAAGATGATTTTGAAAAGTCTTGGAAAAATTATAAAGAACGAGGAGGTACTATCGGAGCCTTAATTAGATTAAAAAAGAAATTACCATTTGATGCAGATATAAGTAGTAAATCTAAAACAAACAAAAAGAATAATAAAAAGAATAAATCGGAACCAGAAACTAATAACTTAGATGAAATAATTTAACCAAAGGATGCTATATGTACTTTGTAAAAACATATAAATCGGGTGGTGAAGATTACGATCCAAGACAGAGAACCTGGGCTCTTTTTAAATGCGGTTTGTGTAATAAAGACAATGTAATTGATATAACACGTATCAAGGATACTTTTGACTTTTCTTGTGAACGTAGATGTGAAAAATGTGGTATGATAAATTCTGAAGACAAGATACTAAATATGAAAGCTCAATTGAATAAATTAACTGTTGAAAAGTCTAGAATACAAATTCAAATAGAACAAATTGAAAGAGAATTAAACGAAGCTACATCAATGAAAGGATTAGTTAATGAAAAACAAATCTAATGAATATAATGTTGTAATATATTCAGGAGAACATAAAATATTTACTAGTTTATCATTTAATGAATCTTTTTTAGAAACTAAAAGAAAAGAAATTGAAGAATTACTTACAGATTTAAAAAATAATCAATTATCACATATGGAATGTAGAGACGAAAATAATAACATAACTTTTATACCTTATACTGTATTATCAAGTTCACGCATAATATTAAATAGAATAGAAAATGAAAAAAAGGAATAATAATGATTACTTCCTGCCAAAATAAATTTTGTATTAATAATGAAAAAGGTTTGTACTTTTGTAATTGTAAAAGATGTGATAGTACTAAATCAGCAAGTTATTTGGGTGTTTGTAAAAAATTAAAAATGTATAATGATTCAATGAATAAAAATGAAAACGATTATCAAACTCTTTATGAAGAATATGTTTATTTAAGAAGAGGAGAAGAAATTCGTGGAATATAAATTTTCAATGGATTTTTGGAATAAAGATCATATTAGAAACTTCAATAGAATTAGAAATTATTTCTTTTATGAAGACGAACATTTATATATACCCGGATTTTTAAGTTTTTTAGAAATTGGTGTTTTTGAAGGTAGAACTTCAACTTGGTTGTTAGATAATATATTATTAAATGATGAAGATGGTAGTAGCGATTGTTTAACACTAATAGATCCAGATGTTGGTCCAAACTTTAATTATAATATGCAAAAATGGTTAATTGAAGGTGAATTAACTGAAGAAGGTAAAAAACGTATTAACTTTATTAAAGATTATTCATATAACGCATTACCAAAACTTAAAACCGAAAACAAGTTATTTGATTTAATTTATATTGATGGTGATCATAATGCTTGTGGTGTATTAGAAGATGCTGTCATGGCATGGAAATTATTAAAAGAAAATGGTATTTTATTGTTTGATGATTATCTTATGGAAGTGAAGGATTCATGGTTTTATATATCTCATAAAGAATTCAATCAGCATCATAGCTTAGTCTGGCAACATCCAAGAAATGCTATAGATTGCTTTCTTAATATATATAAAGGGCAATACGAAATCATAATAGATAATTATCAAATTGGAATAAGAAAAGTCTGTGATTTAGGGGCAAAGAACCTTAATCATGGTGATAATACCCAAAAAGCTATTTACGAGGTATAAAATGGATCGTTTATATGAATTAGCAGAAAAACAAGCTGTACTAACCGAAGAATTACAAACATTAGAAAACAAAGTCAATTATACGGAAAGAGAAATTAAATCAACAGAAGAATCAATTAAAGAACTTAAACTTCAAAGAGATACAGCAGCTTTTAAATTTGTTCGTTCTAAAATGGCTGATATTCTTTTAAAAATTGCACCTAAACATAAAATCCCAATGGATAGAGAAATATCAGTTCCTATATCAAACGATTCAAATATGACAGTTAAAGTGCCTTATACTAAAGATAAAGAATGTTCAGACGAAGATCCTTTTAATGTATCTATATGTCCAAGATGTGCTTTATTACATTTTAGTTCTATAATGGATAGAACTATTGCTGAGTATTATTCATGAAAAAAACTAAACGTAGAAGAAATAAAATTGTTGTTAAAGTTGATATGCCTATACTTGAAACAACTCTTGCAATTAAACTCATTAAAAAAATTGCAACGATTAATAATTTATGTTTTGATTTAACTGTTGCTTATAATTATAACTTAAAAGATTGTGGTGAATATAGACCTTACGAAAAAACTTCATTAAATTGTATATATGTAAATCCTTTAGTATGTGGTAGAAGATATGAAGAAACACCAGAACCATTTTGCCCAGGTTATGTTTCAGATATGACTTTATTTGGAGTAACAATACACGAATTTTGTCATTATATGCATTTTAGAATTTTTCCTAACATGTTAAACGATTATAAAGATCAATTCCCAACTGAAAGATTCTATTTAAATTGTTATAGTAATAACGAACTAATGGATGAATTAGCTGAAACAATGACTCTTTATATCACTAATCCATATCTATTAAGACTTATATCTAAAAAACATTGGTATTTCTTTAAACAATACTTTATATCTCCTGTTGCTTGTACATTTAGTAGATGTAAATATATATTCAGTAAATTTCCTATTGATGTTAAAGAACACTGTAAGAAAAAATTTGGTATAGTTTATAATATTTCTGATGATACTTTTGATAAAATTGATAATAAAATAGAAACAAAATGAATAATGATAACGAAGAAGTAAGTTATGTATCACGAAAGGATTGGATAAGAATAACTGTATTACCTTATTCAGATTATTTTCCAATTGTTCAAAAAATATTAAGAATAATTGCACCTAAACAAAAAGAAATAACGATTAAAGTATTAAATAAACGTAAAAGCCAAGCTAAACGTAAAGAAGTTAAAGATTTGTTTAAACTAGTTTTTGATGATGAAGAACAATGTGGATTTGAATTTTTTATGAAAGAAGGTGAATAATGGAAATAGGTGATAAAGTTACTTATAAGTCATTTAATAAAATAGAGCATGGTATTGTTAAAAGGTTATCAGATGAAAATCATGCTTTTGTAGTCTATCATTGTGCTGGTAATTGGGACCGATACTTTGATTACACTGCAGCTAGAACTGATATACGTGATTTAGTTCCAGGATGGATTAAAGAAGAAAATAATGGAGAATAAATTATGAAGTTAAAAAAACAACTAGATATTAAAGATCTTATTAAGAAGAAAAAATATTGTGATTATAGAAAATTACATGAAGTACATTTAACTGATAGTTATGGTATATGTGATATAATAGGTGGAATTAATGAAATTATTCGTTTTATAAATGGCGAGATAATTCCTTCATTGCAAAATAAAGAAGAAACATTTGAAACAATTATATTATTAAATAAATTATGTTCTCTTACTGATGGAATAAATAACAAGAATAATCAATTAGAAGCAAAAAATGTTATTAAAGAATTAAAAGAAATTATAATGAAAGGATAATTTATGAAACAGATTTTTGTTGCTATTGTAATGTTATTTACTTCTATGCACGTATGGGCTGAAGATACTGTATGTGACTCATGTATACCATATATGTACTTAGAAAAACAAAGTGATGTTGGTAAAGGTATTGCTACTGGCGGAATTTTATTCGTGCTTTTAGGACCGATAGGAATATTAGGAGTTCTTAATAATACTAAATGGGTATCAAATTCAGTATGTATAAACGAAAAGCGTAAGGATTGGTTTGCTGCTTATGATGCAAATACTAATTCAGGAGTTTATAAATATGCATCAATAGCTGATAGTCTTGTGTATAATCAATTTAAAACCAAAAATGCATTATGTGTAAAGAAACCATGAAAGTCCAAACCATATAAAGTGAGGAGCCATCATGGCAGGAGATGAGTGGTACTTCGGCCCAAGTGTGGAGTGTAGGATGCCCTTTGCATTGCAGTTGGTATTGTTCGTGGTGGTCGTATCAAGCATCACTTGGATGGTTTGGTTTGCCTATAAAGGATAATTTATGAAACTTTTAGATGATTATTTAAAATTAAAAGAAGAAATATTTGATTACTTTGGTTATAAAGAAGACTGGAAGGTTATACCAATTGATGATGCACGTGAATATTATTGGAGTTTAACAGGTGAAGGTTATGGTGATGAAGTAAAATTTGCTAAAGATAAAGATAATGTTTTTGAAGGAACTGAAGATGATGGATATTCAAATGAAATATATACAGAAAGATTTCATCGTAAGTGGGTCCATCGAGGTAAAGATTATACAATGATTTGTGTTGATACTCATACTGATGGTAATCAGTTCTTACAAATATTTGATAATACAAAAGAAATTAAAGAATAATAAATTACTATGAAAACTAAAAAGCATTGGTATTTTATTACAATTCGTAAATGTTGTTTATGTGGTAAAACATATGAATATCGTGAAAGAAGATATACTAAAAAACCAAAAGATAGAAGTAAATGTATTGATTATAGTAATCAAACAGCTTGTTCAAGTCATTTTATATGATGAATTTAATTAAAAGGAGTTCTAATGAAATGGAAGAATGTGTTAATTGATACCATTATTATATTTGTATTAGTATGGGTGAGTTATATTATTTTTACATTACTTAAATTAGAATGGAATAGTAATATATGGTTTACGGGTTATATGTGTTCGTGTGTTCATGATATAATAAAATTAATAATTAAAGAAGTTAAAGTACACCATAATAAAGGAGGATATAATGTCAAGTAGCAGTTCAAGTTCATCAGGTGGTATTGGATTTCTTGGATTACTTACTATTGTTTTTTATTGTGCTTAAATTATTAGGTAAAATCACATGGTCTTGGTTATGGGTTTTAGCGCCAATGTGGATACCTATAAGTTTAGCTATAGTAATTTTTATCATTCTTGGTATTTGCTACGTTTGTTTTAAACGATAATATACAACAACTTATAGATCGTGTATGTTTTTAAATGAATATGAAAGGATAATTTATGAAAACTTTCTATATTATATGTTTACTTGGTTTGTTTGTTCTAATTGGTGAAGTTATGTCTGTGGTTAAATGTATTCATTCAGATTGGCTTCCTCCTTATAAACGTGAAATAATCTATGGAGCAGCTGCACTTACTGGATTAGGCGGAATTGTAGGATATTTTAATATTCAAGATAATAAACCTAATAACATTCAATAATATAAATATTATAATGAACAACAAAATACCAGCTTTGTTAGACGGCGAAGGCGAATTTGATTATACTAATGTTCGTGTCTGCCCTAAATGTGGTAATATAAATCTATCTATTGATATTACTACAAATAAAACTATATGTACTAAATGCAATGAACAAAGTAACGAAATTAAAACTGCAAACTTCCAAAAAATTAACGAAGATCTAATAGAAAAAGATAATAAAGAAATAGAACAAGCAATTAAGCAAGGCACTAAAATTTCTATTGAAGGATTTAAATGACAGATAACGATAAATTATTTATTGGTAATGCAATAAGCCACTTAAATAATAAACATATAGAAGTTATATTCTCTAAACAAAATAACGTATACCAAGAACACGAAAAAATTAAATGTACTGGTTACTTCGATTGTAAAAATAAAAGTCTAGTCGTTGCAACTGGTTTACCGCAAAAAAACTGGCTACCAGTATTTTTACACGAATATTCTCATTTTATACAATGGCTTAATAAAGATAAACTATTTTATAAACTAATTGAAAATAAAAATCTACAAAACTATTTTTGGTATTGGTTACAAGGTCAAGAAATCAGACCTAAATCTAAAGTTATTGAATCAGCAAGAGCTATTCAAACTATGGAATATGAATGCGAAAAAATTGTATTTAATTTACTACAAAAAAATAAACTAAGCATATTATATCAAGATTATGTTAAATATGCTAACATTGATGTATTATTTTATAACGTAGTTTTAAAATATCGTAGATGGTACGATATACCTCCGCATACAATACAATCTATATTAGATATAATTCCAATTGAACCAATAGATGATATAACTAAGGTAATACCTTTATTTAATGAACTAGTTCTTAAAAATTGTTTTAAATAACTCTTGACAAATTAATGGCGTTGATGTATATTGTTTGAGATGAAACAAAAATCACTCAAACAGAAAGGTTTTATATGTCAGCCAATTTGAGTTATAACAAAGATGGAAAAGCGGAAATGTTCAGTGGTTCCGGAATTATACCTTGGCATAAAGAAGGTACGGTAATTTCCGGTCGTGCAACAGCCAGCGAAGCTTTGAAATTGGCTTCATTGAATTGGACTGTTGAAGGCTTCCCGGTCTTCTACAATAGTAATAATGACAAGTTGTTCAGTCCGGTTCAAATCCCAAATCAGTTTGTTAATCGCCGCACAGATAAAGACGGGACCGATTCTATTCTTGGGATTGTTGGAAAGAATTATCAGGTCGTGCAGAATGTTGATTGCTTTGACTTCTTCGATTCAATCATTGAGGCTAATCAGGCAATTTATGAATCTGCCGGTGCTTTGGATAACGGCAGAAAAGTTTGGATCCTCGCGAAACTCCCTTCACAGATTAAACTTCGTGGTGATGATATTGTTGATAAGTTCGTACTGCTTGCCACTTCACATGATGGTTCAACTAATCTGATGGCAAAAATGACTGGTGTTCGTGTTGTGTGTCAGAATACTCTTCGTGCCGCAATGTCTGATAAGAGTGAAACTGTGCGTATCAGGCATAGTACCAATGCAAAGGATAAGATTGCTGAGGCTGCTCGTGTTCTTGGATTGGTTAATACTGAGTGGGAGAAGGCAAAAGACCGGTATGAACACCTTACGGAAGTTAAGGTTGATACGATGATGGTTGATTATTTCTTGGCTTATGTGCTTCCTTCAGTCGGTGTTAATCCTACACGTGCAACAAATATGCGTCAGGTTATTCAGGAATTGTTTGAAAGCAAAGGTAAAGGTTGTACGTTTGACAGCAGCAAAGGTACGGCTTGGGGTTTGTATAATGCTGTTACGGAATATATCACCCACGTTAAGACTTATAAAGAAAATACCAGTAAACTTGATGCAATTTGGTTTGGATCCGGAGATTCATTGTCTGGTAAGGCTTTTGAGTGTGCTATGAGCCTTGATAATACCAGCCGCGCAAAAATGGAAGACTTGGTTAATACTGAAAAGAAAAAGACGAAGGAATGGGAAAGTCGGTAATCCAAAACAACAATAAGAAAGACTAAAAAATAATTTAAAATAAGCCTTGACATATTTAATCCCATGATGTATATTGTTGTTGTAAGAGGATTAACTATGAAAAAGGTACACTTCAAAGTCATTAAAGGAATATACATACCAAAATTTCATGGTGGTAGACCTTCTGTTAAGTTCAAGAATAAGAAGAAATATAATAGGAAGACTAAACATACTAAAGAGGATGAAATATGACAATACTTTTTTATCTGTTTTTAGGTTTAGTCGGCTTGATTGTTGCTTTTAAGTTGATTGGATTGGTATGGGCTTTAATACAAGATTGTGCAGGATTGGTATTCTCATTTATTGTTATGGGATTGTTTGTATTACTGATTACTTATATCTTTTAGTTATGAAAATTGAAAACAATGATTTATTAAGAGTTGATTATAAAGGTTATATGGAGCCAATACTTTTGACTGCATGTAAACATCAGGCTACAAAAAGTAATGCTAAAACAAGAAGCAAATATATTAGATGGGCTGTTATTCGGGCTTTAATACAAGATGGATATCCGTTAAATAAAATAACAAATAAATTTAATATGTTTTATAAATCAATGGGTTATACAGGGGAATGACATCATAGGTATAGTTGTGCGACATTTTCGGGAGCTTTTGATTATGAAATATTGTACTAAGATGGGCTTGTGTGCGTGGCGTAGCCTTCTCAATGGTCGAGCGTCTTGTGTGTCAATGGAGCCGTGTGAACTGGCGGTGGCTCCCGAAAACGACGCACAACAACTACAAGCCAAAATTGCCGCTCTTGCTAACGAGATTGAGTGCCGCACGCGAGATCAGGTGTCCATCAGTCCGTCAATGGTTGTCGAGCGGTTGCGGCAACTATCGGCTGTGCAGTAAACGTTGTAGTCAATTGATTTTTTGAAAGGAATTTATATATGCAGATTGTTTGTCAAACACATGGCGTTGGTGAAGGTGAGGTTCTTTGTTCCGAGTGTGTTAAACTTGTGGAACAAAAAATCAACAGCCTACAACAGCTAAAGGCTGAAATTGCCTTATTGCTAAATACGTGGGATAACACTACTAAGCAACAGTTTCTTGATACGTGGGTTTTGCGCATTAAGCGACTACGGCAACTGTCAGCCGTTTAGCGGGACGTTGTAGTCAATAACGCCACACGAAAGGCAGTTTAATATGCGCCGCCGAGACGTTGACAAAGAGTTAGCAGATATACAGCGTACATTAAATTTCCGTGGCGATCAGCAGGTAATGGCTGCAACAAATAGTGGTATGAATGAGTTAAAAATGTTGGCATTTAGGATTGGTTGCTGTAGGGTGGCGCTGGACACTAAGGAAAGTGTGGCGTTACAGCCTACAACAGCGCCATGCTGCGAGGGCGAAGCGCCACATGCCGAAACCGGCACGTCAGCATAGCGCGAACCGTTGGTGTCAAGCGGCTGCGGCCGAGATTGGGGGTTTCAAGTGAGGATATACCTGAACCGTGGTGAAAAGTTGGCGAAACTAATACTGATGATAAAAGGTTTAAAAATCTTGAAGCAACTATAGAACTTGTTAATAAACTTTTATTTGATATATGTCTAGTCTCAAGCAATTCACTATGTCAAGAATTTTCTAAAGTGCGCGCAGGTAAAGCAGCTAAGCAATTTTTGGAAGATATTAAAGGAATTAATTAATTGGCCATACAGAAACAACATATATTCCTAAAGTTCCTAAATGATGTCTGTTAAAAATAAAATGGATATACCTCTTGACAAATTAATGGACCTGATGTATATTTGATTTATCAAAGGAGAAGTTAATATGTCAAATGTTCTTGCCATTATTAAACAATCAGCAGTTGAAACTTTTCCAAATACACCAAGGTATAAGGCAAGATTCTTGGTAAGGTCTTCAAGTTCAAATAAGAATTATATGGTATCTTATGATGCTGCTCCTGGTGCCGGTTATTGGACTTGTTCATGTAGAGGTAATATTGCACACGGACAATGTAAACACCTTTCAATTATAGGACTTAAAGGTAGAAAGTATGGACATAATCTGCTTTCTAAACAAGAAGTCGAACAACTAAATCAACTTGGTCAATAATGAAAACTAAACGTAAATCTATTTGGGATGATAATTATTCGCCTTATGGAACTTATAAAGGTCCAAAAGGCAATCCTAAACAATGGAAGGATGCATTTGAATTTGTAATGAATGGTACGCAAGCTGCTGAAATTATCCAAAATGATTCACCTTGGTCTATTCTAGGCCTTAAGATTGGAGCGACTATAGAAGATATTAAAAATGCCTTTAGAAGGCTTGCTCTAATAAATCATCCGGATAAAGGTGGAAATTCAAACATTTTTATGAAAATTCGCGCGGCATATGTTATATTAACCAATAACCATTAATGAAAGGGTGTGTTGTATGATTGATTCCTTGAATGAGGAACAAGTCAAGATGATGGATGTTTACTGTAAGAAGTTCATTGATATTGGATATTCCACTGAGCCATTTACGCTCGAGGAAGCAATCAATATCATGAATCCTTTTTATGAAACTATTCTGAAGCAGGCCAAGCCTGAGCAGGTGTTGGTGTTTCCTTCACCTCTTGCTGTTTGGAGTTATATTCAGAAACAGATTGGATCCAATATTGGTTTTGTGTGGCCGTATTTGTCAGGCTCTTTTGATGCAAACATTTTCGCGCTGTATGATTACTGTATTGAGGTTTTGCATATCAATATCAGTGATGATTTGCTTGAGAAGTATAACATATGGAAACGCACACTGAAACTTGGTTTGATATTTGCTTTTGATGATGTTTGTATTATCAGTGAAAAACCTGTGGAATATCACAGGAAGAACGGTGTGTTGCATTGTGAAACAGGTCCGGCTATTCGCTTCAAAGATGATTTTTCTTTGTGGATCCTGAATGGTGTTCGTATGAAAAAAGAGCATGTAGAAACACCGTGGGATAAAATTGATATCTATAGTGTTATTAAAGAAACCAATCTTGAGGTCCGCAGAGAACTTGTAAGAAAAGTCGGCATGGAAAGATTGATTACGGAACTCGGTGCAACGACAATCGATCAAGAAGGTGACTACGAACTGCTTGAACTGAATATTGGTGATGGCAATCGTAGGCCTTATCTTAAAATGAAAAATCCCAGTATTGGAGTGTGGCATGTGGAAGGAGTGCCGCCTAATACTAAGACTGTGAAGGAAGCATTGGTTTTCCGTAATGGTACTGATGAAGAGCCCGATTTTTTGAGCTAAGCAATATAAATAACAATAAACTGAGGTTTTCACTTTATTCAAGGAGGTTGTATGTTGATTCAGCAGGGTGATGTGTTGCTTCGTGCCGTTAAGAGTATGCCAAAGGGTAAGAAAGTTGAACGTAAGGCACGCGGCTATGTGCTGGCAGAAGGTGAAGTAACAGGCCATGCGCATGTGATTGAGGATGAAATTGACCTGATTCTTGATGAGGCTTCCGGTAAGATGTTCATGACAAATGCCGAAGAAGTCACAGTCAAGCATGAGGAACATCATCATGTCAATGTTCCTGCTGGTATTTGGGAAGTTGGCATTGTGAAGGAATACGACCACTTCGCAGAGGAAGCCAAGAACGTTGCAGACTAAGTAACAAAGCATTATTTTTGGTTGTATGATATGCAGTGTTTTCTAATCCAAAACACTGCATATTTTTTAAGAAAACAATATGAAACTAATTGATTTAAGAAACAAATCAATGAAACTAAGTAAATTAAAAAAAGAGTTAGAACTTAAGTTTCAAATAACTGATAGAGTCAGGTTTAAAGTAGAGTCTTTAAGGTATCCATTCAGCACTCAATTTATTTTACAAGTTTGGTTTTATTTTAATTTACGAGTTTGGTCTCATGTTATGTTTCAGATACATCATAAAATTCAGGACCAAGTAAATGAAACTAAGTGAATTAAAATATATAAAAAATAAGTCGTTTCAAGTAGAACAACAAATTAATATTGACATAAGTTCTAAAGTTATAAATGGTATTACTTGCCGTTTTTATAATGTACATTTTTATAAAGAATGGCAACAATTTGAATTTCGTGTTGGTGATGAAGTACTGAGTCAACTCATAGAGATTTTTTACTTGGAACCAATCAAATGAAATTAATCGAACTAAAAGACATTGCAAAAAATTATTTTGATTTTATCTATATATCATTACCATCTAAATATGCAAATATAGATTTCCAATTATGGAACAATCTTAACTCTCAATTCTATTCTGATTTATGTTTAAGCAAAATTCATACTCAGATTTCTGGTATTATATATTCACAAGTCATGTTACAAATGAAAAGAAATATAAGAATAGAATCATGAAACTAACTAAAATAAAAAATAGGTATCAAGTCAATTTCTCAAGTCTATTTTATTCTCAATTAGATTCTCAAGTTAAATCTCAAGTCAGTTCTAATGTTATAGTTCAAGTTATGTCTTATGTCGTGGATCAAGTCGATTCTCAAGTCGTCTGGTCTCAATTTCGGGATCAAATCAATGAAACTAAATGAAATAGAAACAAGATGTAATATTGATTATCAAGTTAATTCATATAAATTTTCTAATGTTATGGTTGAAATGCACGATAGCATCCATTCTAAAATTCATTATTATGTTCTATATTTAGTAAATGAAATTAATGATAGAAATGGGATCAAATAAATGAAACTAAGTAAAATAAACAATGATCAAGTTTGGTCTCAAGTCAAATCTCAAGTCTTTTATCATAAATTTTCAACATTATCTTTTAATATTGAAACATTTAATATTAGAACAGATATAAATTATAAAATTAACATGCTTCTTAATAAATGGATATTATATAATGCAAAACAATTCTTACTATATAGACATAGTACTAATTTAAATAAAGAAATACTTTGTGAAGGAATACACAATACTTTAACTAATAAGGGATAATATGGAACATCTAAAATCCTTCTCAATGGGTATGATTTATCTAATCTCAATTATAATTATGTTTATTATATTTAAACCTACAGTAAAACATACATCTATAATAACAACCCATAATATCCATACAATAACTTATCAAGATACCTTATGGGTTTTAATACCTTTAGATGCTTCAGCTATGGTTAAACATCCAAAATACAAACCATTCTATTTTAAATAAGACCTTGACATTTTTATTGCCATGATGTATATTCTTTATAACCTTAACAAAGAAGGTCTTTATGGCAAGAGTAGACCAAATTGGTACAACTAGCACGTCAATTATAACTGATAAAAAGTATACCAAAATAATCTATCATACCACTCCTGTTGTTAAATTCAGTGAAAAATTCATTATTCTTAACAACGGTGGATATCAAACAAATACCACCAAACACCGTATGAATCAAACAAGTAATGAATTTGGGCTCAATTTCTTCGTTTACACGTTTGCCCACAAATGGTATGTACAGTGCCCAAATAAGAAGATCATATTATTTAAAAACAATATGAGAATTAAAAGGTAATTATGCATAGATAAATATGAAACTTAAAGATTATATTAAACCGTCTAATCATTCTGATGATACTATATGCTGTTTAGTTCATCATAATATCCTGGTTAAAGTTAATAATGATATTATTTTTAAAATTGAAAACATAAGAGACATAGGCCCTCCAAATAATTTTTCAAGCCAATATACTGTTAATTTTTATATCAATAATTTTGTTGCTTCTAAAGTTTATGTTCCAGTTCATTCATGTGTAATATCTGAAATGGTGGATATATTAAATGAAACTAAGTAACATTAAAAATAAAAGTAATGCCAATTTTCAAATAGCAGTTAAAATTCAGTGACGTGTAGAAAATAAAATCGAATCATATATTAACTATGCTCTTACTTTTAATTATGGATTATATCTGAATGCACAACGTGTTTTTGATTTTGAAAATATAACAAATACTTGTTTTTATATTGATGATCAAATTAAAGAAACTAAGAAAATTAAATAATTGTCATAGTCAAACTGGTACTTTTAGAGGTAGAAATAAAAAGAATTGTTAGTAAGCTTTATGCTCTTTGAAATTGCCGCTGTGGTGGAATGGCAGACACTGGGGACTCAAAATGGGTCGCTTATCTTGAAAAGGATAAGTAGTAAGGTGTAAATTCGATGAACGGCTCTCTGAAATGGAAACCCAACGTCGAGCGAAGCCCGAAAGGGAACGTGTAGAGACTATAATCACCCACCTAAAGCTGAAGCTATGGCGAAGGCATAGTCCAGACCACAAACATTTATATGGTAGCGAAAGCTATAGTGGTAAGTAAAATCCCCTGGCCGTAAGGCCGTCCCGGTTCAAGTCCGGGCAGCGGCATTTAATTATTATAATCAATTATGAAACTAAAACATATAACAAAATTAGATCAAATCCAAGCAACGGTTTGGCATGATATTAGATCTTATAACCCTTATAGCTCAATCAGTTCTAATGTCATGCTTCAATTCTATCATAATATTCAGGAACAAGTTAATGAAACTAAATAAAACTAAACAAAATATTTTAAACTATCAGACAGCGGGTCCTAAATTTGTTAATTTTTATTCTGTACTATGGGATGATTGCCATAAATCTAATCCTCAATTATTCATGTTATGGCAGGAATTTCGTACAAAAATTCCTAATCCTAGACAATTAAATATTGGAAACCCATAAATGAAACTAAAGAATTATACTTATAAAGATAATACTGATTTTGGTACTATGACGTCAAAGTTGAATGAATTTTATCTAATTTGGTGGAAAACTTTAGGTGTATTCGCTTATGCGTTACAGTTAAAATATAAGAACTTAGATTTAGATATATTAGTTAATCTTAAAAGGAGTATAGATGAAACTAAGGGATGTAACAAGTAAATTATGCGTTTTTGATTATTCTTATAATATACATGCAAAAATGAATGATATTTTATATGATAATTTATCTGTTGAAGCAAGGTTTCATATAATATTATTAGGTATACTGAATAATGATTGGATGTTTATAAAGGATGCTATAGATGAAGTTAAAAGATATAGTTAATTTAATTAGTGTAAAAACAACTATAGGAGTAATTGAATATGTTATTTGTTCAAATAATATGGATAATATAATGTTTAGAAATCTTATAATGCAGTTAGAACAAAATAAATTAATGACAATAGATATTAAGTTTAGGTATATATTTTTACGTGATGTGTTAGGATTTATGGGAAACGAAATAGATAGATTAACTAAGGTTATATGAAACTAAATCAATTCATTAATCCAAATAAACTCATTAAGTCTATACTCAAAACTAATAATACTATATCGACTAATACTGATAGGTTATTGATTCAAATGTGCATAGAACAAATAGAATGGGATACTTTTGAAAATATAGATGATAAATTTTTAGGTATATTAGATAGATCTGACTATTGGACCTTACTTGATGGGTTAGTATATGAAATTAATAAAAATTAAAGATATTGGATATTTAGCTTGGCCTATAACCGATAATATAGTGTGTGAGATGTGGGATATATTTAATGATGAACTTTATTATTTAGATTGGGATTTTAAGGGTAGGTTTTTAACTTTGTTATTTAGTGAAATTAATTTATTGAAGGAGAATCTTAGTGAATTTAAAGAAGATAAATGAAAAGTTATGTGATGATTTATATAATGAATTAATGAAGCTTGTATATAAGCAGGTGGCAGATGATAATTTAAAGCCTCATCATTTTAATAAGCTTTTAACTTTAAACAATAAGGATAATATAAATTGGCATATGATAATAGATTGTATAAATGAGAATATTATAAATGCGGTAGTAAAATGAAGTTAATAGAACTAAAAAATCGTAATTTAGTATATATGTCTAGTATTAAGTTTATATCTGATTGGATAATTGGTATGAGAAAGGAAGTTCATATATCTATGTTATTACAGAATAGTAAATGGACTTGTATGGATGTTCCTGTATATATAAATGATGCTGTAGATAAGGAGTTATATGAAGTTAAAAGAGGTTGGTAATAAATATATGAGTTATCCTATAGCAATAAATCATTTATTTAATAGGACTTATGATATTATTGTTGGTGGCCTGACATATAATTTGGATGAGTTATTTATTAGATTAGATGTATTGGATGTTAATTTACTTATGATTATGATAGACGATATAATAGATGAGGAGTTAATCAAATGAGGTTAGGAGATTATATAGGCGTAGATATAATGGATGATATGTACTGGGAGTTAATAATGATTAATAAGAACATAAATGTTTTTAGTGATATTAAAAGAAATATAAGTTGGTTATTACCTAAATGTATATATCAAACGAAAATAGATTTAAATAGATATGATAGTTTAAAGACTTTAATAGAATTAGAAATATATGATACTTATGGACTTAGGTGACTAAATGAAGTTAAAAGAACTATTACATAAACCTTATACATGTGGTTCGTGTATGGGAGATATTAGTATAAAGATATGTGGATTAATTGTTTTATCTATTAATATAAATTTACTTAATTGGAAGAGCAGTTTAAATGAATTACTTATACTGAGGATAATAAGTGAAGGTATAAATGAAAATAAAAGAATTAAAGTATAATTTAGTTTATAGTGATGTGATATGTGATTCTTTGAATTATATTAGATTTTTGGAATTGAGATTAGATATGGATAATTCAATATCTTATAAGGTACTTATGAATTTATGGATACCTGCTTCACATACGAATGGAAGGAATATAATAGATAATGAGTTAAAGGAGATATATGAAGTTAAGTGAGATTAGAAGTAGTTTAGATATTTTGCCTGATTTATTAAGGAATATTTTTTATAATAGTATTGAGCTTAAGATATATGAAGCAGGGTTATGGCGTAAGTTAATAAATTTACATCATAATAATATTAGAATAGAGTATAATGTACATTCAAGGGTTATAGATTTAATTTATCCTATTCTTATTAGAGGTCTTAATGAAACTAAAAGAGATTAATAATTGTTTAGAGATGGATATGCAGATATTCGATAGTATATTTTTGAGAGGAGTTGAGATAAGTATTAAAAACATTAATTATAGAATTAAAATTGGTATAAATTTAAAAATGAACTTAGGATTATGGCATCAAGCATATTTTAATATAAAGAATGAATTAAATGAAACTAAATGAAATAAAAAACTATTCACAAATGCGTATACAAGTATCAGTTAAGGTATATAAAGAACTTAAATCTTTATTAAATTTAGTACCTTATATACCTCAAATAGATACATGTATAAGGCAAAATATACCTTATGTATGGAGGCTGGTTTATTATAGAATAAAAGATGAAATTAATGAAACATTTAAATATACATTGATAGATAACGGTAGCTAATTTTGTTGAAAGAAAAATATATGGAACTAAATAGCCACAGATTTATAGAAAATAAGAAATACCAATTTATGTCTCGAATTAATCAAATAGTTAAGGATCAAATTAGTTTTCATGATTGGGACAATGTTCTAAATCAGGTTAGTTTTAAAGTAGATTCTAGGGTATGGTCTTATCTATACTTTGAAGTTAGAGGTAAAATAAATGAAACTAATAGATCTTAAAATATCAGAAACCAACCATAATAATATCAGATCTATTTTAGGCACTATAGAAAATCACATATACGAACAAACTTGGCAAAACGGATATAAAACTGTTATGGATATTAATGTTAGAAAACATATTCAAATTAAACTAAGACAATGTTATCATCAAATTTTAAATCAAGTAATATATGAAACTAAATAACTTTAAAA